CATAATCACGATGGAAAATATTTAAAATTAACAGGTGGTTGGATGTCGGGTGATATTAATTTTGGAGGCGATAATAAAATATACTGGGGACGTAATACTGATTCTGCATCTATTTCATTTAAAAATGATGAAGATGGGGATGCTAATTCTTATATGAGTTTTGTTACTTCTGATAATGGTAATGAATACTTTAGATGGAGTCATAGCTCTGGTTCCACTAATACAGAATGGATGGCGTTAAGAAGCGATGGTCTTAGAGTGAGAGGGACTAAAGTTAGCTTAGAAGGACATACTCATGATGATAGGTATTATACTAAAGCTGAGTCTAATGCGAAATATATAACTGATATAACTACTTCTGTAAATAAATTAACATTTACTAGAAATGGATCTAATATTATTAGGGATATTACAGTAAATGTAGTTCATAGCTAGGGACATTTAACTAATATTCCCAATAAAGATGCTACTACTAAAGCTAGTCCAGGGTTATTTATATATAATAGTTATGAATAGACTATAGGAAGTAATCCTTATAGTTCAGTATTATCAATAAATACTGGAGGAACTATTCAAATAGCTGGAGATTGGGGAGATGATCGGGCTAGAAATCTTTATTGGAGAAGTTAGTCAGATAGAAATGTTGCTGATTATCCATGGAAATCCTGGAGAACTATTTTAGATAGTGAGAATTACTCATCTACCTTAGATTCTCGTTATTATACAGAATCAGAAGTAAATAGTCTTCTCGATGCTAAATTAAATAGACAAAATCTGTCATATGGCACTTGGAATCCTAGAGGTTATCATTTAGCAGCTGATTATAGTTATAATGGAGGAGATTTATCTATCTCTGAATCAGGAGGTAAGATACATGTATCCGTTGATGGTTATTTTTGGTAGAATGAGGGTCAATACAGAGTGTTAGATACTTCTGATGTTGCAGGATTAAAAAGTAATTTGACAGTACATTAGTATTTATCAGCTACAGATGCTGCTTGGTATCCTCTAGTGTGGGGAGGAAATGCTCACCAAAATACTAGTGATTCTACTGGAGCTGTTTATAAATCTTATGATAAATTATCTTGGCAGACTAGTAGTTAGACATTATATGCTACCAACATTCAAACAAATAATATTAAAAACTTATCTATAGGAGGAGGCATTTATTGGAATCCTAATGTAGAATCGGCTACAGATGGTAGTGATGCAGCTTCTATTACCTTAGTTAGATCGGGTGTAGCAGGAGGAACTACTTTAGTACTTAGTTAGATGAATGATACTAACGATACTATATAGTTTAAAACTAATACTGCCGCTAGATTGTATCATAATAGTTATCCAATATTAACTACTTAGAATACTTATGTAAGTAATAATAAGGGTTATATAAATGGATTAGAGATTACTTAGGTAAATAATGCTGATACGCTAGATGGAGCTCATCTATCTGATATAAAAAACTGGTCTGATAGAACTGCTTCTGCATATTGGAAAGCAGGGTGGTACAAGGTCGCTTCTGCCCAAACAGCAACAAACACCGAAGCATTCTTGACTCTCGATGTCAATGCAGCGAACTCAAAAGGTCATGCTACACTGTTTATTAGAAAACGAGCAGACAGTAAACCATACTTCATATGTACTCACAATAACAATCTAAATCTTGCAGACTTTAGGTTATACTATAATGGTATGAGTATGGTGCTATACGCTAGAGTGCCTAATGATTGGAACGGAAGAGTTTTCAGAATAATCAGTGAAGGTAGAGAAGGGACATATGACCATATTTGGACTCTTTATAGCAACGTGAGCAGTACAGATCCAAACGCAATTTCAGCCGAAGGAGGAAATCCTTACATTAATCCAACATACTCTGGAAGAGTAGACTGGTCTAATAGTTCTGATAAAGCAAATTATGCTAATTCAGCTGGTTCTGTAGCTTGGAATAATGTGACTGGTAAGCCATCTGCATTTAACCCTGCAGCTCATACTCACACAGTATTTAAGAATAATTTAATGATTAAAGGCACTAATGGAATATCTGATAGTGCTTCTATTCATTTAGGTATAGGTGATTCTGATACTGGATTTAAATGGATTTCTGACGGAGTATGTTAGATATATGCCGATAATGCAGCCGTAGGTTAGTGGACTTCAGGAGGAATGAATTGGTTTAAAAATCCTACAGTTAATGGTAATAAGGTATGGAATGCAGGAAATGATGGTTCTGGATCTGGTTTAGATGCAGACACTCTAGATGGTTATCATGCTGCATCTTTTGTAAGAATGTATACTGGAAAATTTATTTAGTACAATAAGGGGACATGGACTAAAATATTGTAGTTTACAATACCTAGTGGATATCTTGATCCAACAATATCATTTATTTGGCATCCTACAGAATGTGCTAGAGACGTATGGGCTGACTTTAATATTAATATTCGTGCTGGCTCTCCTATATTTTATGTTAATTGGAAAGGAACTACAAGGAGAACTGTATATTGTGTAGGAGACGGAACTACATATTCTGTATGGGTATAGGGAACTAAATCTAATTGGGATCCATTTGGCTTAGTTCAGGTTATAAGTACTTGGTCGATAAATACTTATTAGGCAGGAAGTCTCTAGTATTCTGATTCAGAACCTACAGGAACGTATAAAGTTGTTGCGTCTATGTCTGGAATCATTATGTACGCAGATAGATTATTAACTGCCAGAAATATTTGGGGCCAAAGTTTTGATGGTACTAGAGATGTTAGTGGCACTTTATCGGGAGTCGCTAACATATAGTTTAGTGCTGATGATGCCTACGACATAGGTTCTAATAGTGCTACCAGTAGATATATTTATACCCATTGGTTAGGTGCTAAATCAGGATCGAAATTAGAATTAGGAGCAAATAATAGTGGATTTGGAAAGGGATTATGTATAGATACTAATTTAAATGTGGGTATTGGCACTAATACTCCTACATAGAAATTAGATGTACATGGAAATATTAGAGCAACAGGACAGATAATTAGAGAGGGTTCTGGGTAGATGTGGGTTACTGGAAGAAATGGAGCTTTATTAAGAGAAACTTCTGCAGCTGGTTATCATACTTTATGGTCATTAAAAACTACAAATGGTTCTTGGGATTTTGGAGAATATAATAGTTCAGGTTGGAATAATATTCCAGTATTATCTTATATTACTGATTCTAATTATAATTCAGGGAATAATGCAACTACATATCAAATTAAATTTCCACTTGCCTCAGGTACAGTAGCCTTAACATCTGATATATTAAATTACGTAGCTATTGGAAAAATTAATGCTACACAAACTGATTATGAGATTTAGTGTAATACTAATATTACATCTAATACTACTAAGGTAAGTAATATTTATTACTTAGACATAACATTTAACAATATTACAGTTTACTCAAATGAGATAAATAATTATATAGTATTTGTATCAAGCCTTGATCCTAATGACTATGTTGCTTTAACTAGTTAGAATAAATTAAAACTTACAATAGCTATGTATGATTTAATATATTATGATATAAATTTTATTATTTATAAATGTAAAGAGGGTTTAATAAAATATACTGGTACATTTCCACGTTAACACTATTTAACTTTTACTCTAACCCAAATAACATACAATTATATATGTTTAATAAAAATAAATGATTTATGACTTTAAATGATGTTTTGACAAAACAGAATCTTATTACAAAGATTCTTTTAGCCGGTAACGGCAAAGAACTCTCTAAGGAGTTAAAGGTAAAGATTATGAGAATTAGAATGTCTTATAATAAGATTAAGAAACAGTTTGATGAAGATACACAAGAATTTAGTAAGCAAATTGTTTCAGATGAATTAAGAGATTTAGCTAATAAGACAGAGCGTACTCCTGAAGAGGAAACTAAGTTTAATGAGTTGAATAATAAAGCTAATTCAGAATATCAGGAATATCTTGTACAAAAAGGTAATGAAGATATTAAGGATGCACCTGAAGACACACTTACAGAAGATGAGTATGGCGATATTCTTGATGTAAATTCTGATGGCGAGTATGAGATTAATGGTCAGAAAGTAAAAGCTGCTGACCTTATGGAGGCTTTTTATGAATTATTTGTTAAGTAATGGAAATAACAAAACAAAACGAAATTTATCAAATAAGTGATTCTACAGAAAAATATAATATCTCAGGATCTTTGAATATTAATTTAGATAATTCTTATTCATTTAATATTAGCATGACAGATGCTAATAATTCTAAGACTATGAGTTATTATAAAACAGTTACATCAGACCATATTGATGTAAATTATAATGCACCTAAAGATTCTGAGGAAGATTTACTTAATTATATAAAAGATAATATGCAAGTTATTTTAGATAAAGTAAATAAACAGTAAAATTTTTAAATTATTACGACTATGAGAATTATTAAAAAAATTTCTAAATCTTTAACACCAAAAGAGTAGTACTTGGAAAAGTATGGTAAACATTTTACTATTAAATTAGCAGATTTTGCTAGTGAATAGATGGTTAATTCCGATGGAACTAATAAACATTGGGATGTTTCTGATATAAAATAGATTATTGATGAATTAGGATATATTATCCCAATTAGTAGTACTATAGGAGATATTATTTATACTGCCAACATGGCACATGCAGATTTTTACCCTTTATTGTTAAAAGATGCTAAATCTTGTATAATATATGCTATGGAAGTAGCAAATGATAAAGATGGATATGAAGGTATTTAGTTTTGCAGATGGATGGCAGATGTAAAGAATAAGAATTTAGAAATTGATTGGGAATCTTTCATTTAAATTTAATTAACAAATAAAGTAATAAGGAATTATTAGAGATAGTGACTACGTAGTTATTATTTTTAATAATTCCTTATTTTTTATTTTGGCTGAACATTATTTAATATATATTAACAATACAATTAGATACTAGTATTTATAGATGAGTTTTTCCTTGAAAAATTGAGTAAATTATTTTTAATTATGAGCGACACTGTAGAAAAAATTTATTGTACTGATAACAATAATGCTTTATTGGCTTCTGTTATGGGTAAGAACAACAATGATCCAATGGCAATGGCTGCTATGTTAAACAACAATTAGTGGATGAATAATCCTTTTATCTATTTAGTATTCCTTATGATGTTTGGAAGAAATGGATTATGGGGAACTAATGCTAATAGTGTTTAGAACGCAGAAATTTAGGGATAGTTAAATGCCATTAGAAATCAAATGTCAGATAACTAGAATAGTAATCTATTAATGGATGCTGTTAAGGGTAATAATAATGCTATTACTTAGTTAGCAAGTAATCTTAACTGCGATTTTAATTCACTTAACAATGCTATATGCGCTGTACGTTCTGGAATACAGGATGTAGCTGGCAAAGTTGGATATTCTGCTGAGAGAGTAATCAATGCTGTCAACTTAGGTGATTTAAATATAGTATAGCAGTTAAAAGATTGCTGCTGCCAGACTTAGCAGAATTTATTAAAGATGGGTTATGAATAGCAATTAGCTACTGCTAATCAAACAAGTACTATAGCTAGTAAAATCTGTGACACTAACTATTCTTTAAATAATACTATTAACACATTAACTACTGGAGTAGAAAGAGGATTTGCATCTACAAACTATGCTACTAAAACACAAACTTGCGAAATATTAAGAGATAATCAAGATTTGCAGTAGAAATACAATGATGCTAGACTTGAACTTAGTCAAGTTAGACAGAATTAGTATTTAATTTCATAGTTAAAACCAACTACAACTACTACTGCGTAAACCATAAGCCCAGGAAGTCTAACTTCTTGGGCTTTTTTATTATCACGATATGATATTTAGAGACATTAAACAACACAACAAAGTATACATTCTTGATAAAATGAATGTAACTATTGATGAGGGTATTGTTACTGCTGTAGGAATACCTCAACCTAATTTGGAAGATAAAATAGTAATTGATGTTACTATAAATGTAAAAGATAAACAAGCTACTTATACTATACCTGAATAGCTATCTGTTACTAGAGCTAATAATTTAGTACTAGCTACTGATTAGAAAGATTTAATATAGGAACTTGAGACAATGAAGACTAATGCAAAACTTATTATAGATTCTGTAGATACATAGAAAACAATATTACAAAAGGCAGATAAGCTTCTTCTAGAACTCAACCCAGTATTAAAAGAAAAATAGCAAAATGAATAGAGATTTAGTAAAATTGAAGATTCTCTTTCTTAGATAGCTAAACTAATGGAGAAGTAGCAAGAAACTATTAATAATTTTATAAATGATAAAAGTTTTAGTAAAAAGAATTGCTAAAAAACCTAATTACACCATTGGTAAGTTATTTATCAATGGTGTTTTTTTTGCAAATACATTAGAGGACACTGACAGAGGTTTAACTTAGAATATGTCGGAAGATGAGATTAAAAAGAAAAAGATCTATGGCTAGACTGCTATACCTACTGGTACTTATAAAGTAGATATGAATACAGTAAGTCCAAAATTTAAAAATCGTAGTTGGGCTAAGCCTTACGATGGTAAATTACCACGTTTAGTTAATGTTCCTGGTTTTAATGGAGTACTTACACATCCAGGAAATCAACCATCAGATACATTAGGCTGTTTATTAGTTGGAAAGAATGATGTAGTGGGTAAAGTAACTAATTCTGTACATTATTTTAATAAAATTATGACAGAATTACTGAAAGATCCTAACAATATAACAATAACAATAGAATAATATGGAAAAATTCTTTGGAAGAACTTATGAAACAGTTGGTAATGTTAGTGGAGATTTATTATTAAAAACTAGAGGAGGAATAAAAGTTTAGATAGGTTCTAGTTTTATAGACCTAGTAAAAAATGGGAAAATAAATGTTGATATTGATATTATTAAAGAAGCTTCTTCTAAAGATAATATTATTGATAATGGTTTATATTTAGTTAAAGATGTTTTATATGTAAAGTATTAGGATACTGTATTACCATTAAATAGTAGTACTGGAGAGAATCAAGTGTCTTATTTGCCTTAGTTAAATATTACTTAGGAGTAGCAAATATAGGCACAAAAAAATATTGGCATATATTATGATACTTTGGAAGAGGCTTAGCAGAATGTGAGTGATGGATATGTATATATAAAAGAAAAAGGATTATACGTTATATAGTCTTCTATACCTATGTAGATTATAAATAGCAACTAGTTTTCTTCTTTAAATATAGGTTTAGATTAGTATACTGAAAGTATAACTAATTATTCTAAAAATCATTACTTTAAAATTAATAATACAAAATTACTTAACTTATCAGAAAATTCAATATCATGTGAAAGACCTTTATACATAAATGAATTACAAGATATTAATAACTCTTTTTATATTACTAGTTCTGGAGGTAAGTCTACTTTAAAAATAAATAATATAGTTGCTGATACTATTAGTGCCAGTAGTTCCAATAATTTAGATAATTTATAGTATCATTATAATTATAATAATATTATAACAGATGTTATAGATAACTTTACAAATATAGAGGATTCTACAGACCCAAATAATGTAAATGACTCTACAGACTCTGAAAATCTTTATACTTTATATTTAAAGTATTCTATAAATAATTATAAAGTAGGAGATTATTTGTACTTTAATATTTATGATAATGATTCTTCTTAGAATGAAGAATATTTAGTTACTATAGTAGAACTTTCAGGAACTTCTATTAAAGTATAGTGTGATAAAGATATTCCAACACTAACTTATTAGCCAATTTGTTACTATAAATATAAAGATCCTACTATTTATGGATTTACTACAGACTATAAAAAGTTTGTATATAGTAATAATACCTATTCAGTAATAATAGGAGATATAACTGAAAAATATAGTAGTAACTCTTTAACAAATGGATTTTATTCTGATTGTGCAATAACAAAAAATCAAATTTTAATATCCCCAAATCTAGATACTCCAAATTTAATAAATACAGTATTTAAAAAATCTGATAATTTTCCTAGACTAGAAGAGGGATGGGAATTACCTAAAGAAGACAATTCTCAAAATTTAGCTACTACTAAGTGGGTAAATTCTAACAGGTATGTTTTATCTATAGCAACCTCTAGTACTTTAGGAGGAATTATGGTAGGTGATGGTTTATCTATTACTAACACCGGAGTGTTATCTGTAGTGGATAATTGGACTTCTACTTTAAATACTATTTCCAGTAATGTGGGTACAAATACAAGTGATATTACTATATTAAAATCTTAGGTAGCTAACTTACAAAAAGCAGTGAAAGATTTATAGGATAAATTAAAATCTTCAACTGAGTAATTTTGTTATTTTGACTTTTATTTTTTTTAACATAGTATAATATTATTAAATAATATACAATATGGCAATAGGAATTAATGACTTAAATGATGATTTGATGGATGATGTACTGATTCCTAATAATTAGGACCCAGACAATGACTCTAATCAAGATAATAATGTCCCTAACAATGATAATGATGAGGACAAACATTAGGAAGATGAAGACGTAATCACTGCGTTACTTAAAGAACAAAACATTACTGACCGAGATAAAATTTAGTACGAAGATGAAAATGGATAGATTCAAGAATTACCTTTTGATTCTCTGCCATTAGAAGATTAGTTGAATATTTTAAAAGGAACTCGTGAAGATACTCATAATAATTCTGACGATCTTGACGAGGACGAGATACAATTAATCAATTATCTTCGTAATAACAATTTAACAACTCAGCAATATGCCGATTATATTGCTTAGGAAGCAATTAAGAATTATCAGTAGGAATAGCCAGTCTCTTATAAAGTAGACGAACTTTCTGATGATGACTTGTACTTACTCGATTTAAAGAGTCGAGTTCCAGATGTTGATGATGAGACAGCCGCTGCTGCTCTAGATTCTGCTAAACAAAACGAAAGTTTATTCTCTAAATAGGTAGAAGGTATTCGTTCAGAATATCAACAAAAAGAGAAAGAATTGGCAGAACAAGAGTAGGCTCAAAAATAGGCTCAAGATTCTGAGCAACTTTAGTAGTTTCAAGAAGCTATTATTGGTTCCATAAATAACCTAGATTAGGGTAATGACTTTGCATTTAATCTATCAAATGCTGATAAGTAGGAGTTATATAATTTTATGTTTTAGTAGGATGCTACTGGTATGAGCTATCTTAATAAAGCAATTAACGACCCACAAACTCTTACTAAAATGTCTTGGTATGCTCTTCACGGAGACGAAGCTATTGATAATATGCGGAATTACTATGAGCATTAGATAACAGAAATTCGCCGTACTTCTTATGCCAAAGGCTTAGAAGATGGTAAAAGTGGTAAGAAGACCGTAATATTCGGCCCTAAGGAAACAAGGAAGACTGGATTGGTCTCTAAACCTAATAAATATAAAAATATTTACGATTTACAAGATTAATTAAATTATGTTAGTTGCAAATTTTACTACACAAGTCCCTACTATGGGTAATACTAGAACATATGAAGATTTTTATAAGTTCTTAGGTGTAAAACCTGCTCGTTTGGGAATTGTTGCAAATCTCTATCCTTAGAACACTGCTGAGTATTTAACTACTTCACTTAAAAATGTTATTTATAATAACACTAAGAGTGGTAACAAGTTCCAGCGTTTGAACTCATTAATGTATGAATATGAGATTCAAACTAATCAAATTAAACGTATTGAATTCGCTGCCGTACCTACAGAAGATGGTGCTAATGGCACAGAAATTACTTTCGCCTTTAAAGAAAATTACTATCAAAAGTATGACATCTTTATGATTGAAGAGTCTAGACAGCAAGTTATTTGTATTACTAGACCACAGAGACGTGCTGATAATTATTGGGAAATTCAAGGACGTTTGATTGATGATGATTACAGCTCAGTACTTGATAAGGATGCTTGTCAAATTGGTATGTTGACAAGATTCTAGAGTAACTCAATGCCAGAAATGCATGAAGAAGGTTACTGCAAATATCAGAGCAATATTTCACGTTTCCGTGGATACATTACTCAGTTCCGTAACGATGAGACCTACTCAGCATTATATGCTGCTATGGAAGATACTTTTGTAAATATCTCTCAAGGTAAGGGTAATGGAGCTATGCAAGAGACTGTTTATAAGATGGACAAGAAGGAAAAAGTTCTGCTTGAGAACTTTATGTTCGTTAAGAACAACGGTTTACTGTTTAATAAGAGTTCTATTGATAAGAATGGTAAGTCTACAATTCAAGACCCAACAACTGGTAGACCTATTTATATTGGTCCTGGTTTGATTCCACAAATTGAAGCTTATGCTGATAAGTATGCTTATAATAAGATGACAGTAGATGTTCTTAACACTATTGTTACTACAATGGCATAGAAAGCTAATAATCCTAAAGGAAATAAGTGGGTATTTGTTATGAATGAAAAAGCTGATGCTGATATTACCACAACTTTAGGAAAATATCTGTAGAGCTTCCATACAAATGGAACATTCTTGTATTCTATGAAGGCTAATGATGAAGTAGAAGTTGGTGCTAAGGGCTATACTTCTTACAATTATCTTGGTAACACATTAGTCTTTACTGTTGATAGAGCTTTCTCTCGTGAATATGGTAACGAGAAAGGATTTATTGCTTGTATTGATTTAAGTCCAGATGATTCTACTGGTAAGCCAGGTGTAGCACAATTCACTTTCAAGAATGGTGAATTCATTCAGAATAAAGTGCTTGGTGTAGGTGGCGCAGATGGTTTATCTTCTGGAGAAGTTTCTAGTGCTATTGCTGCTAGTAAACTTATTGTTTGGGGTTATGGAGGTATTGGTGTATTTAACCCATACAAATCCTTCATTGCCCGCGAAGTTTAATAATAAAGACTACGTTAGTTTTACTATAAATATAGTAAACAACAATTATTAAGATAAAAGTAGGCAGAGTAGTCTGTCTACTTATATTTTGTATTTGATAATAAGAATTAATATGACATAGGAATATAATGATAATATTGTAATTTTACGTAGTGTTTATAGTAAAGTAGGTTCTAATATTACTATAAATCCATGTAGAGATAAAGAAACAGGTTCTTTCCCTAGCTGCGTAAGAAGAGTGGATGATAGAGGAAATATGATTCTATCAGAATCTGATAAGGAGAATTTGAGTGCTGAAAAGGTTTATTTAGTAGCTGAAAATGCTAAAATTAAAATTTATGATGGCATTCAATTCAATCTTGAAAATATGAAAGATGCAGCTTTATGGGAATGTATTAAAAATTGTTCATATATTGCTCCTGACCGTTACGCTAAAGATGCTAATGGTAACTATTTAATTGATGGTACAATGGGATGGAAGAATCCTCACCCACGTTACGGTTTGGCAGAATATTATATTGAACATCCTGGACTTGATTCTGTACGTAGAGTTAAGAGGACAGAGACCTTGTCTAAAGCATTGAAATATATTATTGATGATAGTAGAGAAGGTCAAATTACTAGAGCTAAAGTTCTTGGTAAGAAGATGGATAATGTGCCTAGTGCAGATATTACAGACTTCTTGATTCAAATTGCTATGAAGAATCCTGCTAAGATTATTGGTCTTTACGAAGATGCCCGTTCTAAGTTGCGTATTCTTTTAATTGACGCTCGTGAAAAGAATGTTATTATTGTAAAGGATAATTTACTTTGCTTCAATGATAATTATTTAGGTGCTACAGATGATGCAGCTATTAATTGGTTGTCAGACCCTGATAATGCTAAGTTAAAGGGATTAATTATGAGAGCCACTTATCCACAATTATATGTACAAGCTGATAACACTATAACTCCTAAAGACACAAAAGATACAAAAGATACTAAGAAAACTAAGTAATAAAATTTAGTTATGACTGCAAGACAAATACTTGAATCTTGTTTAATTGAATTATCTAAATAGCACGCTCCTAGCATGCGTTTAGATGAGTTCAATTATTATATAAATAAAGCTGTTAACCAATACATAAATAAACGTTATAATATTTATGATATTAATCAGCAAACTACTGATGATTTAAGAGTATTAAAAGCTACAGCAGTTCTTACTCCTAGAGTCTCTGACATATATACTACAGCAGGTATTACTGAAGTTTAGAGTGATGCTTTATATTCAAATGCTAAAAATCCTTATGGAGCAGTGTTTGAAATAAATCTTCCCGATGATTATCTGCATATGCTTAATTGCATTTGTATATATACTTTAAAAAAGTAGCATAAATGTTGGAATGCTAATTCTGATGTGGCTTTTGCTGCTAAAAGACTTACTTCTGATAGCTGGTCTACAATTATGAATGACTTTTATAATAGACCTCTTCCTTGGAGACCTTATTATTACATTCATAATGTAAATACTTCTGATAATCTTCCCACAAATCCTTATACAGCTCCTGAGGATAAAGGACTTGGCACTGGAACAGATAGTTCTAAGAAATAGGATTCAACTGAAGGAGTAGCTAACTTTACTAGAACTATTAAAATTGGAACTGCTGATTAGTCAGTGGTAGAGAAAAATGCACCATTTAGATATGGTAATAGTTCTACTGTTAGATGTGAAATCAGATATGGTCATGATACTTCAGTGTTTACATTAACAAAAGTAGCAGTTGATTATATTAAAGCTCCGTAGTTTGTTAGATTAACACAAGAGCAAATGGATTTAACAGAGGATACTTCACAAATTATGGAGTTTCCAGATTATGTATGTCAAGAGATAGTAAACGAGCTGGTACATTTAGTTATGGAACACGACGGTGATCCTAGATTACAATCAAATATACCTATTTCACAATCTATTGCTTAGCCAGCTCAACAATAGGAATAGCCTCAATAGGCTCGTAGACAATAATTAAATTAATTTAAATTATGTTTTAGTTTACAACAACTACTGTAATTAACAGTGCTAAGGATTATACAAATCCAAGTGTGGACCTTTTTAAAGGAGACTCTAAGTACTTCGATGTAAAAAGAGTAAATAGATTTAAAGTAAAGAATATTCGTTCTGTTTACAAACAAGACCCAGTAGCTCAATCTAATGCTAAAGCTACTATAGATATGGCTAAAGTAAAAGAAACTCTTACTGCTAATAAAGCTACTAAAGGTACTTTCAGAGTAGAGATTTATGTACACTTAGCACAAAGTAATAATAACCCATTATATTCTAATACTTGGGTTGTTAAAGGTCGTCCTTGGACTTTTGAGTTCTCAGCAACCTCTACTGAAGAAGACGGAAATATCGTAGATAAGGTAATCAAAATGATTACTAAGTTTAAGTTGTTTACAATGGATACTGAACAGCTTAAAGCTACTAAAGAAGGTACTAAGTTGGTATTGACAGCACAGGATCCTTATCAGATTTTCTCTAAGGTAGAACTTCAATACTTTGATCCTAGTATTGGTACTACTACAGGATGCTGCACTCCTAGAGGTGAATATGCTTCAGTTGAAAACTATGGAGTAACTGATGTAGTTACTATTACTCCTGGTAATGAAGGCTTTGGAACATTCGAATGGATTATGCGTAATCTCAGACTCCCAACTGCTGAGCAGACTAGATGGAACGCTCTTTATCAGGATGATAGACCTATGGTAGGTGCTACTTATACTCAATATACTTTAGAATACTGTGAGAATAGAGGTATTCTCGGTGGAGACGCCGTTGGCGAGGAAACTAAGAGTGTTACTACTCACGTATTCTTTGTAAATCAGGCTGTTAAGACTTAGTTTGAAGCAGCTCTTACATCCGCTGGTATTACACCATTGGCTCCTACAGAAGATGCCGCAGAAGTTGATGCTGCTGTAAAAGCTAATCAAGTAGCAGCTGATTTAACCGCATTTAAGGCAGAAGTAGAAAAAACTTATGCTAAAAAAGTTGGTGATTAATTTTAACTAATTAAATAAGAGGCGAAGGCAGTATTGCCTCCGCCTTTTTTATTATATATGATATTAGACAAACTAGCCTCAGCTATTAGGAATGATGTTGTAGGAGGTCTTAGAGGATATCATACTAATATGTCGATGTCTTTAGATCAAATTAAAGATGACATTATTGATATGAGACTTTAGGTAATAAAAGAGTATAGTTTAAAAGGAATATTACCTTATAAAGATTTACTTACTGAAATAAATTGTATTCCTGTAGATTGTAAAAATATAGAGAATTGTAGATGTAAAAAAGAATTTGGAACTCCTATTATGCATTTTGAAATACCTTAGTTATTAAATGACTATGGAGCATAGGCTATACAATATATAGGCTCTACAGATAAGTAGTTACCATTCTTATGGTATACTTCTTTACCTTCATTTACTTATAGTAAATATAGAAGACGTAAAGTTATTAAGCCTATAGTTTTTATAGATACTGCTCCAAATGAGAATGGTATGTATGATTGCTGGGTATTTAATGCTCCATTATTAAAAGAAGTTTCTGTTATAGCTATATTTAAAGATCCTAGACAACTTGAAAGATATAGTTGCTGTTCTTCTGAAACATTAGAAGATGATAATTTTAATTTTATTAATAATGAAATTAAATAGAGATTAACAAAATTAAAATTATACTATTATAGACAAGTTGCTCCACCAAACTTACCAAATAATCAAGAATATGCAGCTGGTTGATTTTCATTATCCATTAGTTCTTTTATAGTAGATGTATGGCATAGAATTAACTGAAGAAGATTACGAAGAGTTAGCTTTAGTATGTTTTGAAACTATTGGAAATAAAAGAACTAGAGTTTATAAATATATAGGAAATATAGATTGTAATAATATTCTACCTCTTCCATGTAATTGTTATGAAGATGATATTGAAGCAGTATTATTCCCAGGAGAGGATTGGAATAGAACTACTAATAAAGATTCTTTTGGAGATTTAAATTCTCATTGGACTGAAGAATATATTGAAGCTTTTAAACATAATACTAATATATTATATGGACATGGACATTTTGCTAAATTTTAGTATTGGGACCATGCCTTACATTTTGAAGATGCCGCAGGAATGCCTGTACTAGTAATATATCATGGAGAAATATTAGATGATAATGGACTTCCTGAATTAACTAATGATGAAGCAATAGCAATAGCTGATTATTGTGCATATTGGACATTATTTAAACGTTCTATAAGCACTAATAATCCTAATATAATGCAAATGGCTTAGTAGATAGAACTTAAGTTAAATAAACACTTAGATGCTGCAAGAGTGCCTAGTCATATTAATCAAAATGAGATAAATGAGATACTAGATGCCAAAGTAAGTTGGCATCGACACAGCTACAACAAATCAACTAAAAGACAATGAATTATGCTTTAGGTTATGCTTTTACTTTAAAAGATTTATATACTAAATTTCCATTTTAGAAATTAAAATTTAATGGATGTTCTTTTGAAAATATATTTAAAACAGCTGATATGTGTATTATATGTTCTAGAATATTATGTTATTGTGTGTAGTTAGTAATAACTGATATTATAAGAAATAATACTACATTTGTATTACCTACTGGGAAAAAGTATGCTGAAATATATGTAAGAAGAACTTCTCAAGAAGAATTTAAATGTAGAAGATAGAAAGGTGGAGATTAGGATATTGATTTCTTAGAAACTAACTTTACTACTTATAAATTATCTTTTAGATGGATGGGAAAATACTTAATGAGATCTAAACCTTGTTATATAGGAACTTCTTTAAGAGATGAATTTATAAATAATATAAACAATGGTGTAAAATACTGTTAATGCAAGTAAAAACTTTAGATGATTATTATGAATAGGTTTATGCTAAATTTCCTTTCATTCCTCATTCTGATATATAGAGGATACTAAAATATGGATGGAGATATATTTATATAATTAATAGTAGAGGTGGAGATATACTAATTAATCGTCATGATTTTTGGTTTTATATGGGCAAAATATGTACCAATCCTCTACAACATTTTTATAAATATTATAAGAAATTAGCATTTAAGATAAGAATGTTAAGTATCTGGAATAAAAAGAAATATGATGGCTATTATTATTTTGGTATAACCAAATAGTAGTATGCGAAAATAGAATAGTCTAAAAACTCTAGAGGAAGACCTAAGACTAAATTTAATTATGGAAATGTAATACTTTATAAATATTTTGAGGAATGCAAAGTGGCACAACCTTCTAAATCCTATTTTTATAAAATTCCTTACCCTTTAGATGTTGGTAGTACTAGATACAGAGCTAATTTTATAAGTAAAGATGCTACACTGATATATCAAAGAAATCCTTTAAAATTTGAAAATTTATCAGTTACTAATACTAAATATGAATTTGTAAATGCAAGCACAAAATACATTCAACGAAGGGATGGTATTAGATAATCATCCATTAATGACCCCTAATACGGTATTAACAGATGCTTTAAATGCTACTTTAGTTACTATGAATGGTAATGAAATGGTATTACAAAATGATATGGGTAATGCTAGAGTAGAAAATGCTAAATTACCTCCAGGATATATTCCTATCGGAATGAAGGAATATGGAGGAATTATTTATATAGCTTGTTATAATCCTCTAACAAACAAAGGTTAGATAGGTTGTTTCCCCTCCCCTTAGAGATAGAAAACTGCTACACAAATATCAGAAATAACTCCAACTTTTAAATTCCCGGATGTTACTTATATAAAAGAAGAAAATGATGAAGAATGGTATAAAATCAATAGTCTTTTAACTAAATGTGAAATATTCCCTAAAGGAACTATTATTAGATCCGGGGATAAATTCTCTGTAGGTTTACCTATATCTAGTATGTTTGGTACAGATAATATCGATTCTACTGGAGAAAATTTTATATCTAATTATGATAATGTAGAAAATGGATTAGTAAAAACTCCAATGAATAGAATGTATACTTTTGGAGTAGCTACTTTAGATAATAATGGGCAATTACGTGATATTACTAATCAATTAAAACGTTATAAAGGAGGACAATAGGTTTAGTTTTCTAATATTGATTCTGATTTATATAAATTTAATTGTGGATATTGGTAGAATGAAATGTCTACAGAAGACAAGGATGGATTAGTATCTTCTGAATTAATGGATTAGACAAATGTTTAGAGTAAATTAAATACCTATAATAGTAAACTATTTGGTAGACTATTTTTGTATGCTAAATATAATACAGTATAGAGCATTGAAGTTAGTGTAATTGGCTATAAAAAATTAGATGATAACAACACTATCAATAATCCTATATATACAGGACATACAGATAGTGATTATTCTGATGTTGAATTACCTTTAATATAGAATTAGAAATATTTATAGATAGATTCTAAAATATTATTATTAATTTATGTAAATTACAAATATAACTGTCCTGATGGATCTAAATCTTTAAATTCTAAAAATTTAGTAGAACCTTTAGAGGGTTATAAGTATTATTTTGATAAAAGTAACCAAAATATTATTAGGGGTATTCAATTTATTATAAATAACAATTCAATTTATAATTTACCATTCTCAATTCCTAACGACTATAATAAAAATTATAATTTAGGATATGGGTATCCTTTATATGATAAAATTACTAATATTTATTCATTTTCCCAAGTGTATACTTTACCATTAAATACTACTGATAAAATTTCTTGGACAGCTTATCCAGTAACTTATTTTTATGATAATGGTTTAAAGTTTGGAGAAATTCCTGATGAAAGTGTTTCTGGAGAATTGAATCCAGATAACATAAACTCTGGAAAAATGGAATTAAATGCCTGGAGATATTATGTAAATAATGATAGAGTATTATTAACTTGGGGATTTGAGTCTTATCCTAGAGAAAATGATGTAATCTCTGAAGTTTCATTTTCTTTTTATGACGTAGCTTATAATACTTTAAAATGGAAATTCTTCACTAAAGAAAGAGTAAGTTATAATGGAGAATTTAATGAGAATTTTGATATCTCTAATTTTATTAGTGATAGTTCTAACTATAATACTTCTGTTATACCTAATAAATTATTTTATGTGGATATTTCATGGAAGTATAATTCTCAGGAAAGGCATACTTACAGATGGATGCTTATAACTGGATTATACAACCCATCATATTATGGAAATTCTGAATATCCAACGATTAAAGATTATGATTCTTTTTTAGATTGTTACTATACATTAGATAATACAAATTATATATACAATTCTAAGGCTTAGCCTGAATACTTTCCAGTATGCACAGAAACTAACGTTAGTGTAGTTGATGAACAAAATACACCTATTATTGCTGAAATAATATCTGATAAAAAAGATTATAAAGGTTGGAAAGAAGCTAAAAAGTAGGATGATATAAAAGATAAATTAAGAATACCTAGTAATTATTTTAATTATAATATATCATATAGTTTTAGTAATACTCAAATAAGTAATATTCCAGAATTATTTTAGTCAGGTACTAGAATATTTACTAATACTGATGATGAGGTTCATGAGTTGACTTAGGGTTATAATTTTAAGGATACTTCAATAAGAGCTAATATTGACTATTTAGTAAGTCAAGATTATCCTATTAATATAAATGTAGAATCTAGTATGATAGATACAGATTCTACGCATGCTGATGTAGAATCAAATACTATAAAGATTGATAAAGATGAATCCTCTGTAAATTCTAATATAATTACTTCTACAATTACAGGAACAGCTTAGACAACTTATAAAGCTAAATTAGGAAAATCTAAAATAACTAAATTATCTCCACTAAGTTAGCATAAAAGTTTTCAAGATTTATTAATTTCGGATAATCAATACCATATATCAAATTCTTATTCTATATATAGTAGAACTGAAACTACAGGTTATAACAACCTTGAGATATTAATTGGAGGAATTAAAGATTATGAATCTGTTGGAAACTATACAAGCTTAGTCAGAGCATAGTGTAAACATCACGATAATTATGTTTCAATTATTTGTAATTGGTCATAGTATAGTTGGTTTGGAACAACTAAAAACACTTATGGAGTAAAATTACCTGATACAATTATAAATACTTTAGATTATAGTAATAAAAATGTTATAGCTATATGTGGTTTAGATAGAAAATATGATTCTAATTGGCAAGGATCCAATGGTTAGTACTTGAAAAAATTAAGATCCAAAGATGAGTATTACACACTCGAAACGGCATCACCAGGAGTTTACCCATATAGTCCAGTACTTCTTATAAAGGATATTACATAGGGATATGCTTTAATTAATTTATTTGGAACTAATGGGTCTTATACTAATGCAAGTGGTGATGTAAATCCTCCTGATAAATATAAATATAAAGATAAAACTAATGAAAATTTAAAAGTAATTTTTGACGCTTTAAGTGATTATTTTGTATCTTTAAGTGACGAATCCATAGTATTTATTCCTAATAGAGATATTGAAAGTGATGGGTCAATCACAGCTACTATCACTGTAAATTTATCTTTAAAATTTAAAGATAAATCTATTGATGCTAATTTTAATAAATACATATAGGATACGTTTAAGAACGATAGATTATCAGCTTTAGCTAAAACAAATATCTTTGTAAAAGATAGTAGTACTATGGAAATACCTATTATAGAAATATCTGATATAAAATAGGATATTTTAGATTTACAAAATAATACTTCAGTATGTATAATAAATGGAGACTAGATATATACTCAAACATCTTCAGGACAATCTCTTATACTTGGAAAAGTTTATAGATTAGATGCGGGCAAAATTTATCAAGACTCTAATTTTATTATGAGAGATGGTTAGATTTATGCTAATAGTATTTCTAATAACTTACCTAAACCTTTATATGGATATTGTTCTCGTGTAAATGATGATGAAACTGCAACTTTTACATTTGAAGGAATCCCATATATTAATCTTATTCGTACTCCATCAAATTCTCAAAAATTAGTATAATGAATATTACTATCAAACCTTTTTTATATCAATTAAGTAACAAAGGTTATATGGCATGGGAGTATAATCCATTCCATAATTTTAGAATTACTGATACTAAAACTACTAGTAATAATAAAGTATTAATATATAATATAAAAAATTAGTTTAATATTAGTATTAATACATTAAAGTTTAAATTAGTAAGGGCTAGTAACCAAATAGTCTATGATTTAAACTTTCATACCAAGGAAGATTTAAATTGTTAGAATATATCAGACACTTCTCAAATACATACAATAGAATCTGTTCCATGTATGAAATACACCTATTGTTATTTAGATAACACAGGAAATATAAATGAATAGATATATATTACTGAGGAAGTATTTTTTAATATAGATACTTGTTAGTATTCATTTCCTAACAGATATATTTTTAATTCCGATTCTTATATACAATCAGATGCTTCTTAGGTATTACCTACTAATGTTAATTCTATAAGTGATTTATATAATTGTAAATTCAATATAAACAAACAACATAAAGTAGATTCTAATATTTTATATACTTAGATAGATTCCGAAGAATCTAATAATATAGAAGCTGGAAGTATTGTAGACTTAGATACCCCTTTATTAAATTTTGACTTAGAACATCCAGTTACTATGGATATATAGCCATCTTATGATGGTACTGTAAATGTTATTTTTAATGATAATAAAAATGTTCCGAGATTAATTAATTCTAGATTTTCTACTACAGAATTAAATACTTATGAATTAGTTGATAGAGTTGGAGATAATGATACTAATATTTATGATTAGGATTCCTTTGATTTAGACTCTTCTTTATATAAACGAATAAATAGTATTCCTACAGTTAAGTTTATAGGAGTAAATTCTTCAGGATAGTTGAAAGTTGGTAACTATAACTTTTATTTTAAATACTCTGACGCAGATGGTAATGAAACTGACTTTGTTGCTGATTCTGGAGTAGTAGCAATATTTAAAGGTAATGATTGTGATCCATTCTCTATTGATGGGGGAATTAGTGATGAAAATGCTTTTAAAGCAGTATCATTTCAGTTAAATAATATAGATTATAGTTATAACTATATAACAGTTTACTATACTAGAAATACTGGAGATAGCTATTAGACTAGAAGTATTAAAGCTTATAAAATAAATGATAAGTATATAGTTAAACATTAGATTTGTACTATTAATGTAACTGGTTTAGAAGATTCTACTGAAATACCTATTTCAGAAATTAATAATTAGTTCTTTTAGGCTAGTAAAGCTAAAACTAGTGCTCAATGCCAGAATAGATTATTTTTAGGTAATGTAGCTAAACCAGATATTTCATATAAAGATTTAACAGATTTAAGTTTACGAATGCTTCCTACTTTAGAGAAACAGGATTCTAAAAATATAATAGGGTAGGTAGACTACAATTACCAAGATGATAGTAGTATTACTAATAGTTATGAATATTATAATACTAAAAATATATACTATAACGTAGGCTATTGGGACAATGAAATATATAGACTTGGAGTAGTATATATAATGTCAGATAATTCTTTATCAGAAGTATTTAATATTAGAGGTGGTAATAATATTTATGATATTAGTAATTACACTACTGCAAGTAATTCTGAAATAAATCCTGAAAATTTATATGATGATACTGGGCAAAGATAGTATATAACTATCGACGAGGATACAAATTGTATACACGGAGGAAAAGATCTAGAAAATGCTAAAGGAGTTGTAAAATTTAAGTCTATAAATGAAAATAATACCGATGAATATTTATACTTTATAAAAGTTTTAGTACCTACAGTAGTACTTAAATATTTAAAAGATACTTATGATATCAAAGGATTGTTCTTTGTAAGATAGAAAAGAAATCCAACATTATTAGCTTAGGCTTTTACTATGCCTTATGATTAGGAAGCTCAATGCCCGGCTATCAAAGCTGAAAATGTTTATATAGAGTCTTTTTTAAATTAGCAAACACCACAATCTCTTAGACCTTCAAGTTTAGCAGATTTTTTGAAAAAAACTATAAATAACAATTATTCCAGAAAATTATCTAATGAATATGATAAACATTTATACTTAACTAATAATTATAATAGCTCTTCTAATATATTAACTGCCATATGTCCTGAATTTATGTTAAATTAGTCTAGATTTAATTCATTATTTACTGGAACTAATTATGTAATAAAAGGTGATAATCATGCTTATGATGATTTATAGTGGAAAACTACTAACCATAGATTATATTATCCTAAAACTGCATCTAATAAACAAAAATCTTTAAAAATTTCTGCTAAGATTATATCTGTAACTGATGATGTGCCTTCAGTAGCTATAGATGAAACTATTTTTAGAAGTAAATTAGGAGATGCTGAAGAGGCATATTAGTTTAGATATATTGAATCTAATAAAAGGTATGATACTAATGCCACAAATTTAGTAAGAGGAATTTATTCTCCTTATATAGGAATAAAATCTAATGGAAATATTTTATATAATTCCATAATAAATATTTATATTCCAGGATATTCTGAATCATAGATGACTAATTATTTCGCCATACGTTATGATGATAATACTGCTTATTACTCCATAGGAGATAGGATTGATATAAACACTGCTATACATGATTGGAGACATTTAGATGATAAAGATAACCCTTATTAGTACACTACTTTAGCTAGAGGAGATTGTTATTTATGTACGTTTACACATAGATTAAATCGTAATTTTGCTGATTCTTCTAATCCTTATAATGATGAGATATTAGATGAAAATACTTGGAGAAATAATTATGATGCCAATAATTCTGAAAAATTATAGAGAATAAATAGAGGAGATGTAAATGCTGTATAGCTTGGTAGTTGGATTACCTTTAAGTTAAGAAGTTCTACTAACTTATCAATACGTTCTATTGATGAGAGTAATATTAATGAAAAAGGTATATTTGGTAGACCTAGAGCTTGGTATCCATATTAGTAGGATTTAATTTCAGGTAATAATAAAATACCAGAATCTTATTTATATAATGATGGTTTAAGGAGTACTTTAAATGAGAAATATTATTTTAATGTTCCTGAAGTACCATATATAAAGAATATTTATTAGAATCGTATTATATATTCTGATATATCAATAAATGATGCTTATAGAAATGGTTATAGAGTATTTAAATCTACTAACTATGTAGACTACACTAAAGAATATGGTTCTATTATAAAATTAGTACCTATGGGGTCTAGTCTTATATGTGTATTTGAACATGGTGTGGTACTTTTACCAGTAAATGAGCGAATACAAACTGGAGAAGGAGATGGTGGAGCAATTTTTATTAATACTAAAAATGTTCTTCCTGAAAATCCGTAGATAGTACTTTCAGATATGATAGGTTCTTAGTGGGCTGAGAGCGTCGTGAAGACTCCATATGCAGTATATGGGGTAGATACTGTAGCCAAGAAAATTTGGAGGACTGACGGAAAGAATTTAGAAACAATTTCTGATTTTAAAGTAAACAAATTTTTAGTAGATAATTTATCATTATCTGAACGTGAAACAACTCCTATTATAGGAATTAGAAATGTAAAGACTCATTATAATGCTAATAAAAATGATATAATGTTTACCTTCTATGATTAGAAATATGGATTTGAAGATAAAGCTTGGAATTTATGCTATAATGAAATTACAAAATCATTTGTAACATTTTATTCATGGTTGCCATCTTATTCTGCCAATATAGATAATATTTTCTTTACTTTTGATAGAAGTGTATCTAAATATATAGCAAAATTAGGATTAAATGATATGATGAGTAATAGCAAAAGTGGTTTAGTTGTTAGTACTAATATCTTACCAGTTAATTCTTTAGAAAATAATATGAATGTAATAATGTCTATAAAAGGTATATATGATAGATATATACCAGAAAATATAGGTTAGACAAAAATTACCTTAGAAATTTTACCTGGACTAAATCATTCTGAGAAGTATGTGCAATTTTAGTATTTTACTCAAGAAGGAGATTCAGTAGTAAGTAAATCATCTATGATATTATCAAATATAAACATTGATTCTAGTGGTAATATTGAAGAAGGAAAAGCTTATATAGAAGTTAAAATATCTGATATATTAGCAGAATGGGATAAACGATAGTCAGAGGAAGAAAAAAATAACGTAGCAACAGATAAACGAGAATATTTAGTTCCTTAGGATATTTCTTAGGCTGGGTTAAGTAGCTATTACAAAATATATAAAATCTTAAATGATAAATTATTAGCTATTAATATAAGAGCTACTTTAGGTACTGAAGAATCAGGTTCTACAAATACCTTTAATAAACCTACTTTAATTAATAGCGGTTATTATGATTTTACTTTGTATTTTACATTCTCAGAGTTTTTCTATAATAAATAGGAGACAGAAGTTACTAAAAAACTTCCAGCATTTTTAACTAATTTTTGGAAACATGGGTAGGCTGGTATAATAGATACTCAAGAACATATTAAACCTTGTTATTGGTATAATAAACAACATCCATTTGAATTTGAATTTGTTGTAAAAGATAATTCTGTAAAATAGAAAATTTGGGATAACTTACAGATTATATCTAATAAAGCTGAACCTGAATCTTTCCATTTTGAAATTAATGGAGATAGCTATGAATTTAGTAAAGATAAACCTAATATGTGGTATAGATAGGAATTAACTAAAAATACTTATCAAAAACTAGGTTCAGATATTACTTATGATCATTTATATAATGATTCTAAAAGAGGAGTAACTCCTTAGTAGTATTTTAAATCTACTATATTCCCATTATATTATAATAGATTAGATTCTGTTAATGAGATAGAAGATTATTATCATTCTATGCGTTCTCCTTCAGATAGGAATTATTCTAGACTTTCAGGTTCTGAAATAGTTAGATATGAGGATTTAAATTAGTATAATATTGCTACTCATGTTAAAAATTTACCTATTCCTAGACATGGAGTAATAAAAGGTAATTCTTATTATTAGGAAGATGAATGGTATATTTAGATACCTTCTATTAATATTGCTCAAAAAAATGAAACTACTTGGAAAGATGGTAAACCACCTATTGTATTAAATTGGATTCCTAACGATTTGGATAAAACTGAAATTAGTGATGAAGATTTACCTAACACTTATAACTTAGGAAATGTAGATACTACAGGATGGACTTATCGTTAGTAGATTCCTATGAAAGATAAATATATAAAAATAAAGATAAGATATACAGGAAATGACTTAGCTATCATTACTGGAATATTAACAACATATAGACTAAGTTATGTATAAAAAAATTAAAAAATTTGAATTAGGGGGAGGCACTGGATAGTCCCTCCCTAATCCTAATTCTTCTTTTAGTCCTAATATTGCCTCTATCACTGCCTAGTAGAATTTATAGTTTAGTACTTCTGATATAGGTTCAATGGCTAGTAATTAGTTTTCTAACTTTTCTTCTAATATTACTGGCTATAGTAATGTCCCTTAGACAATAACATCAGAGTCTGGATTTACTAGACCTGATATGAAAAACATGAATCTTCAGTAGATGGAAGCTTATGCAACTCCATCATTTAGGTAGCAATTAGGATCTAATATATAGAATTACGCAACTTCTTATGCTATTAATAAATTAGGAAATTCTATTGGCTTAGAAAGCTCTATTAATGGTCTAACTAGTGGACTTATTAATTCTAATGGAGTTGCTACTAGGATGATTGGTGGAGCAGCTAATTCTGCCTTAAAAAATGTTGCTGTAGGAGCAATTGCAGGTGCTGCAAAAGCTGCTGGTAAATCTTTAACTACAGCAGCTATAGGCTCAGGATTGAAAGCAGGAGCTAAAGGAGCCTTATCTTCTATGGGAAGTGCTTCTAGTATTGCAGGATTAGCTAATGCTGGTATTCAAGTTGCATTTGGTAATTAGAGAAAATCAGGTTGGGAAAATGCAGTAAATACGGTAGGAAGTATAGCTTCTATGATTCCTGGAGTAGGATGGGGATTAGGTGCAGGTTTAGCTGCCTTTAATCTTATTGGAGGTCTTACAGGAAAGAAAACTATAGCTGCTACTGGTAAAGATTGGCAATCTAGACAAGCTCAAAGTTCTGTAGCAGGAGGCTATAGTGGGGCAATGGAAGATATTGCAGACGCTGAATCTAGAGAAGGTTCTTATAGTGGATGGAATTCAGGTGCTAGAAGAAGAGCTAATAGACTTATTGCAAAAACTAATAATTGGAAAGATACTATGTGGGATTGGGCTCAAAGAAATGATTTAAATGATATTAGAAGTAATCAAATGAATTCTATTAATAATAATTAGTACTAGACTGATATAAGTGGAGGTTATGATTTATCTAACTCCGGCAGAATGTTAGTCGCTAAAGAAGGAGCTAAATTATTTGATTCTTATAAATCTATAAAAGAATACACTAAAAGAATAAAGTCAGCAAAACAAGGTTCTAAATTAGTAAAAGAAGAATTTAAGGTAGAAGAGCCTATTATAGATAAAGAATTAGAAAGATATTATGATGATCCATTATTCTCTACCAAATCTAAATATAATGATGATTTTCATTAGGGAGGAAGTTGGTCTGAAGATGGTAAAACATTTACTCCTTCTGAATTCTCTTTATTTAATTTCACATAGGAATAGATTGCTGAAGCATTATCTAAAGAATTTCCAGAAGCTTCTTTAAATATTACAGATGAGGTAAGAGCCTTTAAAGAAGGAGGAAAAGTTAATTCTAGAGATATGAATGTTATTCCTGAGGGAGCTTTACATGCTAGATTAAATCATATGGATAATAAAGATTTTACTAAAAAGGGTATTCCAGTTGTTGCTAAAGACGGTGATAAGTTAGAATAGACCGCAGAGATAGAAAGAAACGAGATAATTTTTAATTTATCAGTGACTAATAAACTAGAAGAGCTAATGAAAGATGGTTCTGCAAAAGCTGCATTAGAAGCAGGTAAATTATTAGCTGAAGAAATTCTTCATAATACTATAGATAACACTGGACTAATAAAGGAGGTAGAATAATGGCAGAAATAAATGATAAAGAATCTAACTTAGTAGATATTACTATAGGAGATAAAAAATATAAAGTAGAGATTGCTGATACTCCTGAAAAATAGGAAAAAGGTTTAATGGGTCGAGAATCTTTACCTGAAAATTAGGGAATGTTATTTATATATGATGAACCTCAAGACTTATCTTATTGGATGAAGAATACTCTTATTTCATTAGATATAATTTTTATAGACGATGATATGGAAGTAGTATCAGTTAAATAGGGACAGCCAATGTCCGAAGAGCCTATTACTGAGGATGACGTTCAGTATGTTCTTGAAGTAAATAGTAATTCAGGTATTGAAGAAGGAGATTAGCTAGTAGTAGAAGATTCTGATGATAAAGAATATTCTATGCACGTTCTTTTCCCTGACGGATCCACTCAAATGAATTTAAAAGGAGGAGAACGTATTGTAAGTAGAAGAGAAACTAAAATTCTTATAAAGAAGGCTAAAAAAGCAGAAGCATCTAAGACTGATGGAGCCTATCGAGCACTTGGTCGATACATCTTTAAAGTTTTAAAACGTCAAGATTCTAGAGAACCTGAATATGTGGATAGCCCAAAAGATAAAGATAACACTGATGAATAATTTAACGTTATAATTATATAATAATAGTTTTAGTTATTATTATTTTGTACGAATAAAACTGTGTATATAATTATAAAAATGAAGTTTAATCAATAATTAATTATGGAATATAAGTTTATTAAAAAGTTTTAGGAAGGTGGAGCAATGCCTCCACAAGGTGCACCTCAGGGTGCAGAACAAGGTGCTCCAGAGGAATAGGGCGCTGGTGCAGAACAAGATCCATTGGCTATGTTGTTGCAAGCAGCAGCTTAGGCTTTGTAGAATCAAGATTGTAATATGGCTATGCAAGTGTGTCAGGCTTTGGTACAGATGGCTCAACAAGGTCAAGGTGGTGCTCCAAAAGAAGCAGGTCAGCCAGTATACCGTAAGGGAGGAAGACTTGTACGCAGAATTAAGAAATAATTTAATGTAAAAAATTAATAGGGGAGCATCTTTTGGTGTTCCCCTTTTTTAATTTATGGCAGAAAAGAATATAAAAATTTCGGGAATAGGTGATGTAACTCGTGCAGATTTTGTTAGAGCAATTACTGACCCAGATAAATTTAAAGAATTTGCTGACTAGTAGGGATGGGGTAATAAACGTCGTTAGCTAGCTTGGAATTCTTTACATAACTATGCTAAAGGAGTATAGAATGGTGAAATAAATGAGATAAATGATATGCACTAGATAGTTGATGATACTGGTGCTAGAACTAACAAACAAGAAAAATATAATTGGATAGGAAGTAAGTTTGATGCTAATGGAGCAACTGCTGCTTTTATGAATTAGATAGCTAAAGGTATGCAGACTGATTCTAAATCTGCTAATAAATCTTTAAAGAGTATACCTAGTGTTACTTCATATTTAAATCAATAGTGGTTTGGTAGTAATAATCCTGATTGGGCATTGTTTTAGAAAAATGATACTTTGACAAATGGAGTATATGGCATTGCCAACAGAAGTGCTAAAATAAAAGAAGGATTAACTAACTATAAAAATGAATTAACTACTAATGGCGCTTAGTATAATTGGGATGGAGTTGATAAAGATGCTCTTTATAAAAATCTCGATGCTGCTATAGCTTCTTCTAATGTGGCTACTTATGCTCCATTAGGTATTACTTCTGATTATATTAATAATGCTTTAGCTACTAGAGATTTAAGTACTATAACTACTGATACTAGCACTGATAGTACTTAGGCATAGACAACAGAAGATGATCCTACTAGAGGATTTTCAGAGGAAGAATTAGCTCGATATAATACTATGACTCCTGAATAGTAGCATCAATATTTAGCTTAGAGAAATGCTGCTATTAACTTAAATAATGAAAAATTTTTAGCTCAAAACTAGGCAGATATAGATAAAGCTAATAAAGAAAAAGAAGATACTGCATTTAAGAATTGGTTAGTAGCTAATGGTTACTATTCTCCAAAGGCTTAGGCTTCTTCTTATGTTCCTTCTAGATTAGCATAGTCTTCTATGGTAGATTCTAAAGGAAAAAAAATAGAAGGACCTGCTGTTAAAAGCGGTAAAGAATTTGATAAAGCTACTAATATAAATAAATTTAGTGATCAAGAATGGGATAATTTTATACATGGAGATTTAACTTCTGATATTCATGAAGCATATTCTCTAAAAAATGCTGATAGACATACTACTAGTGGTATTGTTCCTATAAAATCTAAATTAGACTGGATCAACTATAATTACGAATGGTTATTAGATACAGGAAAGTTAAATGATATAGGTGATGATGTATCATCTTATGTAGGAGCATCTAAAGGTACTGTATGGAGATTGAAGAACTCTAAAAGAAACTCTGATGGTACCTATATGTATATGCGTAAAAGAGGTAATAACTTAGAGTTTTACAGAAGTAAATCTTGGGGTGATTTACGAAATAATGAATATAAGAAATATATAAGTAAACATTAGTGGGGAGGTATCTTTGGTAATTAGGCAAAATTAAGAGAACAATATTCAAAAGATTTAAAAGCTCGTTAGGACGCTATTAAAAAATAGCAATAGATTAATAGTGTAGAAAGAACTCCTTTACGAGGTTAGAGAGACCCTAATAAAATAAAAGCCGGACAAAGAGAGTTAGGAAATTTAGGATAGTTAACTACTTCTGACTATGCCTAGCTTACAGGTATTGCTTCTGACATAGCTTCTACAGTAGCCTCATTCTTCGGTCCTGCTGGAACTATAGCAGGTGCTGGATTGGGATTAGTAGGAACTACAGCTCATACTTTTGCTGATATTAAAGACCCATCTGTTAGTAAGGGAGAAGTAATTACTAATTTAGGAACTAATTTATTATTTGACATAGCTGGTGCTGTTCCTATTTTAGGTTCTTATGGTAAATTAGCTAAATTAGGTAGAATAGGAAAAGCTTTACAAAATAATGCTAAATTATATAAAGTAATTCTTGGTACTGTAACTGCCCCAGGAGTAATACAAGCTGCTCCAAATGCTGCTAGTGCTGTTAAAAAGTTAGTAACTAACCCAACTACTATTACAGCAGATGAATTGAGAGATCTAGCTACAGCAGTTTCTATAACTTCAGGATTAACTAAAGTAGCTCCTAATCATAATAAAGTAAGGACTACTAATCCTAATTATGGGAAGGATGTGATAGTACATACTAATAGAGGTAAATAGACTATTCCTGCTAAATAGTATGAGGCTATGATGGATAAAACTAAAAATCCTACTATGAAAGATAGAAACGAAGCCTTGGAAGCTGCTACTAAAATAAAAGGTATTTAGTTCGATAATGGAATATTTCATAATTATACTCCATCATCTAATAATCCCTTCAAGCTTGAAAGATTCTATGGTAAGTGGGGAATAGTAAGTCGTTTAGGCAATACTTCAGATCCAGAAACTAAATATATATTTAGATCTGCTAAACCTACTACTAGCACTGAATAGCCAACAATTACTAATAATCCTGAAAGACCTTTATAGACACATAATATAACTCCTGAGTAGTAGAAAAAGGATATTGAACTATTAAGAAAGAGATTTATGTCAGATAACCCTCTTCCTATTGATAATGCTACTAGAAAAGCTTATGAGCATTATAGAAAGAGACCTATGACTGATTAGGAGATTAGAGATTTAGAAGCTGAATAGTAGACTAAAAGATTTATGCGAAATTTGTATAAGCAATAGAAGTCTCAAGATTAGATTTATGCTGAGCGTAGGGATGCTTTATAGAAAGATTTATCCGAACGTAAATCATTAGCAAAAGACCTTGCAAATGCATAGCAAGAAATTAAATAGGCTAAAGCTAATACTCAATTTAAAATTAATCTTGCTGAAGGTAATGCCAGAGCAAAAGATTTACCTATTCCATCTGCTAGAGTTATAGTAACACCTGAATCTGTAAGAACCTAGGCAAATAGAGAGTTTGCTTTAAATTGGGAACCTATTAAATTTAAACCTGAATTAAAAGGAGCTGCTAGATCTAAAAAATAGGCTATGTATGAACGTCTATTTCCTCCTTTTGCAGAAAGACAAGGTACTGGAAGTGCTATACAACATACTACTAGAAAATCTTTGGAAAAAAGACAAAAAATGTAGAATGCTGTATAGTAGGAGTTCTTAGAAAGACAGAGAAGATAGAATGCTATTATATTATCTCCTACTGAAAGTAGATAGGGAATGTACTAGCAAATGTTCTCTCCAGTATTAACTAACTTAGATAGTTAGGCTAGGGCTATGGGATTGAGAGCTAAACCTTCTAGAGCAGATGTAAAATCTACCAAATCTTCTGAATATAAATAGTAGTAGAAATAGAGTAGATAGTAGAAGGCTTTAGAAGTTATGGAAGCTTTTGGTAATACTAAAAGTAATAATACTAAAGGACATAATAAAAATACTAATCTCCCACATAAACAATCTAATAAAAAGAAGAAAACCAGTAGAGATAATAACATTAAAAGACGTTAGGATGGAGGAGTATTATATGACTACGAATTCTTAAAATCTGTTCATGCTTTTAAACAAGGTGGTATTATTAAAGCCCAAAGTGGGATAAAAACTGGAGTAAAAGTAAATCCTAAAACTACTTGGTTTGATGCAGTATGGTCTTAGAATGTAAATCATATATTAAGAGGTTTATCTGATAATAACTATTATACTTGGCTTAATAGTATGTAGGATAAACACGGTGATTTACATAAGAATGCCGGAACTAATTTTTAGACTACACCATATAATGATAAATCTGTAGGAGATTATCAAAATTTATATAAAACTGGATATAATGGAGAGTGGAAGGATAATAATGTAGGATACAATTCTTTAGGTATTATGCACGCTCAAAATTTAGGTAGATATGATTTATATGGCAATACTAAAAGAACTTCTGGAGACTGGAATATTGATGCCAATCACCGATATAAAACAGATAGCTCTTATAGCCAAATAACTGATGATAGACGTTTATTAGGTAGAAAGGGAGATTTTACAGATGAGTAGTTAGCATCTGTAACAGAAGCTTTTAAAAATAAAGGTTATAATTTTGCTTTAGGAAAAAATGATTACTATTATTTATCTCCTATAGAAAAATCTGAATAGAATCAAAATACTCCTAAAAAAGATGGTTCAGTAACTAATCCTGATATTGGTAAAAAATCTATATTTGATAAGGGTAAAGAATACTTAGCTAAATTAACAAGTAATCCAGGTAATCTTTATAACGCAGTTGAAACTGGTAAATATTTATTAGCTAATAAAGCTACTAATGATATATTCAGAATAAAAGCTCCAAATTATGTTATCTCTCCTAAGCATACTAGTTATCAAGTAATGGATAATTTAGCTTAGTAGAATGCTTATCATAATAGGGCTGCTGAGACAATGAATTAGACTTCTAGACCACTTACTTCTAGTGGTTAGTTGTAGACTGCCGCTTAGCAAGAAAGTATGAATAATGCTAATAAGTTATATTTATAGGGTAACGCTGAAAGAAATACTTGGTTAGAAGGATAGAAGCAGTAGTCTTATAAAGCAGGACTTTACAATATGGAAAGTGCTGTTGATACTGCTAATGCTAATGCTCAATAGGCATATAAAACTAGAATGCTTAATGAGTATCAAGATCCTAGAGATAGGGCTAGAGCACTCGCTACTAATAGACAAAATTGGATTAATGCTTTAGAGAAATTTAATGTTATTGATCCATATGTTGAACGAAAGAATGCTTAGTAGCAATATGGTTTAACTAAGGCTTAGTGGGATTATCAAAATGATGCTAAGGTTTTATTAGCTCAACAAAAATATTAGTAGTTATTACGTCAGCATTAGAATGACTTGAATTTTAACGCTTATGATACTGATGAATATAGGGCTTTAGTTGAGGCGTAGAAGGAAGCTGGAGCAAAATATTACAACAATATGTATTAGGTATATGGTATTAGCAATCCTGGATTTAAGTACAAAAAAGGAGGCAAATTTGGAGATATATCAAAGTTTAATACCAAAGAATTTTATAATACTATAAGACATAGTATTAATACTGCTACTAAATAGAGCGGAGATTTAAGTAAACTCATTAATACTTTATTTAAAAAGAGTAATAAGAAATGAATTTAAAAATACAAAAATTTGCAGAAGGAGGAACATCCTCCTCTGCATTTTTTTATTAGCCTTTAGCTATGGCTACAACTGGAGTAGAAGCTGAATCAGACACTGCTAAGTTGATAAAAGCTATGACTGCTGCTAATAAAAAATCATCTAACGATGAGGATAAAGGAAAGATAACAGATAAAGATTTTCTAGGATTATTAAAAGATATAAATGGTCTTCCTAGTGATATCTTAAAACTATATACACAAGCCTAGAACTTCTGGGCTGACCCAACAAATACAGGAGATACTAATTATTCAAACTTTGCTTAGATGTTAACTAGAATATCTTTATAGGCTAAGATAGCTAAGTTTAATAAAGAAGTTTGGGATAAATCTAGAGATACTATGTTTACTAATCATTCAGAAAATGAGATGGCTATTACTGATTAGGGAGGAGTTGTAATACAAACTAGTGATGGAGGAATAGATACTATTTCTGTTGAAAAATGGAAACAAAATCCTTATGTTTATAAAACTCTCACTAATGCAGATATAATGGAATTAAGAGCTTAGAAATTACCTGGAGATAACTCTATTCTTAATATAGTAAATGGTAGTACTAGTGTAGAAGCTATCACTAATAAACTATAGAAAATATTAAGTAATGCTCAATCTAGTAGTGTTTCTTCATATATTAGTACTGATGGTTTTAATACTAAATCTGGATTAACAGTACTTAAAGGATTGTTATAGAGAGGACTAGATCCTACTACATTAACTATGCCAGGTGTATATAAATATACTACTAAAGAAAACGCTGATTAGGTAGCTAATTTATTACAGTATGCTTGGGCATCTTTATCTACTAAAGAGTAGACCTTACTAACAGCTAGAGCAGGAAAAAATAAAAAAGGAGTAGATTATTTATTAAAACTGTTAGCTACTGGTAATACTTCATTTAATACTGATATGGAATATTAGGATTAGTTAAATCCTGACGGCACTAAAAAAGATGCTAAAACTGAAAAAAGCGGTAGTAGTTCTGGGTCTCAAGAAGGAGATTGGGAAGAGAAGGCAGAAGCTAATCCTGCATTTATGATATAGAATGGTATTGGAGGATAGGATACCACATATCAATTTATACCAGACTCCTCTAGTGCTATAATGACTTTATATGGTTAGAAATATGGAGATATTAAAGATTTTTAGGATAAAAAAACTATATAGAGCACTAGTTTAGCAGACATGCTTAGTAGATCAGGACTTTAGGGAATAAGTGATACTAGAGCTATTTATTTTGGGGATAAAAGAATAGAAGACCCTGATAAACTTAAAGATATAATTTACTTAAATTAGGGTGGTATGAGAGTAAATTTACCAGCTAAATTAGATAATTATGGTAATAGAGTCCCTGATTTTGAATTAATTCCTAAATATGAATAGGCTATGAAGGAGATCAGAAATATTTAGACTACAGATCCAAAAGCTTACCTTATTAGAGAAGCATAGATTCTTAAAAAGTATGGATTAAGTGATTTAGTCGATTCTAAAGGATTCCCTAATAAAGACAGATTTGGAGCTTTCTTAGTAGTTAATGGACAAGCATCTTCTGATGCTGTTGGAAATCCTACATTAGCTACTACTGTAGGTAATATGGACTCAGATTTTGAGAATATGTCAAAAATACTATATCCTGATGGTAAAGGTGGCGCTTCCTAGAAAATTAGTGGTTCATCTATGGCACCATTTGGATGGTTTAATAATAATATTTATAAAGCTCCTGTTTATATTCCGTTAGATAATAATCCTGTAGCTACTATGATATTAACTGGTAAAGTAACTCCTAATATACTTAGCGCTATGGAAGCTTTATATAGAGCACAAAATGTTCCTATTAATAATACTAGCTCTAATGTTTTAAATAATTAATTATGTTAAATAACGATTGGATAGTTGCCAATATAAATAATCCCGATTATAGTACAGAAATGTTCAAAATGAAAGGGATAGATACTGATAATACTTAGATGTTAAGAGAAGAAAGTTATCTTAAATCTAATTTTATCATAAATAATCCAGCATTTGCTGATAATAATGGTAATTTTAATAAAGATAAATTTCATGACTATTACCAACAACAAGCTACTAAATGGGGAGAATTGTAGAAAGATAAATCTGTACATACTGTCTACGATATGTTTGATGTAAGATAGGCGCCTGGAGATTAGATATATAATCCATTTACTGGTACTACCTAGGGAATGAAAACTGATAAATAGAATCCTTTAGGATCATTTATTAAACTTACATCTAACCCAATTAATTAGGGTGTTGGTATTAGTGGTTTTTAGGAAATAAGTAAATAGAGTAAAAGTACTAGAGAAATTGCTCAAGGTTAGAATATATTTGATTCATCTACTGGAAAATTTTTAAACGAAACACCTGATAGTATATCTTTATTTTCTAACCCTATTAAATATATTAAACAAATATTTAGTGACCCATTAGTATTAGCTACATACGATTCTGATGGAGAAAGTATTGACCCAATTTCAGGGAAAAAATTAAAGCACTCTAAAGGAGAAATAAAATTAAATTCCAATGGCAAACCTTATTATGAAACTTTAAATGGTAGAAATCCTGCTACTAAATAGGTTTTATCAATGGGAGATATAGTAACATCAGAAGCATCTTCTTTAAATAAATATGATTTTATTGATTCTGATGATATAGATAAAAGTGTAACAGAAACTATTTTAAAAAATGTGGCTTCTGTGTTACCTTTAGCTGTTCCATATGTTGGAGAAGCTTATAGTGCAGGTTTAGTAGTGAGAGAACTAGCTAAAACTACTCCTATGTTATATGGTATGATAAAGTCTCTGTTCTCAGATAAACCAGCTAATAGTTAGTTCCTTAACTCTTTACAAGGTAGAGCTACTGCTATGTCAGGAAGTGTTTCTGATGCTGGGTAGAGTGCTATATGGACTTGGGAAGGAGTGTTTAATATGATGGGAGATGTAGCTACACAATGGGGCTAGCAAAAAGCTGTAGCTAATTGGACTAAAAAATTAATAACTGGAAAATAGGATTTAAGTAAAGTAGCTGAAGAAGAAGCTAAAGCTTTATATGAATCTAAATTATAGAGTGTATTAAATAATGCTAATACTGCTGAAGATAAGTATAAAGCATTATTATTATATGGAATGGAAAAAGGCTAGATAGCTAAAATACTAGAGTAGGAAGGTAAAGCAGTTGGAGATGCTTGGAAATAGACATCTATAGGTTCTGCTGCTTTACGAAAAACTTTTGACGTATATAAACCTAGAATAGAAAAATTAAATAGATTAGGTGTTAATGCTTCATTAGCTTATATGGCATTAGTTTCTAATACTGATGTATATCAAAGTATGTTAAACGCAGGCGCTACTCCTAGAGAAGCTGCTGCAGTAGCTTTAGGATCTACTTTAGGTATGTATACTGTAGATAGACTAGGTATTGGAGAAATGTTCTTTTATGAATTAGCTAAAAATGATATGCGCCAAATAAGAACTGCTTTACTTGGTGAAAAAGAAAATTGGGCTAAAGCTTTAGGAATTTCTACTAAAAATATTCCAGAAAACGCTAATAAGTTTAAAAAACTTATATTATCCGGAAGAAACAAAATGGTCAAAGTTCTATAGGATTATGCTGACGATATAAAATATCATACTACTGGCGCAGTAGGTAGAGCTATAGGTGAAGGTCTTGAAGAAGTTTCTGAAGAATTAGTAACCGATATGTCTAAAGCTACTTATGAAATGCTTCATAACTTTGGAATAACCACACAGGCTAACGTTGGTGCTTTTAATTATGATCAAAATCTTAATGGGGAAGGAAAAGGCGGATATAATATAGCTCAATTACTCTCTAGATATGGAATGAACTTTATTGGAGGTACTTTTGGTGGAGGTATGTTTTATGGAGTTGGCGTTTTATAGGGCAATAATTTCCATATAAATAAAGACTCTGGTAATATGTTATATTTAACTAGAGAAGGTAAAGCTGAAGATATGGTTAATACTATAGAACAAATGCGTAAGAAAGGACAGTTTGGTAGTACTACCATATCAGCAACTAATGCCACCACAGATAGTGAAGGTTAGTAGGTTAATATCACTGTTGATGGAGATTTATCAATAAATGATTATATTGCTAAAAGACTTACTAATTAGATTCGTTCTTACCAAACTATTATGGATGATAATAATTTAAATAAATCTGATGAAGACTTATTTAATCAAATGATAATGTAGGATAAAATCTTTAGAAATCTACAAGGATATTTACAAGAAGAATCTTATATTACACGTTACCAATAGACTTGGTAGAACTTAGCACAACAAGTAGTTATAGCTCAAAAAGGTTTAGAAGTAGCTGCATCAGCTAAAAATGGAGAAATTCCAAAAGAATTAATTCCTGAGTTAGCTACTGCTAGTAGTTCTAAAGAATTAATCGATAAGCTAGGAGAAGCACGTTTATTAGACTCTACAGAACGTCATAATAGTGGAGAAGAAGCTAAACGTAATTAGAATGTAGCAGCTTGGTAGGATTATTTAAATAATAAAAAATAGGAGTTATTAAATTTTGAATCTCCTGAAAATTCATCATATTATACTGAAATGTTAATGTTTGGTATAGATCCTATTATATCTTCTACTTTTGGAACTTATGATTTTAATTCTTGGTTGTATAATACTTAGCATGGATTAACTGTAGACAAATTAACTTAGCCAGAAATAGAACAATATAAAGCTGATTATTAGACTTATTAGGCTAATGCATAGCCTCTTGATTTATAGGAATCTTTTAAATTATTTAAAGATTGGCAATAGAAAATCGATCCTTATTTATAGTAGATGGCGTAGTAGTCTTAGAATTATGATAGCTATTAGAAAGAAGTCTAGGAATTATTTAAAGATGGAATAGATTGGTATCAAAATGCTAATCATCTAGAAAACAAATAGTGGTATGAATCTGATGAAGAATATGCTAAATCAAAATAGCAAGAAGGAGAATCTGCTTAGGATTATAAAATACGACAAGAACAAAGAAAACAAGAAATAAATACAAAAGTTGAATAGAAATTATAGGATTTAGTTAATTTTGTAAATACTCATATATTAGATCCAATTACTTCTAGATAGATTAAAACTATGTTAGCTGCTAGAATTAAGGATATTAGAAAGAATGTAGTATTAACTAATTTTTCAGTATAGCAAGATAACTTAATAAAAGAATTATCGGGAGATTCTTTAAAAGATTATAAAGGTAATGATATAGAATCTCTTAGAACTGCTATTATTGGTACTAAAGAAGACCCAGGAAAAATTGATTAGTATTTTGGTAAATTATATGGGTAGTTTATCCATCCTGATTATGAATATAATGAGGATTTAAATGTAATGATACCATTTACTTCTTTATTTAATACTAATACAGATAGTTTTAGTAATATAGTAGTAACTGATTTATTGAATTAGAAGGTTATAAATGAGGATGCCTTACCCGAATTTGATGGTACTAAAATAGAGAAAATACAGAATTTATTAAGATTAGCTTCTATAGGTTTAGACAATATTTATAGAGGATCAGATTCTCGTTATCAAGGTAAGTCCTATAAATATATATTAACAGAAGTATTTGGAAAAGATACTGTAGATAGAATTGAAAATTCTATAGAAAATTCTAAATATATTGACCCTAAAACCGATCAGTAGTATAATTTACAATATATAAATCCTTATAAATATATAGCTAATGGAGAATAGATTACTGATGAATTAATTGAAAATTGGTTATAGGAAAATAAAGATGTTTCTAATAATTCTATACAATCTTTAATTAAATTATAGCCATTAATTACTAATAAAAATGGTAATTTTGACGATGTTAGAAAATCAGTTAATGATAGTTACAAAGCTTTTGCTAAAGAAGTACTTGATAATGCTGAAAAGAGTATAAATAGTAATTTATTATATCAAACTTTGGCAGGATTAACAGAATCATTGCCGAATCCTATAGTAGAATTAGCTAAGCATTTACCAGTATATAATGAAAATGTAGAATCAGTAATTTAGAAAATGTATCAACATTTTGAAGACGATGATGATATTAATACTTTTCAATTGACTGGGCAAGAAATGCAATCTTTACAACAAGTATAGACTGTTTTAAATCTTGCTTCTACGTACATGCGTGCAGCTTCTACAGATTAGGATTTAACTAATATTTATGGTCATAATAAAACTATAAATAGATTTAATCAAGAGCATAAAATAAAAGCAAATCCTTTAGCTGAAATCGATGAGAACTATGCTAACATATATTAGATAGAAATAGGAAAATATTTAAATATGATAGATCCTAATAGTTATTCTTTACCTTTTATATCTAATATAAATCAAGGAAATATAATAGGATAGTTTGATTAGGCTAAGGAAAAATTTACTTAGACTAAAAAAGAATTTTTTAACTCAAATAGAAATAATTTTGAAGCATGCAAAGTAATTGCGTAAATCTATTAGAAAGTTATTCACCAGATATGGACTTAAAAGATATAGAAGCTTTATTATATGAAAATTATTAGAAATATAAAGCTTAGGGATATGATGTAAATGCTATATTTGATTAGTTCATAGATAATATAAATAAATAGGAAACTACAAATCTAGATTAGACTGTTTCTTATACTACTTTTAATAACTATGATAAAATCACTTATTTATTAGCTACGTTAGGAGTAAAATCTGATGATTATTTATCTTTTATAAAAGAAGAAGTAGATAAATATGATAATATAGTACCAATAGATACTTAGCTATATCTAGCAAGAATAGGTATTGCCGCTATAAATAATTCTTCTTTAGTATCTTCTGTAATAAATAGAATAAAAAAGAAATCAGATATTAAAGTACCTATACTTGATAGATTATTATTTATTAGTGGTATCGGAGGTTCGGGTAAGACTTCAGTGGTAGCTAAATATATAACTGATTATGCTAAAAATAAACATATAATAGTAGCAGGACCTACTGATACTCAAGTAACTGGATTAAATAAATCCTTAGGAGTTACTGACGGAATTAATGCTAAATAGTTATTATCTTTAGTTATAGATGATGCTAAATATAAAGATTTAAATGGAAAATTTAATAACTTAAGTAGTACTGATAATGTAGAATCTTTGATTAGTGATGCTGATGTTAAAAATCATGATTCTGGAATTTTAGTTATAGATGAAATAACTCATTTCGGTACTTTGGATTTAGCCTTAATAAATAAGTGGGCTAAAAAGAATGATATATTTATATTAGGTTTAGGAGACGATACTTAGTCTGGATATATTACTGATAAAATGATTGCTAATATAGACACTGATAATGCTTTTTGTCTAAGAACTCCTAGATTAGCTATATCATTACGTAATGGTAATATACAGCAATCTTCTGATACAAAATTATTATATGGACTAACTTAGTAGGTAAGAACTTTAATAAATGATGTTATGCCTAAAGATAAATATGTTTAGGCTCGTAATGCTATTAAAAGTTATTCTCCTAGATATAGTTATTCTTCAGGAGAATTACATGGAACTATAATCACTGATTCATTTGATCAGTGGGATATGATTCCATAGGATACTCCTAAAAAAATAGCTTATATTGGACCTAATGACATTACTAGTAAAATTCCTACAGCTATAAAATTTAATAATATTAAAGAGTTACAAGGATAGGAATTTGATTATTTAATATACGAAGGAAATATTAAAGTTCAAACTAGGGAATATGATGATACAGCAGTAGGAGATTTATTAAACAGCTCTAGAGAATTATATACTTTAATAAGTCGAGGTATAAAGGGAGCAGTTATTATATCTCCTAATTCAGGATTTACTAGTACTGAAGAATTTTATACTGGAGATACTACAGATTTTTCTTAGTATGCTAATGATAGAAGAAATAGTTTATTAGAAGAATTAAATAGTTATACTTTTAATCCTTCAACTAATACAACTTCTACTAGTACGACAAATGCTAGTACTAGTAGTTCTCCTTCTGTAGAAACTGTTACTTATTATAATATGGCAGATTTAGATAATATGGTTCAAGATTTGGATATTACTCCTACTGATAAAAAATCTTTAGATAAAGATAATAAATAGGCTTCAAATTTTACTTTAGAATCTATAGAAAGTGTACCTAATGAAAACAGTTTTGATAGATGTTATGGTAATTTTAGTTTATTAGGACTAAAAAGAAGTTCTAAAAAGGAATGGTTTTCTCCAGATATTGAATCTAAGGAATTATCTGATGTAGGAGTTATAGCAAGATTTAATAATGCTAGCCCAGTTATATCAGATGGTAAAGAAAAAGACCGTTTAGTAAGACAATTACTTGCATTAAAATATGCTTTAATGTAGGTAAGAAGAACTGATACTAATGAAAGATGGGATGGAGCAGCTTTCTTAGATAATCATAAGAACTTATAGTAGTATTTTAATAAATCTCCAGAAACTTTTGAAAATTTAAAATATTATATAACTTTAAGGAAGAAAAAAGATACAGATACTCTAGTAGGATTTTCTGATTTAAATAATGATGAAGTATCTTTTAATTATAATGGAGAATAGATAGTAGCAGTTGTAGAAGCTAAGTGGTAGGCTATTGATCCTGATGGTAATACAGTAACTAATACTATTACATTAGGAAGTTTACCTAACCCTGATATAAATGGAGCTTATTCTAAATATGTTGAAGACCATAAAGAATTATTACCAGCATATGATAATTATGTAAAATAGTTTAAAGCTATATATGATGAGGGAAGATAGAGAGAAATAAATGCTCCTAAAAACTTAATAACTTTATTAAAACATACTAACTCTCAGATTCCATTTTAGAAAGTTAGACCATAGCAAACGTGGAGATGGGAACGTACTATTAATGGAGAGACTTTTAAGGGTACTACTGAAGGAACTTTAAGAGATGCTGATACTATAAATAAAGCTGCCTTAAAAGATAGAGGATATTTATCAGTTTCTGAACCTATTGTATATATGGGAGGAGCTAATAAACTAAAAGGAGTAAATCCTAAAATGGAAGGTCAAGTAGTATATTTAGTATCTAGTTTACCTAATATGAGTACTGAGGAATTAGTTCAAATGTATTGCAGCAATAAATTAAATACTAAATAGGATAATCTTGATAGAATGAAAGTACGTATGATAGTACCTACTCACAGAGGATTATCTTTCTAGGATTTAACTAATTAGGTATGGTAGGATATGTACACATTAAAAGCTACTGATACTGAGAGTGCTAATAAATATCCATAGGACTAGACTTAGTTAGGACTTAGAATGTATGCACATTTATGGAATACTAGAGCTAATTTAAAAAGAGTACTTAGTGCTTTATAGGTTAATCCTAATGATGATTTACATATATATAATTAGTTTAGAAGATTAAATCCAGAAGGACTAAAAAATAAAAATCTTCGTTATTATATAGGATGGGATGAAAAAGATAGAAATGATGCCTTTTTTAAATATACCAATGGTGTTTATAATTGGAATGATGATGCTCCAGTGGTAGAAACTTTTAGACAAGAATTTATAAAAGAATAGAGAAATCTAAAAGAATCTGATCCTAATAAATTAAAAAGTTATATATATGCTACTCCTGAATATATGAGACAAATGCTTAAAGTAGTAGAAGGAGCTTTAGCTCCATTTAAAGATTTTATTAATTTAAAAGCTCTTAATAATGATGGTACTACTTCTGAGTTTGATGAATTAAATTATATAACTTTTGATAAAGAAGGTAGGACTAATGATATTCGTAAATTATTTATGCATTCCTTAAGAGATTACTAGGAAAATAATAGAAGATATTAGTTTGCATTCCCTACTTATAATACTGATGGAAACGAACGTACAGTATTAATAGAATTAGATCAAGATGTAATTAAATCTCAATAGCAATTAGCAGAAGCTAAAAATAATTAGTATAAACCTTGGAGTATATTTAAAATAGTTCCAATGATATTAACTAAAAATTATAGATTTGTATCAATGGCTATGTCTCCTCAAGGTAATAAACTTTGGAATAGAGATTCCAATAAATATAAATATAAATATACTGACTCTGAGGGTAAGTCCCAGATAAAAGTATTACCAATGTAGGATTTAATAAAAGCAGGTCAAGATATAGGAAGCACTACAGAATTTACTAATATTGTAGATTTAATATTTCATGGTACTACTAAAGTTCAAGATCCTAAAGTTTTCAGAGAATCTACTGCTCCATTTAGATGGGGTATATGGACATATCCTAGAGTAGATTATGAATAGGGATCAGAATTATTATATAAAAAGAGCTTGGCAGATAGAGGAACTGCTTATTTTAGAAAAGTAAGAAATACATCAGGAACTAATAATATAAATAGTTTATATATGTCAGATGTTATTCCTATTCCTTTAGCTGATATATCTTTAGAAAAACGTACTGATACAATTACTAAAGAATAGCCTACAGAAACTGTAATTTCGGAAGATACTAAAAAAATTAATAATATTAAAAATATTGGAGTAATTACTGGAAGTTATTCTACTGTTTAGGAGGCTATGACTGCTCATAACTTAAAAGTATCTGCAGAAGATAATACTTCACTTGGTAGTTATTCTTAGACGCCTCCATTAATATATTTAGAAGACGATAATTTAAAATATATTCGTTATAATCCTGAAGATATTATATAGGGTTTTGATTTTAAATCTGGAGAAACTAAAAATATTTTTAAAGATAAACATAATCCAAAAAATTATTATATTGTAAATAATGATGGTATAGTAGAAGAATATAAATTAAATTTCGATGATTCTAGTAAAAAGAAAAAGCTTATAGAAGAAGCTATTAAGGATAAAGAAGTGTTGAGTAAAATATATGATGAGTTATTAGATACAACGGCTTATGATGAAGTTGGTATGAATGACGAGTTCCAATTATCTAGAGATAGTTTTATGAATTTATCTTCTATAGAAGATATGAAAAGTAAAATTGAAGAAATATTAGGTGCTACATATACTGATGGTTTATAGCTAGAAGGAAAATATATAGATAATATTATAGATTATGAAAATTGTTCTATTAATTTAGTATAATAAATGGCTTGTAGAGAACTTATAAAAATAACAGGTATTGACAATATTGAGTCAAAACAATCCCTAATAAAATTTTTAATTAATTTAGACTCTAGACAATGGAAAAATTTAAAAAATAATGATGCTAGGTTAATGCAAATTATATCTAATGTAGTGTACTTACCCGAAGAGGGTAAGGCACTTACTTAGGAAGATAAAATCCATTTAAAAGCGGTACAGCAATAGATAAATTTACTTGCTAATAAATTTGAAAATATTAAAGGAGATGATTTAAATAAATTATTGAAAATATTTGAATTACCTGCTACATCATAGGATGAATCTATATCTTAGGAATAGAGTATAGATACATCTACACAATAGATATTAGCTACTATTAAAGCTTAGTAGAAAGAACTAGTAGTTACTAATAAAGAACTTTTAAATATAGCCTATGAAAATAATAAAGGTTATGACAAATTAAGAAAATTTGATTTAACTAGAAATACTATTAAATCTGTATTTATAGCTCCAAATGGATATGAATTAAACTCTAATGAATGGGCTATTAATAGTAACATCGTTAAGTTAAAAAATTAGTGGATGCGTACTATTAGTTCATATTTAACTGGAGGAACAGAAAAATTAGATATGTATACTGAAGCTAATAACAAAAATACTTGGAGATATAACTCTAAAGTAGAAGATACCTTAGAAGCTTTTAAACATAAAATTTATACTAAAGATTTTAAAAGTTCTTTAAGTTCAGATGAAGAATATAGAAATGCTATAGCTGCTTACTTTAATCTTATAAATTTTGATGATGATATCAAAGAAATTATAGGTAAAGATTTAAAGGTTGTGGGTAATGCTAATCATAGTTTTACTAAAAGAAATATGCCTTATACTTTAAAGGGAGAATCTTCTTTACGTAAAAGTTGGTCAGATAATGAATTAATAAATGGACTTACTAATATTTCTTAGATGTCTAAATCTTTGTTTAAAATTATTCCATATATTAATTCTAATAATGAAGATGAGTCTCAATTTATAGACGATATATCAGCTATTGAGGCTTTTACTCATCTAAGACAAGAATTAGCTAATACTAATAATTCGTATTTAACTGCATTAAAACAGCGTGCCCAAACATTTAGAGATAATTCAAATAAATTATTATATGATATATTTAAAGAGCCTCATATTGAAGATTTAATAGGTAAATTTGAATAGAGAGAGTAGGATATATTACATTCTATAAAATAGTGGGGATTTTCTAAAGATGGATTATTTGAAAAACAACTGGGAAGGGTTACACATAAAGCCACAATACTAGATTGTGTTGTAACTTCTTTAGTATCATTAGACCCTATGAATTATCAACAAGTTTATATTGTAAATGAAGGTAATAGAGTTAGCTCTAGGGTAACTGTTAAAGATAAATTTAATTATAATAGAGAAACTTTAAATACTACAGAAGTTATTAATAACTAGAATGAAACTGTTACAACTATGAATGACTCTATGGTTGTTTGTGATACTTCTGGTAAAATAGATTATACAAATCCCGCTGGAGTAATTGTACCTAATACTTATTAGATTAAACATGGTAATTTATTAATAGTTGTAGGACCTAATACTAAAAAAACTAATCTTTAGGGAATCTTATCAACTAATTCTAGTAATTTAGATATATATATATTTAATTAGAGAGAAGATGTTACTAGTCAATATATAGGAGGAGATTTTAATGAAAAAGCTATTATTAATGGAAGTATTGATAATAGATTTACAGAAATGTTTGATTTTATAGAAGATTCTCTTGGTTTAAAAACTGTATCTAAAGCTTAGTTATTAAAATAGTATACCCAAATGTAGAAACTTTTTGGTTCTGGTACTTATAATGGGTTTACTGGTATGTTAGTAACAGCTGTACGTAATGAAATAGTAAAACATTTAGTAGGATATTATAATGATTTTGTAAAGAGATATCCATAGGCAGCAGCTTCTCAATTATCTATATCTAATTTTTATGATCCTAATATTAATACATTATTACCTGATACATATAATAATATAAATTTAAAAGCTACTAGAGGTTCTATTGCTAGACCTGGAGAAATTGGTACAGTATTTAGAGTTGCTAATGCTTATCTTGATAATTGGTTATTCTCTTTTGGACAATCTAAAAAAATTGTTGAAGGAACTAATGTATCGGCAGTAACGTCTAATGCTTCAGGATCTAAAATACCTAATTATAGACAATATTCTATTGGTAATAATATTCAAGAATTATTAAGAGAATAGGTAAATTCTGAAAGTAGATATAAAGGATAGGAAACAAGAACTAGTGTCTCTTCATAGTTATTATTTGTAAATAATTTAATTGGTGGAACAAATTTAGTTATGGAACCAAGACTAGATTTGGAAGCTGTAGATGCATATGGTAAATCTAAGCAATTAAAAAATATGAGTTCAGCAGAACTCTTATATCACGGTATTATAGATAATTTTTATTCTCATTTGTTTGATGAATCAAATCCTTATATATCTATAAAGCCAGCTGATTATTCTGATAAAACTTCTGATTTTATATATCCTATAAAAGCTGGAGTAAATATAGTTAATACAGAAACTCCTTTCTAGCTAAATAAGGCTACTAAACAGGATATTCAAGAATCTTATATAGCATCTATTGGATAGTTTTATAAACGTTCTTTAAATAATACTTTATATGATTTAACTAATGCTATTAATAGATAGCGATTCCCTTCATTTCCTTTAACTACCGGAGATAATACTGTTAAAGGTTGGGGAACTGATGGCTTGTATCATATAGGTTATGATATGTCAGAAGATTAGCTCTTAGAAGCTAGTAAAATATTTGATAAATGGGCTACTTCTGTACCTTCAAATCCTACTATTTAGGTAGATGGTCGTACATTTACTACTTCTACTTTATTAAAAACGGATCCAGAGACTATATTATATTAGAATGATTTAGGATAGGATATTACTGTTGCTTAGGTATTAGCCTAGGCTGAAAAAGGTTTAAAAGAAACTGATTTAATCAAAATGGCACAGTAGGCTGGAGTAGATTTATATTCTAATGTAAATTATATAAAAAATAAAGACAAAGTTACTTTAAATCCTTTAGCTGTATATTTAGGAAGTTAGTAGTTCAAACCTAATAATTTTATTAATAGATGGTAGATGGAGAAGGCAAGTTTTCTTGATACTTTACTTAAAAAAGGATTTAAAGTAAGACTTACTCAAACTATTAATATAGATCCTGATGGAGATTATCCTCCTATAATTAAATCTTTACCAGCTTTAGAATTAGCAAATAATTTTTTTAAAAATGATAATTTGAAATCTTGGAGATAGTATACTGATAGTGAAGACAATACTAAAGAATGGAATTTAGGATAGTGGACAAGAGGAGATTATATGGTTCTTGGTAAAGCTATTGATGAAAATGGTAAAAGTACAGACTTATTATTTGATTCTTAGCTCCCAAGAAATGCTAGTAAAATAATCTTAAATCCTATGTTAGAGTATTTCTTTAGCGTTGATAATTTATTATCAGGAAATATGAGATATACTATGTTAGGAACTGAATTATCTGACCCATTAAAATATAATGATTATAATTCTGCTAAGGGAGCTTTCATTAGTGATATTACTCAAAGAATAAATTCTTCTGAAGACAATTAGGAAAGACGACGTTTATAGGATATAAAATCTAAAGCTATGTCTATAGATTTTAAAAATAGCGCTATTCAAAATATGGAATTTTTATCTGAAAATGTTCCAACATTATTTCATGCATAGGAAGCTAATTTATGGAATACTAGTAATAAACGTGCTAATATAGTATCTGCTACTATGATTCCATTTATGTTAGGAACTTAGCAAGGTATTAGCAGAAACATAAATGCTGCTACTATAGAAGATATTGGAGCACATGTTTGGAACTTTAAAGGGTAGAAAGATGGAGATATTGATGCTATGGATGGTTCTACCTTTATTAATCCTATACAAGCTGTATTTGAATCTTGGTCTTTAGGAGGATAGACTATAGGTATGGATAAGAAAACTATTGGACATGCTTATGATAATAGAACAGGTTCTGTAGTATTATGGAAACATGCCACATATGCTATTACTAATGAAAGAATGAGAATGTCTTCTAATTCTGAAATAAAACTTACCAATATATTTAAGAAGATGTCTTCAATAAAATTTGGTAATGATATTAAACTAAATTTAGTAAATGATATAGGGTATGAGTTTGAAAACTTATATTATGAGTCTGGACCTAGACAATATAGGAAGATTGATTCTTTAAATTATGATACTAAAAATAATTTATATTATACATTAGAATATGATGTGGATATAAATGGTAATATAATAAACGACATTCTTCATACGGAATATCAAATATTTGATGCCACTACTTAGGAAAAAATAACCCCTGAAGAATATAATAATAGACTTGCCAAAAAAGATGAAAATATAGAAACTATAAATTCAGTATATGAATTGCATAGAGCTTTAGGCGGAATTTATAGTAAAGAATTAGCTATTGATACTAATACTTTAATAGATTCAGAGAGTTCTAATATAGCTTCTGCATAGATTTTAAATAATGCTTCTTATGTAGAAAATAATGAAATAATTCAGCCTTATAAAAATAAAATGATACATTACCTAGCTAATAAATCTGCTTCTAAAAGAGCTTAGGGAAATGTAAATTCAAAAGCCTTATGGTTTAATAGTGAGCCATTAGCTTATGTTCCTATGACTATGACTCATTATGGAGTATAGTTGGATGCTGACCATGATAAAGATGCAGGAGAAATTACTTAGCCTACATAGGCTATTACTGCTCTTGAACAAGGCGGTAATTTACATCATCTATCAAAAAGAGTCTATTATGAATTAGGGCAATTAGCTATGGAAACTTGTAAATTAGAATTAGATACTGCTAATAAATTCCTGGAAGCTTATAATGAAGGTAAAAAATTAACTACTTAGGAAGTCCAAGAAATAACAGAAAACATTGGTTAGTTAGTAGCAGCTAGCTATTCATAGTAGAGTGATGCCGAATTAGGGGATATAATCTTACAAGGAATTTCTAAAGTATTAAAATCTAATGGTGATGAACTAAAAAAGGATTTAGCAATTCCATTTAGTGACGCTACTTTATATGGTAGTTTATTACCATCTATAGCTACAGTAATTAATAATAAAGGAATTAAAGGTAAATATAAAGGATTGGCTTTAGTATTAACTCCAGGATTTAAATATGTGCAAACATTTAAATATGGGGGAGAAACTCACATGAGTTCTGATGTATATAATGATGCTATAGCAGCCATGACTGATGGAACATTTAATCCTTTAGATTATCGTCCTGTCATTAATGGTAAAAATAAAATAGTGTCATTATCTAATGACTAGGAAACCAGAAAATCTCAAATTATTGATAATGATAATTTACAAGTTCTACCTCTATCTTCAGATTATTAGATTAGAAAATAGTAGATAATTGATTGTTATTTACTATACTAGTAGCAGTTAGAAGAAGCTAAAGGTAATGTTAATTTTGAGGAATTTGTACCTTCTGATGTAGTTGATATAGTATATAAAGTTTTAGATAAAAAAACTAAAACTTATGTAAATTATAGAACTCATATAGCTTTAGATAATATTGATACTTATTATGATTTCATTGATGCTAATATAAATGGAACTTTAAAAGAGTATTTATTATCCTAGGGAGCTTTAATAGATCCTAATTCAGAAATAGTATCTTTACATTAGGATGTTATGCATGGTAGAGATTTAGCTCCAGAACGTGTTGTATTTGATTATGGAACTATTAATCCTGATGGTACTTTTAATAAAGTAGGTCATACTAATATTTTCTTAATTGATGGTATTAGAAATAATAGAAAAAATTCTAATATGCGTAAATAGGAATATTAGAAAATTCTGAATGATTTACATAATGGATAGGTTACTATTAATGGTCAGACTTATGTAGTTTAGAATAAACAACTATAGGCAGCCGAGAATGTTATGCCAAACATTTACAGTAAAATATTTGGAGTAGATAATTTATCTTTAATTGAGGCTAAAAAGTTATTACAGACTAAGATAGGTAGGGCAGATTATTTTTAGCCTAAAGTCTTTAAAGGTAATTATGATGTAGCTTTTATTACGGGTAATAATAAACATACTTATTTAAGTTTTTCAGAACCACTTATTAAAAATGATGCAGGAGTATTTTTTAAAGAAGAAGATATTTCGGGCAATATAATAGCTAAAAAAGAAGGTGAATTAACTTGGTTATATAAAGTATCTAGAGATAAATAGTTATTATATAAAGTAGGTCTACGTACTAGTGAAGGAGATATATAGCTAGTAAAAGAATATAATGTTACTTAGTAGGGAGGACAAGGTACTAATTCAAGATATAATTATTATTATGTAGATATTAATAAATTAAGAGCTTTAGGTATAAATGATTTAGCTATTTCTAATATTATTAATGATATATATCATTAGAAATTTTATTTAGGAGCAGAAATTAGTGATTCTTAGAAAAGTTAGCAAACAGAATCTGAATTAATATCTGATTCTTTTAAAGATCCTAATCTTAAATAGTTTATTGATAATTAGTTCTATTTGGTTGGAGATGTATTAGAAGATGCTAGAAATGAATACTATCAAAATAAACAAAAGTATTTAATGGCTTCTTTTGAAAAAACCTTAGATACTGTTGCTGACCGTATTCCTACAGCTTCTTTACAATCTTTTATGAAGATGAGAACTATAGGATTTACTTAGGTTAATAATAATAGAATTTACGTTTCTCATTTTTAGGCATGGCTTTAGGGAGCTGACTATTGACTAAAATATCGTTATTTTAGTGACAATCTCCTTTTATGTAAAATGTTTTTACATAATAAATATTGTAGTCATTAAATCTTGTGAATTGACGGGGAAATCCTTAGAGTTTATTTCACTAACTTATACTAGAAATAGATATAAGGGCTTTAATTAACTATTAAAGATATAGTAAAAGAAAATAAAATTGGATAATCCGCAGCCAAGCATCTTAGATAAGTTTATCTATAAAATTATTTTGCATTGATAATTTTGTCAATATACTTATAAAGATGAAGGTTCACAGACTATCTCGAAAGAGAGTAGGAACCTTTTTATAAATAAAAGATTATTAATTAATAAAATTATTTATTTATTTATGAAAAGAAAAATTGTAAAAAAATTAAGTAAAGAGCAAAAAAGTTTATTAATTGCATTACTTATTGGGGATGGAACTATTTCTAGTAATTATGTTTTTAAATTAAGCCATTCTATACAACAAAAAGAATTCTTAGAATGGAAAGTTAAATTAGCTATTAATGCAGGATTTAAACTAAATGGAATAAAAGAATATACTTCTAAATGTGGATACAACACAGGAAAAGAAGTATTGTATTCACAATTTTCTATAAATCCTACTATAAAAGCGCTGCGTAGAACTGTATATGTTCCAAAGAAAACCCTTACTAGAAGGTTATTAAATTGGCTTACTCCTCAAGGTATAGCAATTTGGTATATGGATGATGGCTGTATTAATATTAATACTTCTAAACAACGTAGTAATATACAGTATACTATACGGATAGCCACATGTGTTCAAGAAAATATTGCGAACATAATTATAAACTATTTTAAAGAAACTTGGAATATTAATATGCATACTTTTAATGAAGGTAAAAATACTTTTTCTATAATGACTTGTGCTTATGAAGATGCTATTAAATTTATTAATATTATAAAGCCTTACATATTACAAGTCCCATCATTAAAATATAAAATTAGAGATAATTTTACTAAAGAACAATTTTTACAATTAAGTTCCGAAGAGCAAGACAATCATCTTTTAGGTGATTGATGATATAGTCGGTCTTATATTGAAAGATATAAGGTATAACGGATATAGATAAAGCCTACGTAATGGGTTTTAATTTTGATGATAATGGACAATTTATTGGATGGAGTGATTTATTTGATTATTCTTCTAATGAAGCTTTAGAATCTTCTTGTTCATTGCCAGTACCTAGAAATTCTAAATGGATAAAAACTAATAATGGTATAAATATAGAAAGATATGCTGAGGAGGCTTAGAAAGCATATGATTCTAATAATATTATTCTAAGAAATGCCCTTATAAATAAAGTATTAAATAATATAGATTATAGTCCTAATAGTACTATAGAAGTGAATTACTCTAGCCCAATATTAAATTAGTTAATTAGTGATATTAATACTCATGAGAGTACTTAGTTATCTGGTGATAATAAAATATTAGCTTTTTAGAATGCAGTGTCATGGACTACCTAGGCTATAGTGAATGATGAAAGAAATTTACTTGATTCATATAGCCCTACTAACGTAGAAGGTATGAAGCAAGTAGTAAAAGATAAATAGTTAGCTAGTGATAGTGGTACTTACACTTAGTGGAATCCTGCTACTAAATGGGTATTGTAGGAAGAAAACTTAATTGGTAAAAATGTTATTTCTGTAGCAGCTAATGCAGAAAAAGTTTATTTTAGTTTATTACATTATTATAATGAAATTGTAAGACATCCTGAGAAATATAATAAAGATTTATATACTTTCGCTAAATCTTTCGAAGGAGTATTTATGAAAGCTGATGGTACTCCAGTTATAAAAGAAACTATTGGAGGTATTAATTTTAATAATGATAATAGATTAAATAAATTATCTATTTTATTACTTAGTTCTAATTAGGAATTAACTAATATTAAAAATTCTCTTATTCAAGAAATATATTAGGGTAATAATTCAGAATATGAGCAAGATTTTATAAATGCTTATAAAAATAATGAATATTCTGATAAACTACAAACTTTATTAGATAGTATAGATACTACACTTAGTGAAGATGAGGCTAAATATATGCCTCTAATGTAGTCATTAATTAATAATGCTACAGATCCATCTGATTTAATATCTCAGTTACTTAACGCAGCTACTGATAATGCTAAAGAGCTTATTTTAAATAAGATAAATGCCGGTATGAATTTAGCAGGAGTACATGGTTATCTTATGATAATGGGATTTCCATTAGATTAGATTGTAGATTTAATGACTTCACCTGTAGTTAGACTTGTAGACAGATTAAGTAAATCTGATATGTTCTCTGATATTGGGGTTAAAAGTAATGATGTTTAGAAAGTATTAGATTAGTTAATTTCTAGTAATCCTGATAAACAAAAAGATTGGTTTTAGTATGTATTAGACCCTACTACTATTAATAAATATGACCCTGGAAGAGATACTATTGTAGGTCAAACTTTAATAAAATTATTAAACGATACTTCTATTACTTCAGATAATGGAACTACATTACATTTTATAAATGGTATTTATGTAGAGAATGATAATAATCCTGTAGATCCATAGGTTAAAACTTATAAAAGATTAAAGGATGCTCCAAAATAGTTTTAGGAACCTTTAGAGTCTCTTCTTAGACAAAGATATGATGGGCTATTCTTTAATAAATTAAAAGGATTTAAAGCTGTACATAGAGGTGCCAGAGAAACTACAGCGGCTGCATAGTTACTTTTTAGTATGAATTAGGGAATACGTACTCAGTAGAATGAGTAGTTAGCGTTTGAAAATCGTTTCAATAATTTTATAAAAGGTTTTGATGAAATACTGCCAAGTGTCTAGGAAATAAAAGATTTAAAAACTAAATATGCAGGAAAACTTTTACCAAGTTTTTTAAATAAACAAGGTACTGATCTAGTTACTGATTTAGAAGCTTTATTTAGTAAAGTAAAAGAATTACATCCTAATTATTCTAATAGTTATATATATAGTATTGTATCATAGAGTTTAAAAGCTGGAATTTATAAAAATTTCAGTTTTTATGAATATATGATAAATGCCCCTATATAGGTACAAGAATTAGATGGTACTACTAGAAATACTGATTATAGAACTTTAGCTACAGAATATTATAATTTAATAAAAGACTCTATAAATGTATTAGATGTAATAAATCATTCTGACTAGTATAGAGTTTATTTAGAATTACAAAAAGCAGCTACTGTAAATACTGATATAGTGTCTACAAAAAGTTAGTTAGTTAGAAAGTTTTATGAAATATTACGTAAAGATAGAGGATATATTGATTCTAAGAAACTTAACTAGATTTAGAGTTATATTGATTAGGCTTATATTTAGTAGTATTTAACTAATATTTAGTTAGCTGTAAATAATAGTGAAACTTTATCATTTTCATTTCCATTACATTAGGGATAGGAATTATTAAAGGATTAGAATCCAATTGAAGTATAGTCTAATACTGAAATTATTATGAATAGTAGAGATAATATTGCTACTTTTAAATATTGGGTTCATAAATATTTAGTACCTTCTTTAAAAAATGGTTCTTATTGGGATGGTGAAAAAATGTAGAATTTTCCTGAAAATAGATTTATTAATGGATTACAATTAAAAAAAGAAGGAGATAGATACGCTCTATCTTTGGATATTGATATGCTTAATATCGATAAATCTAGAGAATCTACATTAAGGTATGCATCTTATGAAGAAGATTATAATAAACTTATAAACTATAAAGTAGGAAAATTTAATTTATAGGATATATTTATGATTTATAATTTATTTGTAAATGGTAATAAATATGGCTATAATAGATTAACTACATTATTTTAGAGTAAGTTAATAGAGGATATAAATAATATCGGGAATCCTCAATATACTCCAAGTGCATTAATGCAATGGTATAGACACTTAGGATAGGCTGACAAAGCTAACATACAACAAACTATTGATAATAAAGATTTACCTATAGAAGAGTCTATAAATGCTTTAGGAGTTACCCTTGAAGGATTTGATATTTATTCTGCTCCATATGTAGAATCTCTTTCTTAGGCTGGAGATAATAGAATAGTACGTATAAAAGATCCTAGAAATTCTCCTACTAATGGTTTAGTTATGCTTTATAACACTAAAGACCATAAATTTATAAATCCTTTTACCTAGATATCTGAAGGATATGATAATTAGAGAGAACTTATTTAGAGATTAAAAATAAATAAAGAATATTATCCAATAAATATTGATTTACAAGAATAGATAAATAAATTAGAATAGATGTTTAAAGATATTGTTTCTGGAGGTACTAGCCTATATAATATGACAATATCTGGTAAAGTTAAAATTAGAGTTAATTGTTAATGAGTTGTACTATCACATTAAATATTGGTAGTAATAAAATTACTTTGGATGGAATAGAAGAAGATTCCATCCAAAGTTTTTATAATTACTCCAATCTTATATAGGAAATAAATAAATAGGGTAAGACTGAAGAATTTATTAATGCTATACGTGCTTAGGGTATTAATAATACTTCAATATACGTAAATAAAGATATGGAAGGACTTACTGACAGTAAATAGTTTTTCCTTCCGAATATGACTTATAGAGAATTTCGTAATAAGTTTCCTACAGCTCCTGAATTAGAGAATATAAATGTATTATATGTAGATGAAATAAAAACTAATGGAACTGATACTCCTTTAGTATATTCTACTAAAGATATTTAGGGTAACGATTTATATATAGTACAAAGAGGTGGAGAAAAATAGTTTATAAATTATTTAAATAAACTTAAAACAATTTAGGATAGTGATATTCCAAGTAACTTTATAAATTTTATATAGGAATTAGAGCAATCTGACGAAGCTTGGTTAAGAAAGTTTTCATCACATTCTTTTACTAAATCTTCTAGTAAAAAAGCCAGAGGAGAATACGAAGGAAGTATTAAAACTGCCAGAGAAGTTCTTGCTAAATATTTATAGAATCCTGAAAGTTTTTATGAATATTTATTATCAGGAAAAAATGCTAACTTTAAACAAAATGTAGAACGTATTAGAAAAATAAAAGAAGCATTAAATTCTTTAAATGATTATGACCCTCCTAGAGAATATGGAACTCCTTTTGCTAATGCTCTAATGATGCATACTTCTTATAAAAAATTTAATGAAATTACTTATAGAGCTATCACTTTATAGCAATTAAAAACATTAACAAAATAGGCTTCTCCTGAATTATATGAAAAGTATTTTTCAAAAGATAATCCTGATCCAAGTGCTATATAGATTAAAGTAAATTCAGTATTACGATAGTTATTTTGGAATACTGATGGTTAGGAAAATTTAAGTACTAAAGGTATTTAGATAGAAGCTATTTATAATGGTAATATATATTTTAATATTTAGCCTTCTACATTTGAAACTAAATATGGATATACTATAGCATCTAAAGAGGCATATCCTCATCAGGAATAGGAATACAAAGGTTATAATATATATTCGGCAGTAATAAATGGTACTACTAAATTTATGGTAGCTAGAGGAGTTTTTACTGATTAGAATGTAGGAAAAACTTATGATAGTTTATAGCAAGCTAGAGATTTTATTGATAAGTCTTTTAAAGAAGATATTTTAAAAAAAGGATTACTATTAGACTTATATATGCCTAATGAACATGGTGTATAGTTTAGTTTATCTACTCATAACTCTACCATATTACCTGGTTAGGTTATTAGAGCTATAAATGTTTAGATAAATTCTAAAGCATTTACTAAAGAGATTTAGAACTATAACGCCGAATAGGGATTAAAGTTTATACAAAAACATAATGACACTGTAGATACTACTTAGTTAGATAGCTTAGAAAAAATTTTATTAACAGCGGCTAAAGTACAAGAAGGTATAGATAAAGGTGTGTAGGAGGATTTAACAGAATTTGTTGATAATCTTAATAATTATAATTATTACTATGTTAATAACGTAGACTAGAGTTAGGGCTTATAGTATACTATATAGTTACAACAAATACCTAATGTAAGAAGTGCTGCTAGCAGTCCTATAGGATGGATTTCTATGCCTCAGAGATTAACTTATTTTGCAAATAAAATTGAATCTAGATTTGGAATACCAACTTAGATATTAAATAAGTAGGCTATATCTGAAAAATATGGTACAAAGTTTCCTAATAAAGATATTTCTAAGGAAAAAGCTTTCATTATTGATAATACAATTGTAATTAATCTAGAGTTAGCTACTAAACAAGATGTAGCACATGAATATATGCATGTATTTATGGGTATTGTAAAAAGCTAGCCAGATTTGTAGGAAGATTATTTTGTTTTATTACAAGAGTTAGTAGAAAATACTGAATAGGGACAACAACAATTATAGTAGTATCAAAATGTTTCTGAATATTCTGATATGGCTAGAATTGATTTATATGAAGAAGTTGCTGCTAATATAATGGGAGAATATCTTTCTGATTTAAATCCTAATACGTATTCAAGAATATTTAGAGATTTTAGAAAATTTATTTAGAATAATACTTTTAATTAGGATTTAAAAGAGAATATTTTAGATTTTACAGATTTTGCTGTAAATAGTTCTTATAAAATAAATACTAATAGTAAAGAGCGTTAGATTACTAACTTTTTAAAGGCAGCATTACAAAATAAAATTATTTAGGAGATTTGTTAATGAGTTGTAAATATTTTTTTACAGAAGTATCTAAAAAATCTGATAAAGTATATTAGATACTTAGTCAGTTAGCTGGGGATAAAGGATTATCTTATTTTGAATTACATAACTTAATATCTGATAATGTAGATTTAACCAATTATAGTGACACTTTATTTTCAGCACAAACTGATGTATATAATAAATTAGTAAATTTAAAATCTAGTCCTCTTATTTTTGATAAATGGGGTAATGTAGTAGCTGATGATCCAGAGTCAGGAGTATATAATATTTAGCATTTTTTAGATAGTTAGTACTTTGACCCAAATTAGAAGTATTATACTAAAATGAATGATGAAAATTATAAAGATGCTTTAAGAAAAAGAGGTTATACCGAAGATTAGATAAATCAAGAATTTGAAAGATTTAAATTAGTCGGAGCTGATGCTTATGTAATACATTATTTAGTTAATAACTTAGAGATTTCAAATGTAAATGATCCATATACTTGGAATGTGCAAGTATCTTTACTTATAGGTAAATAGATAACAAAATTAACTGAAGATATTACTAAACGTAAGTTGAGTAATTTAAGTACTGATTTTTAGGAATCTTTATTAAATAGCTTTAATAGAGTTTTACAAAGTGTTGGTAATAATAATAATTTAGGTTCCCAAATTTTATAGTCCAGAATAATAACTGCTAGAGAAAATAAAATGGGAACTAGTACTAGTCGAGTGCGTAATATTGCAGTTACTCATGCATTAACAAAAGATGGAATAAAATTACGTGGGCATATAGACTAGATAATTGTAGATAAATATGGAAATATTGCTATATATTAGAATGTAGTATCTAGTTAGCCTTATGAATCTTGGATAAAAATAAAGAAGTAGAAATTTGAATTAGAACTAGCCTTTTTAAAGAAAATATTATAGGCTAAAGGATTTAATGCTAATAAAATTAGTTTACATTTAATTCCTACATAGATAGTATATAATGATGATGGTTCTATAAAAGATATTCGTATGGATTATCCAAAAAATATCTAGGTCCAAGGAGAGTACTAGTTAGGAAATATAGATGAGGCAGTTGAAGCTTATATAGATACTCCTGATTTAAGTTTTGGTAATATTGATGACAAAGTATAGACAGCATTAGATAAAACTAATTTAATGTTTTTAAATGCTAATATTACTTAGAATAGAATTACTAAAACTATTGATAGTTATATTTCTCAACAATATAATCCTAGAACTGGTACTGGTGATATAGTAAAACTAGAAGATGATCCATAGGGATATAATTATGCTGTAACTATTGATGGAGAAATTCATAAAATAAAAGAAGATTCTTTACCTAAAAATAATATTGAATTAAAAGAATTATTATAGAAAGAATTTGATAAAAAGGAAAAATAGATAAGTACAGTACTTGATACTTTAGTAAAATAGATTTAGGTAGCAAGGCATAATCCTTAGAATACTACATTTGAAGCTTTCAAAAGGAGTAATTATAGATTAGTCTCTCTACTCGGTAAATATATTGAACCTACTTATATAGAAGGAGATCCAGTATATGAATGGAATATTATTGATAATGAAGCTTTAAGAAATGCTCACATTTTATTGTTCTAGAATAGTAAAGGATAGATAGATGTAGTATCGTTAGCTAATTATAATCTATATGAGGTAAATAAACATAGAAGTAATGGTTCAAATATTATGAATAGTTATATTATGGATAATCAATCTGGTAATCTATATAATTATGACTGTTCTTTTGGACATATGGAATAGATTCGTACATTAAATATATTAAATGAGATATTACCACAATTAGATGGTAATTTTAAATTAGGTAATATTTAGGTAATATCTACTTATGGTAGAGGTTAGGGAATGTATAGTACTGCTTCAGATTTAATTACTAAATATTATTCACCTATATTAGAAGTAGTAAATAAATATAATAGTGGAGTAAAGTTAAATAATAATTTTGACAATATCAACTTTGTAGATTAGTATGAATTAATTACTGATTATATAAGTAATTTCTTAACTACTTCTTCTTATTTAGGAACTAATCCTATACGTTATAAATTAAAAGATGCTAAGGAATAGTTAGAAAATGCTAACTCTGAATCAGCTAGAAGAGCTGCTTTACAATCTTTTCTTGAATATTTATAGAATAATCCCGTAATAAAAAATCTGCAAAATGGAACATCTGATTTAACTTATGCCAACGATAATACTAAGATGTTAGCTAATATTTATAATTAGGCATGTTATGAATATAACAAGTTAATGGGAGTCTATGTAGAAACTAAATATAAACCCCTAAGTTGGCTAGAAAGTAATATAATAAAACCTGATGCTAATTCAGATAATAATTATAGAACTATTAAACAAATTGTTACTTAGACAACTTTCAGAGCTAACGAAAGAGTGATGGATGCTGCAAATCCTATTCAAAATTTTACTAGAGATTATTTTAAATAGGCAGGATATTCTACAGTAGAAGGGTCTTTAATAGGAGATGAAAACAAATATTTCGATAATATGTTTATGCATAATGATAGGGGAGAAAAAATAATGATGTTTAAAAATCCTTATAAGAATGATGCTGCTAATTACATGAGTTCTCATGAAAAACTTTTTCTTAAAAAAGCTTTATTCGAGCTTGCTAAAGTAACATACTCTATGCATAATAAAAAATTTGATTTTACAAGCTATGTAGATCCAGAATTTGCTAAAGCTGTAGAAGAATAGGAAGTATTGCGTTATGTACCTTTAAAAAGAGCTTCTCCTACTTTATCCGTAAAATCACTAAAGAATGGTGTAAATCAATTTTTTGATACTATTAAAGGACTTACCTTTAAAGAAGATAATGTATTTGCTAAATGGCAACAAACTTTAGATAAAGAAGGGGCTAATGTATCTATGAGAGATAGATTCGAAAATGGAGTAACTAATCCTTTTGCTTCTAGTATGTCTTCTGATAAAAATGTTAGGTAGGAAATATTAAATCAACATACTAATGATTATTGGGAAACTAATATTCCAGCATTGTTATATAGTTATATTAATGCTAATATATTAACCCAAGAATTTAATAAATCATTAATATTAATTAAGTCAGTAATGTTCTAGGCTAAAATGTTGGCTTTAAATTCTGGAAATTTTAAATATCTTGAATGGTTTTAGAAAGAGGCTGATAAATATTTAACTGTAAATGTATTTAATGATACTATATTAGAAGAAACTTCTAAAAAACTCTTTACAGTAATTAATCCTATTAAGCATTTTGTATCTAAGATGTTTTTAAGTTTTAATATTAAATCTATGTTTAGAGATACCTTAGAAGGATTCCAATAGAACTATATTAAATCTGCTACTAAGTATGGTACAGATATTTCTACGGCTAATTTAACAGCCGCGTATTATATAGTAATGAAGGGTAGTTGTACTAATGTAAGAACTATCTCTTTATTAAATCAATTATGTATTAAATATGGTTTATCTAACTTAGACTTTGCCAATATTGCTAATGGATTAAGAACTGATAGAAGTGGTATTAACCATTGGGATAATATAGCTTATAATACTATGAAACGTCCCGACTTTTTAAATAGAATGACTTTATTTGTAGCAAGAGCTTTATAGGATGGTGTTTGGGATGCTTTATCTTTAGATGAAGATGGTAGAATTAAATATGAATGGAAAAAAGATAAAAGATTCCAAGATATATTAAAAGCTCCTAAAGGAAGTGAAAAATATAATAAAGCTAAATCATTATATTTCTCAGCTATACGAGCATATAATAAAGAACATATTGATTCCTCTATTGGATATAATGAAGATCTTCCATCACCTTATTCATTAGAAACTATTGATAAAATTAAACAAGTTGCTGATAGTATATATGGTAATTATGACAGAGGTGGTAGAATGATGGCAGAAAACATGGCTATAGGTATGTCTTTTGCTTAGTTTACTACATATTCTAATGGTATTATCGCTAACTGGTTTGGTAAAAAGAGAGTTATAAAAGGAGATAAATTAGAATAGTAGAAAAATGAGGCAGGACAATTATTATATTTTACTAAAGATGGAACTATTACTACAGAAAATACAGGAATTCCAGTAATGGATAATATACCTATAGTAGTTTAGGGAATATTTTATACTTTTAGAGATATATTAGGAATATTATCTGATACTAATTAGGATGATAAAATTAAGAAAATAATAGCAATGTGTAAGGCTAATCCTAATGATGCTGCTAATCTTAGAAAAGCTTTTGCTAGTTTATTATGGGCTGCTTTTATGAGTATTTTATTTAAAAATATATTTGATCCTGGATATAAAGAAATAATGAAATCTTACAGTAGTGATGATGTATTAGCAAGTGCTATGACTTATGTAGTATATAATGGAGGTAAATAGTCTACTTATAACTTTCATGAATTTTTTGTTATTCCAGAGTACTTTGCGGGAAGTGGTGCAAGTAATGGTATGACTATACCATATTAGAGTTATCCGACATAGTTAGTTAAGAATATGTTTAATACTGCTACAGATCCTGATAAACATTGGGGTGAGTATATTGTAAATAATGTTCCGTCATTAGCTATGTATAAGTAGGCTGCTAAAGCTTATTATAAAGAAAATTAAAAAAATAAGGGGCGTAACCCAGGATTTCTCCTGAGCTACGCCCCTTTAAATGTTTAATACCAATATAAGGTATTAATTAAATTATTTTCTTCTACTAAATCTTGTAATATACTGATATCTATTTTTCCTACCATAGTAATTTTAGCATGTGAATTATTAAACAACTCTGGATATATTTCTTCTGTATAAACATATCCTTGATCAAAATAATTACAGCACTTTTGTGCTTCTACTACATTTACGTCTAATAAATTTATTTTAAACATTAGTCTGTTACTTCTTCAGATTCTTCAACATAAGTATCTCCTGATGATTCATACCATTCATCTGCCATTTCTCCTTTCCACCAATTTTCTTCAGCTTCTTCTTGGGAGTTGGCTTCTACAACATAAGATATATATCTAATTACATCTTTACTAGTAGTTACTAAATACTTAGGCATTTAATTTTATTTTGTAAATCAGTTATAGTTCCATTATTTTGAATAATCTTATCAAAAGTATAATCATCTAATGCTGTCTCACTAATATGGTCCATTAATGTAATATTAGGTCTTTCTACTCTCCATACTTCTCCTCCTAAATCTTTTATCATTTTAAATTCATTAGGATAGCGGACATCTGGAATTAAGATAGTATCTATAGATCCATTCTTTTTAATAGCTGCAATCTTACCAATCATAATATTTACCCAAAAATCTTCAGTAATACTTTGTCTAAAAGCATTGCCAACATCTTGCAGCAAATTTCTGACAGTATAACCTTTACCCATCCAAGGAATAGTTAACTTCTTAGTCTCTTGTAGAGACATATCATAAGTACCAAATGGTATAAGTAATCCTTGGCAACAATCTTTTAAAGAATCTGCAAAATGTAAAGTAGTACAATGTGCTTTACTAAATCTACTATAATAATTAGCTACAGTGTCTTTACCTGAAGTAGCTTTTCCAGAAATTCCTATTATTACCATGTATCAATATCAGTTATATTTTTTTCATTCTTACAAACATTACATCTTATTCTTACAAAAGTACCTAGTCCAAAAGGTGAGAATATATAGCTAAATTTTGGACAACCATTAGCTCCTGAATAAGGAGTGTCACACTGCTTATTATGTTCTTTTATAAACTCTTCAGCTGCTTGACACTCCTTATCTGATAATTTAAAAACCAATCTTTCTTTGTTCCTTTTTATTGAAATCTATTTTATCTCTATTATAAATTTCTGCTAAAGTCTCAGCTTTATCATCTCCACATATAGCCTTAGTTTTATCTTTATTTAGAGCTTTAAACTCATATTTTACTTTGAGTCTTCCAGGTCTTAATAAAGCTTCATCTATATCTGTTAATGCTGCATTAAAAGTGCATAAAAATCGTATGTTTAAAGCATCTCCAACTAATCCATCTGTAATATTTAGAAGAGAATTAATTAATGGATTTTCATGAGTATCTCTACGTTTTAATATATACTCACAATCTTCCATTATGATTACAGCATTTTGTAATTTTAAAAGGAAAGATAAAAATTGTCCTGAGACTATATTCTGTAACATAGAAAAATCCATTATATAAAAATTAGTATCAGAACAATCATATATAAGTTTCTTTATAAGACTTGTCTTTCCACTTCCAGCAATTCCGTACATCAATGCTAAACCAGAACCGTCTTTTTCACAAAACTCCTTATATTTATCATAAGGTAAATCATCATTGTAGTTCTTTTTTACATCAATATCAATATTTCTAGAACTTGTACATTCCGTAGTACTGAATCCTGTATTAGTAGATACTACTAAATCATAAGTTACAATTTTATCAGTATCCTCAGGTAGTGGTTTTACAAATTCTAAAAGTTTTTCAGCTTGCTTATAATCGTTATAATTTACTTGAATATAAGTACTGAATATTTGAACTTCTCCATATGCTGTAAAATAATGACCTATTTCATCTTCATCAATATAAATTCCATAATCTACATTATTAGAAAATTCCTTTATGAAGTACTCTTGATAAATACGAGGACTATCAGTTACACTATCTAATTCTAATTTATCTTTATGTTCTACTACTCTAGGATTAAAAGCATTTAAAAGTTGTGCTTTATTATCCTTATTTAATATTATAAAATAAGCACGAATATTACTATACATAGCGTACATCACTGCTGGTTTAAATACAGTATCATGTACTTTATATAAATCTTTTAATGTTGCCTCTATTCTAGCTTGTATTGTATTACTGTACATTAATATAAAATATTGTTAAAGATTTATCGAAACTATTTTTATTAGCTCCTAAAATATCTATATTAGTTTTTCTATTAGAGTATACCGCAGTAACTCCACTAAATTCTGGCATAGTATTATAAGATGCATCTGAAGATAATCCATCCATAGCATCAAAAGGTTTTCTTTTATATGATAAACTAATAGGAATGGATTGGTTCATTATTTTCGTCCTAATCTAATTAATTTATAAAATTTTTCATCTAAATTCAGATGTATGACTATATCCAATAATAATGATAGTTGGATGATTAATTCTAGTATAAATAGACCTGTATTAACTACCGGATAAAATACTAAAAATAATGTCCAAGGCTTTTCATTAAACAAGTCATCATCGTATCTAATACTTATTATAGCTCCTATAATTGATGCTATGTATATTATAATTAAAGTAATCATTTCATTTCAGTTAATTCAATGAATTTTTGGTGCATTGGTTTAGCTATTTCTTGAGCCATAGGATGAGCATCAGGAGCATCTCTACGGTAAAAAAAGTTTTCCCAGGAATCTTTAAATCCACAAGAGATAAGTTCTGACTTAATACTTAGAGGAAGTACAGAACGAGCTTGCTGAGGTGTCCACTTTCTATTGTTAATTAAATGTAAATAAGTTAATTCTGATTGAACTAGACTATTTAGAAATAAACCTTCATCTTCCCCTATATTATAGTATTTACCTATTTCATCACTTCCTACACATTCCACTCTAATATCTGGAGAATTTTTGCTAACCATAATACAATGGTTATATTTTCCTTCTGGTACATTTAGCCAACATGGTTTAATAAAGGTAATCTCATTGCCAAATTTATCCTTGGAGTAATTACAATAACGAGTACTTTCAGCCAAATGAGACAATCCTACGTGAGTTCTGAACTCATCCATAACTCCACGATCAAGAATCATGTGAACTGTGTATCTCTTATGATGATACTCTGTAGGTTCACAAAGATATTGTAAGTCATCCTCCCAATGATGCTCTTTAATCACTCTGTAATTAGTAGTCACATAAACAGTATTTCTAAGTTCTCCATTTATTCTAGTACTACCATTTCCAAAACTAAATTTACTCCAAGGATTATAAGCATATTTGTCAAGCCATTCCATATTATCCTCTTTTTGAGAAGTTCTAGATAAATACACAGTGCCGAACTCAAGAGGTCTATCATGCCCTCTAGATTCTAGCATATTTACAAACTTCTCATAAGAGGTATCTGTAATTTTATCTTGACTCTTGTAACTAATACGGGCACAATACTCAATATGTTTATAAATATCTTTTAAAGTGAAACCTTTCTGGTTTACAAATTGAAAACTTTGTTTAATTAACTTCATATTACTTAACTATTTTTACATATAATGTGTCATGAGGAGCTGTTTTATTAGTTCCCTTTACAATATCTCCAATTTTTGAGAAGTTCTTATCAAGAATAATTACATCATCTACAAAGTAATCACTTTCTCCTCTATTTTTAAATACATTTTTACACCCCCCAAACTTGGTGATATTTAATTTTAATTTTCCAACCTTCTACTTGGGCTTTAACTAATGTATCAATAAGTTTTTGCTGATCATTACGATCATTATCCATTGAAAAAGCAAATGGTTCTCCACTAGAATTCATACCAGTCTGAGTAACATTAAGTAACCCATCCCATGAATCCCAGAAAACTCCTGCTTTACTAAATTTAGTTACAGTACCAACACGTTCTCCATTAGAAAACTGTTCTTTACAAGACGTTAAGCACGCCATAGCTACTAGAAAAATAAAAATTTTTTTCATTCTTTGTTGTTTTAAAAAATTGTCTAGCATTTTTTATATATCTTTGTAATTCTTCTCCACATAATGCCTCATAATAAGGGTATTGGGAAGAGGTTACATATTTGCTATACCAAGGATTATTTTTATCTCTTATAATTACATGAACATTAGATCTATTATATAGTGGATAGTCATCAATCTCTATAGTAATATCAGGATATTTGCAATCTTTTATTTGTTTAAATATATTAGAATATTTTTTTAAAGATTCATTCATATTAACATAGTTATTAGTTAATTATACATATATAACTGTAGTTACTTCTTTTGGAAATACTTCTGTTAAATCTGTGTCTTCATCTACTGTGTCTTTAAAATCCCAATATGGACTTTGATAATAATCAAAAGAATAATACTTATTATTGACTTTTATAATTGCCTTGTATTCAACATAACCTTTCTCTGAATCAATATCAAGAGTAGTATATTCGAGGTTTATTACCTGTATATATGAATATAATCTTTTTAAATAATCATATATTTCATCTGAGTTATGGGATTCACAAAATTCTAGATATTTGTCTGCAATATCATCAGGCATATAGTCTTCTATTTCTTCCCATCCATAATTTATGTTAAGTATGTAATAATATTCGTCTAGTCTTAATTTCATAGTTCTAAAAAGTCTCTAATGTCAATATAATCTATACCAAAATTCTCAGCACATTTCTTATCTGAATCTGAAAAATCTCCTTCTTTACCAGAAGCATCTCCTATCATTAGCATTTCATGTTTATTTTGAACCTCCCAAATATAGCACATATTCTCTAACATCATCATAATAAAGTACTGATGGATTATCTCTGTGTATATCTATATTATCTAATTTAGCTATAGCTACCTTCTGCTTAAATTGTCCTAAGTCAAATCCCAGAGTAATTACATGAATGCCATTTACTGTAGGAACATAATATAATATTATATTTGTGTAAGGTCTACATTCCCTAACTAAATCTAAATATTTATTTATAAGACTCCAATCTTTAGTATCAAAATCTAATATCCATTTAGATTTATAATCAGTATTTCTTCTTTGACCTATTGCTTTAGAAACACATTTAAATAACTTCTTAGAATTACATTCTATAGCTTCTAGAGTCTCTCTAATTATCTCGTATTGTACTTGTTTACAATTTCTAGGATTTACCCAAAAATAGGCACGAGCATTAAAAGTTTTACATAATGTAACTATTTCTTCTTTTTTATTTAAAAAAGATTTTTTATCAAAGAAATGATAATCTTTAATTACATTATTATTACTACCTATATTACATTCTTTTTTCCTTTGTATTACTTGTACAAAGTAAAAATCTCCTTGGTCTGAGAGATTATCAAACCAAGGAGCAAATATATTAAAATTATCTACCATTTAAAGGATACATATAATTAATTTACTCATTCTTTTTCTAAATCAAAATCATCAATGCTCCATCCTTCACTTAAAAAGCGATTTTGCAAAGATTTACTAATATCTTCAATATTAGTTGTAGAAATTTGTTTACTTATACAAAAACATATTGTATAATCTTCTTCTTTTAAAGGAATATCTGTATTAAGATTATCTAAAAATCTCTCTTCAGATTGCATCAACGTTGGCGAATTACTAACCATAATTAAAATTGCTCAATATAATCAGCTTCAGGGAATTTTGCATATACATCATCCCATGCTGCACCTACTTCCATTTCATCATCTTCGTCATAATGGTTAGAATACTGAGTTCTAGAACCATCTTTATTAGTTATAATAAATGTCATATATTTATTACATATTTATCAACAAATTCTCCATGAGTTTCACAATAATCTAATTGTTCATACTCGCCCATTCTAATACAAGCAACTTCTACAAATCTTTGTAAAACTCCTTCGGAAACTTTATCTACTAATTTATGACAAATTTCTTTTTGTTTGTCGTAATCTATATCAACGAATTCTTTGCCGTCGATATCTAGTGAATAGTCATTACAAGTGTAAGTTATTTCCATTTTAATGAATCCAGTAATTAGGTAATGTCCCATCTTTACATCTAGAGATATCTGCATCTAACTTACATCTAGTACAAAATATTTCTCCTGCTCTAACCATAATAGCATGAAGCCTAGTAGCTACTTTTTCAGCTATTTCTATAGGTGCTTCACAATTAATCTCCATATATTGTTACGAATATATCGATTCCATGTATTCTCCTATATTTTCATATAGGTTCGGACTATATCTTATAAAAATCTCCACTTATAAGCTAACTGCCTATTAGTAAGATTTTCATCGATGCTTTTCACCTGCTCTTGCAGCTTACTCCATTTCAGGATAGTCTCTGAACTCCATAATTTATAAGAGTAACAATTTAATGGATAACGTGATAGTATTTCACTAATAATATTAGCTCCTTCATATTTATTAATTCCTAAATAATACAATTCTTTTCCTCTTTTTATATCGTGCCTTAAACTAGCTTTAATGCCTAAGGAATCAAACCATGGAATAAAAATTCCTTCTTGTATATACTTTGGGAACTTTTGAGTATTTAAATTATAATATAAATCTCTTTTATGAAGGCTGCCATCATCATAAAACCATAATGCTAACCCAAGTAAATCTAAGTTTTCAATAACATCTTGGATAGTAAATTCTTTAAACTCAAATAATTCTGGATAAGCTCCTCCATACATAGTATATATAGGAGTTTGACTATAACCATTTCTTTCTTGGAGTTTAATATTTCCTTTACCTAATAATTTCTTTTTAAATTCTAAATATTCAAGATGCTTACAATTTGTGGTATAAATATAACTACCACTATTTGTAGTAGATATACATCCATCACCTAGCAGTCCTGTTAAAAATACTTGAGTTTGTTCTCTTGTAAAATTATAAAGCTGCTTATTGTCCATTTCTTTTAACTGAGGTAAAATCATATTTAATATTTTTACTGGTTTATTATTTCAATAATTTAGTAATTAAATCTTTAGGAGTTTCAAGCAATTAACATCGTTTTACTACGACAAGATTATTTATCGTAGGGGGTAACAGTAATTAAAACCTTATTAAAAAGATTATTTTCTATTATCCATTTAAAGAAATAAATCATACTTACTTTATAACATAAAGCTCCAGTATGTTGTATTCTATAATTTATACTATTCCTTTCACACTCACCTTTTTTCTTAAAGAAATCTCGTACTTCTTGTACTGTATCACAGTTAGGAGATTCTCGCTTCATTTCTCTATAATACTTCCAAAATTCCCTATCTTGCATTTTTTCTTGCATTGAACGTAGAGATTCAAAATCATATATATGTGCTCTATATTTACTTATAGGATTTAGAAGTATATAGCCTTTTTCCATTACTATCTTTCTACAATACTCTTGGTACTTAGCTAATCCTGAGAAACCCGACATATAATTTTCATATATTTTTTTAGCTTCTTCTATAGAGATACCTAAATTCCTATGTATAGTATTAAAGTCTCCACCATAATTGAATCCAAACTCAATTTTCTTAGCTAGCTGTCTAAGATGGTGATACTTTTCTTTAATTTCTGTTATTTTTGTATCTCTTGGTATTTGATCAGGATAACTCATATAAGCAGTTAGAGAATGCAAATCCCCACTTCCTTCCATTAATTCATGTATTAAAGCTTTATCATTAGAGATAGAAGCCATAATAAAGGACTCTTGTCCTGAATAATCTATTGAAATCCAAGAGTTACCTTTCTCTGCGATAAAACAACTTCTAGTTTCTGGGTCTGCTGGAAGATTAAGAAAATTCACATATTCTATTTTAGCATTCTTATCTTTTCCCCCACTAGATATTCTAGCAGTATTAGTGCCTAACTGATTAAATTTAGTATATACTCTACCAGTTTCAGGATTTATTTGGTCTAACCAGTTTTGTCCATAAGTAGAACATACTTTTTGAGCTTCCTTATAATCTAGATAAATAGGAAGAATTTCAAAATCCTTAGCTTGAGGCTCTAATAATTTAGCATCTACAGAATCTTTTAATTTCTTTGTTTTACTATCTACAGTAGAAGTATTTATTCCAATAGCTTTAAATAATGGAATTACTTGAGCTGCACTATTCCAATTTATAGTACACTGTGGGTCAGTATTAAATCCTGAAAATAAATCCCCTTGTAAATCTACCTTAGTAAATCTAGAATCATTTCCATAGTGTTTTACTACCCAATTATTTAATTTAGTTAGAGCAACCTTTAAACGTTTAGCATCTTTTACCATTTTAGCTTTCCATTTTTCTACGTCTAATTTTACTCCACACCATTCCATATAAGCCAATGGAAGGACAAATCTATTCTCTAATTGTACTGCCTTTACCAAATCTTCTTTTTCCAGTGCTTTTATTTGGGCATTCATTAAATCTTCCAAATCTACTACATCATTAGCTGCATAAACTATTACTTCTTCAGTTAGACCAACTTTAGTAATTTTACCTCGAACAGTTTTATCCATATATTTATTAAGATACTTGTATTCAAGAGTCTTTAAGTCAGCATGGAAACTACCTTTAGAATATCCCAAATATCTAATCTTTTCAGCTAACATTACATCCCATACTTTAGATAATATAATGTTATGTTTAAAGAAGAATTGAATATCAAATTTAGCATTAGCTAAAATATATAGAATAGTAAAATCTTCTAATATATCTTTATATTCCCAAATGTTTATAGTAGTACAATCAATTACTACTTGATTTTCTTTAGTACCTATCTGAACTGTTAGTAATGCTTTAGTATGAGGATTTAACCCCATAGTTTCAGTATCTAATCCTCTAATTTTTTTCATAGAATTAATAATTTCCTTACTTCTTTCTATGGAAATACATTCATATTTAGAAGATTTGAATAAAGCTTTAATCTTGGTAACTAAATAAATCATTTAAATGTTTTTAAGAATTTTTCTTTTTCTAAGTTTCTTGATTGCTTCTTTCCTAATTTGTCTGATACGTTCTGGTGTACACCCAAATAAAGGAGATATAAGTTCAGGAGTATATTCTTGCCCAGTAAATCCATAGCATAAAATTATTATGTCATGTTCTTTATTAGAAAGTCCATTTAAAACTTTGTTAATAACATTAGTCTTATAAGACTGTTCTATATTATTATCTGCTAGAGGACTATTATTGTTTTTAACAATGTCTACTAAAGTAGAGTCTCCGTCATCATCATTACTACCTAATGGAGTGTCTAAAGACATACATACTTTTTTAGCATTTATAGCTCCATTAATTTGTTTCATAGTTTTACCAGTAGCTTCTTCCAACTCTTCATCTGATGGAGGTCTATCCTCAGTTTGCCAATATTTATTTATAACTTTAGCAGCCTTATTATAAGTAAGTTTTTGACTTACAGGAACTCTAACAGTATCTGCTTTATAATGAATAGCTCTACGAATAGCTTCACTTATATGCCATACAGCATAAGTTATAAATTTAACATTATATTCACTTTTATATAAGCGGCTAGCATGAATAAGACCTACATTTCCTTCAGCTATTAAATCCGATAAAGGTAGTCCTTTATTCTGGAACTTTTTAGCTACAGTTACTACAAACTTTAAATTAGCATTTACTAATTTCTCCCAATTTCCAGTGTCAGCACATTCTTTCTCTTCCTCTAAAGATAATGGAGTAGAATGAGTAATGTTATTTAGATAAGCTTGTAGTGCTTCACTATCGTCTGTAATTAAATTATACCCAGCCATCTTTATGCCATGTTTCAGTTAAATAACCTTTTGTGTAAGTCCTATAAAAAGTACACATATATTCATCTGGATCTAATTCTTCCGGCAATTCATCACACTCATAAAATTTATTACGATATAAGTAACAATTAGTTATTTCAGTACCATCATAAGGTTTATACGGCATATTAGAATAATCTACTATATTATATAAAGTATCATCTACATTCATGTAATCTGTAACATAGATTAGTTCATCCGGAAAATTTTCTCGTAATTTATTAAAGTCAGTAGATATTTGTTCTACATGAGGGCCGAAATGAGAATCCTCTATAATAAAATAAACCATTAATCTTCTTTTATTAAAGTTTGGTCAAATTTTATATTATCTACAGAAACTACTTCTGTGCAGAAAGAGCACGATGATTTAATAGTTTCTGATATAATCTTAGATAATTGATTAAGAACTTCTTTAGGAAGTTTTCCAACGAAGTTTCTTTTATCAGTCCTAATCTTAGCAGGTATTATTGGTTGAAGACTTGTTTGTCTAATTTTAATAACTGCATCATAGGATACTGAATAATCTTTAATAGGAGAAACATATTTAATTTTAGGTTTACTCTCTACCACTGGAATTGATACCTTCTTTCTTGGCATATTTCTTAGTTGTTTCATATTCACACATTAACATTGCAAAAGTACTAGCAAGCGATTCATCGCCTCCAGTATTCCACAGATAGTTAAAGGCGTGGAAAAGCTCATGATAATATGTGTTAAGAATACATTCTTTGGATAAAGGCTCACCATTATGTTTAAATATTTTGATTCTGATGATCTGCTCATCATAATCAAATTGTCCATATAATGGGTCGTTGTCGTCGTATAATTCTTCGTATAATTGTACTTTAAAGGTGTGACATCCGAGAGTAAAGGTCTCCGGAATGTATGGTAATTTTTCATTAGCTATTACGTCTTTCATTTTAAATGTCCAAGTATAATGGTTTATAAATCTCTTTATAGTTATTATCTAATATAGATACGTTATATATTTCAGTATTATCTAATTTTAAATATTTGTCTTTGCAAGTATGTAAATGCCCACAAAATACATATCTAGGTTGTACTCTACAAATAGCATCTGCTAAAGATTTACCTCCAGCGTGAATAGTTTTTGGATTCCATTGACTAGGAGGTAATAAATCTAAATCCCCTAACATTGGAGTGTCGTGAGTTAAAATTATATCAGTATCTTCTGGAATATTATCATAATAACCTTTTAACCATTCTTCACTCTGCATAAATGACCAGTTACCGAACTTATGGCAGAAAGGAGAGCCATATATTTTATAATGTTTAAGACTCCTAGCTACATATTCATAAGTAGTTCCTGACAAATATGTAAGTTTAAAATCAGTTTTAGATTCTACTGCATGAATTATAAAAGAGGCTCTTTCTATAAGTTTATCGTGATTGCCTGCAACCATAATAACTTCATCACAAGGAAGAGAATCAATCCATTTTGTAAATTCATCTAAAAACCATAAGGTAGATTCAGCATTATCAAATTGAATATTTAAAGGAACAATATCCCCTGCTAATAATACTAACTCACAAGGTTCAACTTTTGGTAAATGACCATGTAAGTCACTTAGTGCACAAATTTTCGTCATTATAATAAAGAATTTTTTATTTCATTATATAGGTAATTATCATATTCATTTAATACTTCTGAATTTAATTCTTTTATAATAGGATATAAGATATACCAATAATATTTAACATCCAAAATATCTATAAAAGCATTTATTTGTGCTCCATATCGAGGACAATTAAGTGAAAATAATTTATAAACACTAGGAAATCTTTGTCTATCTGCTATTTGCCAATCTTCTATAAGAATTTTAGCTAATTTATGTAAAGATATTTTAGCATATATATAATTCTTAAGTATTCTTCCATTATTTCTGTCAGCTGTAGAGTTCATTAATATAATTGTTTAATAGAGTCATCTAAATCATCTCTTCTAGCTTTAAAGCTAGGCTGCAATGGAATACCATCTTCAGAATAGTAGAAAAATTTACATTCTCCAAAATGTCCTTTATATTCGGTATCAAAATTTTCTACATAATATTCTTTTAAAGCTCTATCTCCCCAAGGCTTAGCTTTAAAAGTTCTACCATCAGGTAATTCCATTATAAATACCATATCTTCAGAACCTCTTAGCCCTAATTCATAATCTACAATCTTAAAGCAGTCATCTTTGTAATTCTTGAATTTCAACATAATGTTCTTCCTAGATCCGAACTCATACATACCTTCTGGGTCTCTACAAACAACTCCTTCCCAACCTTCAGCTACATATTTATCATGTAATTTCATAATATTATTATATCCAGTAACTTTTATTTGAGGTAATATTTGTAAATGTAATTCAGAATCACTAAAATCTTTGTTAGGATTAAATCCAAGTTTAAGATACTTAGCTATTCCAATTAACATTTTTAACCTAGTTTTAAAAGGTATGTTCGGAACCATTATATCATATATAAAATACTGTAATTCATCACAATCTACAGCATTCTTTTCCATTCTAGCAGCACTATTTATTTTAGCTAGACTCCAACCATGTTTATAAAGCTCACCATCAAGTTTAATTGACGGATGTTCCTTAAAGAATTGAATTAATAGTGGATGTTTTCTTATGTGAGTAGTTCCAAAATCGTAATCTCCACCTCCTCTAGAAGCAGATTTTATTTCTTTACCATCCCAATAAAAAGAACATCTAAGTCCATCTACTTTTCTACTAGCATAATAGTAAGGAGTGTTATCAATAGTTTTCCTAGCTACTTTACTAGCTTGTTTAGCTAACATATGTTTAGGAAAACCATTACCATCAGTATTATACTCAGGAAGAAAGTTTAAAATTATTTTCTCATCTTTATTATCAGGATCTTCTTCAACTTCTTTATAACCTTTATCCTTATATTCTTTAAGTTTGGAGTTAAACTGAAGTTGTGTTTGTTCCCTAAGAGTTCTACTGACTAATCCTTTCTTTATAGGAATATCTGGATGGTCCAGTCTTTTACCATTTAATTGCCAAGACTGTCTTTTAATAAGATAGGCATGAGCGGAATCACTCCACTCATACCATAGTCTTACACATCTAACTTTACCTTTAGCATCCTTAGATACTAAATAAGCATTTGTTTGAAATTCTTTTTCAAATAAGTCAGACACGGTTCAATTTCTTTAAAGCATCATAAAGTTGTTCTGGTGTTTCCACTTTTACAGTTTCATTATCTATAATCCACTCTTTTTCTACATCTTCATATAACCACCATTCTATATCATTTATAGTTTCAACATCATTATTAGCTAAAGCTCTTACTAAATCAGTTATAATAAATGTTGTAGATTCCCCTATAGGAGATTCTCTTAATACACAATTTAAAATATCCTCAAGCTCCTCTAATTTCTTATAATAATTTAAAATATTACGTAAAGAATTACAAAATCTTTCCTTATCATAAGTTCTGAAAGTATCATAAGAATCTTCTGCTCCTTGTAAATAGTCTGATACTACAGCTTCTACAGCATCTTGATGATCTTTTGAATCTAGTATTGTCTTATTAGCATACTGCTTGCCTAATACTCTTAATTTCTTTAAAAAAGATTCTTTACTTATCATTTTACTCCGGATTTACCATAACCACTATCAGATCTATCTGTTTCATCCAAAGAATCTGTCTCTATAAGATTAGCTTCTTCTACTTTATTGAGCACTCCCTGGGCAATTCTATCCCCTTGTTCAATTATAAAAGGTTCAGTACCATCATTCTTAAGAATAACTCCAATATTACCTCTATAAATTGCATCAATTGTTCCTGGAGTATTCAATACGGTAATGCCATGCTTCAAAGCCAAACCACTACGAGGACGAATCTGAAGTTCATAACCTTCAGGAATTGCCATATATAAACCTGTTGGAATAAGTACTCTACCTCCAGGATTAAGAATTATTGTAGTATCATTAAGCTTAATAGCATTAAACAAATAATTACTATTTTCAATTTCTTCTACATTAGCTCTGAGATCAAAACCTGCATCACCTTTATGTGCATACTCAGGAAGTTTATTACTAGATTTATTAATTACTGGAATATTAATAGTTGTGCTCATTTAAATAAGATATTAATTTAGAAATTACATTGTCTTTATCTTCTGCATAAAAGGCTTTAATAACCTTATCATCTTTTTTCACTAATGCAAATGGGGTTTGATTACTACCCCATTCTTGCTGTATCTTATAAGCTTTACTACGTTCTACTTTAGAACCTCTATCTAAGAATTGTAAAAAAGCTTCTCCATTATAGGAGTTTTTAAACAATTCTACTAATGCTGGATTATTATGAATCAATAATACATCAATCATAATAGCATAGTTATATCGCTTCTAGTTCTAGACATACTTACATATTGTAATTGTCTAAGAGTCTCTTTATCTTTAGCTCTAAAGATATCTTTCATATCTATAAATACATTATCATAAGAAGACCCTTGAGAACGATGAGTAGTAATAGCATACCCATATTTAAAAGTAGCTTTTCTTATACATCTGCCATCAGTAAATAAATCTTTAGATGTGCAAAAACTTCCCATTAAAGCATAATATATTCCCCACTTCTTTTTTCTATCGTATCCTTGAGAATTTATTGCTTCAGTTCTTATAGTTTCTATAACTATAGCTAAATCTTCATTACATTCTTCTGGAGCTAATAGTGGAATTTCAAAAGAGGCATTGTTATATTCGTCATATAGTTTAACTATATATCCTTTACACTTAGTATAATATGGAACATCAATAATAGTAGAAGTAAATTCTTCCACTATGTAATCCATAGAATTAGTTACTTCATAACCATCTTTTTTGAAATTCTCATAAGCCATTAAAATTTCTCCTTTATGAAGAAAATTATTATCATTCCATAAAAGTTTATGAATAGCTTTATTATAGTTATTTACACGAGCATTAGTATAAGCTAGAATTTTAGTATGTAATATATCCTTAGCTTCTATTTCGTGTTTAAATTCCGAAACTGCTTTTCTGCAAAAATTTTCTAATTTAGACTCTATAAAGAGACTTCCATCTTCACCTTCACAGTTGTCCCACTGTTGTATTGGAGACTCTCTAAGTGTCTGTAAAATGCTTTTAAGACCACTTTTTTCAGATTGTCTGTATATTTTAGTCAATCTAAATTGGTGTTTACATCTAAAGACTTTTGATTGTTCATCTTCTTTTACTGGATTTAACTGAGCATAATCATCACAAAAGATAATCATAGTGCCCATTAAGCTACATTTTTCTACTAATAAATCATATAAATCACTACTTACCATAGATGCTTCATCGCAAATGACAATTCCATCATATGGTATAGACATTTTTTTATCATTAGTAGCAAAGAATCTTAATTCTCTGATGTCCAGTTTAAGAATATCTACTTTAGGAGATAACGCTAACATACTATGAAGAGTAGTTGCATCATAATCATTATACTTTTTAAGTACTAAAGCTGCTTTATGAGTAGGAGCACATAGCTTAACTGGGAAGCCTTTGGTATTTATCCACTCTAAAAGAAAGCTAGTGCAGAGCGACTTGCCACAACCAGCAGCGCCTCCTAAATTGATAGGATTTAAAAAGTCTTTTTGTTTGAAATTATCTAATATAATATCAATTATATCGTGCAATACTTGTAATTGCTCTTCTCCTAATGTTATCTGTTTCTCTTCTTCGATAAATCTTAACCAATTATTTTCTTTTACAAAAGGATTATCTATCATACTAGGTCTTTCTGGAGACCCATCGAAATTATCTATATAAATTAATTCATCACTCATATAAATATATTCTTTCTCCTTTAGGAGTAAGAAATCCCTCAGTAAAAGCGTTTATTTTTTCTTTATTACAATTCTCCCAAGTATTTCTATTTATAGCTTCTTTAAGGGATTTATTATAATAAATTATATCTAAGATTGTCTCCCAATATACATCGTTATTATTAGTTTGAAAAGTTAATAATAATTGATATTTCTTAAATAATTCTAAATTTATTTGAGGAGTAAATTCAAATCTAGGACTATTATATTTATCTTTCCAAGTAACGTCATAACTATGTAACTCAATCCATTTATTAGGAAGTCTACAAGGTAATCCTGATATTATAGGTCCAAAATAAATGGAAGGTTTAGGAATTCTAAACCATTTCCTAACCTTCCACCATGTTCTAAGAGGATTCTCCATCAGCACGTCTTAAATAAGGTATTAATCTATCTTCTATTGTTCTATAAAAAGACGGACTAACATCATCATATACCAGAGTCCCATATAAAGCTTGAATAATTTCTTCTTTATTTAATTGCCACTCTTCCACATAAGATAAAGTGGACTTAATAGACATATCAGAATCAGTATGTAAGAATTTTATATAATCAAATATATCTTTAATACTTACATCTAATTCATCTGTTGTGAGATATTGATATGAAATTTTCATGATTCTAAAGATAATTTAGTTATATATTGTGTAACATCGTCTATAACTTCTCTTAGACCAGAATCTGAGGGGTTATTATTTTTATAACCCCGTAATTTTAAAAATCTATAAGTATAAATGCGAGCTTCTGGCATCCATTTATTAAATACTTCTACATTAGATAATGTTGGAGGGAATAAACTTCTAATCCAATCCCAATATTCAGAAGTATCTATCTTTAAAGTTCCTATGAATTTAATTTCCATTCTTTTAATTCATTATTTTCAGTATCTAACACAAATGGTTTACAACAATCTAGCATCGCATATTTATCTGTAATTAAAGGTTTAGTTCTACCTCCCCAAGAGTGTCCAAATATTTGGTAATAATCTTTATATGGAGTTTGCAGTTGAAAATCTTCTAAATCATTCCAGACACAAGAGCCATATTTATTATACCCTCCTCTAGAATAAGGGATATGATCAAGAGCACTAAGATTAGTTATATCTATATTATTTAAGTCTTTTAATTCTAGATTATTATAGTCTATCCAATCTTTAGTAATACCTGCATGAGAGAATAAATATTTATGAGGCTCTTTAGTAGTTAAATCTTCATATATGTAATATAATTGAGGATTTAAACTGCTAATTAACTCTTTTACTTCTTTTTGTTCCCAATAATCAAATCTGCATTTACCATTTCCATTGAAATATGGAAGCTCATGATTACCTAATAGGCATATAACATCAGAAATCTTACGTCTATTCTCTACAAAAGCAACTAATTCTTTAAGATTAGTTAAAGATTCTACTTTATCAGGTTCTTCTACTATATATTCTCCATAAGGGTCGTGATAATCCCCTAAGAATATAATTTTACCTATCCAATTATTGCATGGTTCTTTCCAAAAACTACGACCGTGAATATCCCCTAAAATTAATATTTCACTCATTCAAATACCATTCTTTAAATTTTTCTAAAAACTTATCTCCAGTAACTAATTCTGTAATATCTTCGCAATCTATATCTCCATTAGAATAATCATAAGGGGAAGCTTCTTCAATTAATTCTTCTATATAATTTTCTATATTGTCTTGAATGCCTTCAATAATCTCGTCTATGCTATCGTCTTCACTTCCTATATAGGTGCGATATATGTAAAGTAAAGCTGAGTAAAGGGTATCTTCTTCAACAGATACTTGTCAAATTTCACTCCATATTAAATTTATCATTTTTGAAGTTCTTTTAAACACTTAGTATAGTAATCTATTAATTTATCTCCTATTATTTCTTTTAGCTGTTCAGCAATATCTTCAGGATACATATTCTCTACAACATCTGATTCTATATCAAAATTTTGTATAAAAGCATCATACCAAGAATCGGATTCACAGAAAATATCGTCTACTATATCTTTAGCAGTAACTTCTTCTACTCCTCCATATGCCTCTATAATATCATCTTGATCGATATAATCTTTAAACCATTCAATTATAGAGTCTACATTATAGCTATATTCACTAGCTACATTTATTTGTTTTTGATATATAAAATACATATTAATATGGCTTAAACCCTTGTTTTACTAACTTACCTTCTTTATATTCAAATGTTCGTTCGCCTCTTACTGAATCATCAGGCTCCTCTCCTTCATAATAGTATTCACCATCTTTGAAAAATATATCATATTCTACGATAGTACAATTATAAGGAAGCCAATCTGCATCTAAGTTTTCTTCAGAAGGTATATAAACATCATATATTGATACAGCTTCTTTAGTAGTATAATAAACATCATCATACTCTTCAAAAGCTTTCAAATTATAAGAAATATCAGTAATAGCCTCATCATCAAATTTTCCGTATAACTTCATTACAGTAAAGATTTAAATATTTTGACAATAGTACTCTTCTGAGCAGTAGGAAATCTACTTTGAACATCTGCAATAACACCTTTAGTATCTTTAATAGTAAGAGTTGTTGCTTCCATTAATTCAGCAATAAGTTCTTCAATCTCCTTCTCTGAAGGTTCTTTAGGCATCATCTTTTTAATACAATCAAGTTCTTTAGACTCTAAACGAGCTAAGTCCTGACGACCTGCATTTGTATAGAGAACTATAGACTTTTCACGCTCTTTAGCCATTTTCTGAAGAACTTCTAATTCGGAAATAGGCTTTTCAGAGTGCTTATTATTAACTAGTGCAGCCTTAATCAATCTAGCAGTTTCCAAAGTAAAAATATTAGAAATTTTTCTAGACTTAATAATCTCGTCAATATTCTGTTCTAATTCTGTCTTATTTTCTTTCATCATTAATCGTGATATTTTTATTAACCATCCAGTTTATATTGCTTAGATCAAAACTCATAGAATCTAACCAATCTTCTATCTTACTATCATACCCTTTTCCATTAGCCCATTCCGTAAGAGTTATATAGTCGGAATCTTTGCCTCCATATGTGTATTTCTTAAGATCATCAGTAATCTGACTCACCTCGTCACTTCCATGATTTAACTTATTAAAACCATAAATAATTAATTCTTTAAAATCTTTTTCTTCTTGTTCTGTTAAATCTAAAGGTCTTTCACCTACCCACATAAACTCATAAACTCCTTCATGTTTATTATACTCAAAACTTGCTATAGCATAACAAGTTTCAGAATTTTTAAAGCAGCTTTTATGTATTTTATGCCAGGAAAAGTTTGGGTCTCTGTACCAATCATTATCTATTTTTATAAAATCAGACTCATGACCATAATAACAATTAGGCATATATCTATTTATATGGTAGGCTTTAATTTCAGGAGGATTTTTTAAAAGATAGGTAGCGACCTTAAATTCTAAATTATTTATTCGTTTAGTCTCTATCATCTTCTACATTAATTTTACCCTCTTTAATCATAAATTCTATTTCATCTTCTCTGTAACCAAGAACATCACATAAATAAACTTCTACATCATTAATATCATCTGGAACTGTTACTAAGTCAACACTTCCTACACCGTAATTTAAAATTGCACACTCCATAAAACTAAAAAAGGAGGCTTATTCAGCCTCCTTCCAAAATATATCAGTACACCATATCATTATATGGGCATTTCTATCTATCTTATAAAATTTTTGATTAGTATTCGGATTATTTAATGGTCCAAATTGTTTTATGTAAGGGCCCAGCTTAACATAATCAAAATTATCAATATCTATAACACTATCAGCTAATTCTTGTTTACCACTATACCATCCAATATGTAATTCGGGATAATTTTCTCTAACCCATTTAGCTAATTTATTTATTTCTTTTGGATCAGAATCTCCTCCCATAAATCCTACTAATGTAATTCCTTTATTAGATTCAATTAATCCTTGGAGTCGTTCCAATGATAGTACTTCTCCAATATCTTTTGACAAATAAGGTGAGTGGCAACCTTTACAGTTTATTTTACATCCTGTAATATTTATACATAATGAAATTTCATTAGGAAATTCAGCAAATGTTACTGCTGTATTTAAATATTTTAACATATTTTTCTAATAATTCACGTCTATAATCTTGAATATTTTCTACATCTAATAAAATTTCTAAATATTTAAAATCTTTTTCTTTTTTAAAAGATATTGCTTCTTCTAAAGTTTTAAAATTTTTATTTTCTTTTTGGTATTTTCTTCTTAGTCGTACACAAAAAGTTTTAGACGGTGTTATGTAAATACCTTTACCTAAAGTAGAAAGAAATGTATTTATATGGGGAGGTATTAAAATACAAGTTTCTGCAGAATATATTTTATTCGGTAAATTTTTTAATGAAGAAAGACAATCTTTATCTAATTCTAAAACTCCATAAGGAGGGTCTCCATAATTATTTATATACCAATTTTTAAACTTAGAATAAATTTTAAATTCTTCTGATACTTTTACTCCCTTAGCTCCATAGCGAGCATATCTTGCATCATTGGGGTCATAACATCTTCGTTCCATATCTTTCCAAACAAAATATATATTTTTATCTGCATTTTTTTCATCATAAAGAAACCCATATTTATCTGGTTTTCCTGGGTTATGTACATTACCCTTTGAAAAATTATCTTGTCTAACATATAATTTCTTAGTGTATCCTTCAAAATGAGCTTCCCATAAATATCTTGCTCTCTCTTTTTTATCTGATTTTTTATCTATAATTAGATAATCACCACAATTTTGTAAAAATTTTTGTCCAGTATAATCCATATTTCATTATATTATTAATCTTAATATAATTATTTATATGACTATACAAAATAAAAATTTACAAAATGTGGCATTTCTTATTATTTAAGCATAAAATTCTTTAATTTTATCTTCTAATACATTAGCAGTTAAAACTCCAGAAGTTCTTCCTACCTCTATATCATCTTTTATAAATATAAGAGTTGGAAGATTTCTAATATTATATTTAAGAGTAGTTTCTTCCTCTGTCTCTATATCTACTGTAGTTAAAGTAATATCAGTATGATTTTCTAATACTCTTTTTAAAATAGGTGCTAAAGCTTTACATTGTCCACACCATTCTGCTTCAAATTTTAATATTTTTTTCATTGCGCTAATTCTATATTAATTTCTAATTCATTCTTTCTACTTCTAGTACTACCTTCTAGTTGTCTAGCAGCACTCCAGTTAGAAATCTTTGTTAAATCCTTTTATACCCTCTCTTTCGAGATATTTAATTTATTAATAACATACTCTTTTATTTCAGCTTTACGTTTCTCTGAAATTTTATCAAATTATGTTAATAATAAGGGAGTGGACTATACCATCAACCCATAGGTTGCGCATTGGTAGTCTCTGAGACCCATAAATTAACAATTTATATGTCTGCTGATTGCCCAATCCTAAGACTTGTTCATCCTTGAAAATATTTCAAGTATACTCAGGCTCTAAGGGGTTTCCAGCATATTCTGCGTTTACTACATAATATTACTATTATGTGGGGCGTTTACATTCACCCAATAATTCTATCCCATAGACTTACATGAGTACTACCACATTTAGGACATTTACTAAATGGCTGTTTTGCTATAAAATGACACTCTTCACATTCACAATTAGGAATATTAAAAGTAGCATATTTACAACCTACTTTAGCCATAAATTTAAGTAAATACTCATATTGTTTCTGACTCAAATGTTCAGATAAATTAAGATGACAAGCAGAACCTCCATCTAATTCATCAGCAGCGAATTCAGAACTATGAAGTATAATTTTATCAAGTATACTTATATGTGTATCATTAGGTTTAAATATATAACTAGCATACAGATTAGTATCTGTAGGAATCCAATAGCCATCAGCTTTATCTCTATTATAAAGTTTTACTGAAGCACTTTCTGCCATTCTGTTACGCTCCTTCTATAGAAGGAATTTCTAATATTTTATTTAATTCCTCTATTGGCGAAGGATGATTAATAATATAATATAAATCTTTGTTAGGACCATATTCACCAAATAATTCTTGTTCTTTTTTTATTCTAGCTAATACGGCTTCAGCATAAGTAAAATAATTTCCAAGATGTATACTTTTATAATTATACATTATTCTAGCCGTCCATTTTTTATTTACTTTAAGCCAGTTTACTCCTTTAATTTTTTGATTTAATTTTGTTCCTCTGTTATTATAAGAATTTTCTTTTTGAGTACAAACTCGAAGATTTGAAAGCCTATTATCTAAAGAATCCCCATTAATATGGTCTGCTACTTCATCAATATTATATTTTTTATCGTGAAGATGCATTATATATCTATGTACAAAGTATTTTTTACCAGAACCTTCCTCATTTTCTATTCCTGAAAATGCTGCATATTCTTTAATACCACTTTTTCTTATATAGATTTTATGTTTTTTAATGTCAGGTAAAAATTCTAAGTCAACTTTGGTGCTAGCTTTATAATTACCATTTTTATCAAAACATTTTATTTCTACATAATCTTCATGAATAACATATTCATTAGCGTCGTATATAGTTCTATCTCTAATAGCCCCATGCCTAGTTATTTGGATATAATGCTTACTACAATACGGGGTTCCCTCAAAAGAAGCCATTTTTAAATCTCCACAAATACTACATTTTTCTAAAGGCTTTTTGTGTTTTCTTTTAGAAGTATCGGTGATTTTACCATATTTATTTAATTGGTCATAGTGTTTTTCACAAACTATATAATCATTGAATCTTCTAAGTTTCCCTTCTTCTTTAGTACTTCCACATACTTCACAAACACATTCATCTGGTATTCTTTTTCTTACTCTTTTTTCTTTTACTAAATTTCTTACTTTTAAAATGTCTAATTTTTGTTCCATAAACTATAATTTTTATATTTACTGTTATAGAACAACTATAGACCCTCATCCTCGGGAATCAAAATTATTTTGTATATTATATTATTAACGGAGAAAATTCTTCGATTTTCTCTCTCTATGTTACCATAGAGTTCGGACTATTGCATATTTTAAATAAATTTATTTAAAATTCTCTTTATTTAGTCTCTCAGGCTGCCCATAATTATAATAATTATTGCTTGCCCCTCGTTGTCCTTAATTTAAGGAGTTTCGAGTCAATTAAAAGAGATTTATAGTGCCCACACGTCTAGGCACTTGTTCAGTATTAAATTGAGCTGTTTTAGTTTTATGTTTCTTATTCTGTTCTTTTATAGTACTAAATATCAATCTACAGAATGTCTTATAATAAATATTATTATTACATTCCATTCCTAAGTATTCAGCAGCCTGATTTAAGCCATTAATTCCAATAGTTAAATACTGTTTATCAAGATTAATAAAACCAGCATCATAAGCAGCATATAAATGATGATCTTTGCACCAATGCATTAAGTCGTTATAAGCATACTGATATAAATAAACTCTTTCAAGAATATTTTCTATATATTTCTTAATTCCTTCTTGGAAGTCTTTATGTGTAATCCAATCTACTGGGAAACAACATTTATTGGTATCAACATCAATATGGTCTTTATAATCAGACCAAGTATGCTGCCAATCTTGAATAATTCTATTTAAATCAAGAGTAATAACATTTTTACTACCAGTCATTATACCTATTTGACCATTAGTAGTATTAAATGTATTTTCTTGTACGGCATTCTGTAAACGACAACATGAACTTAAACTATCTACACTACGAGACAGATAAGTAAAGAAAGAATTTCCTTGAGCATATTCACTGCATGTAAAATGGAAAGTATCTAAATCTTTAAAATTACCTTCCTTATCTGTTAAGCAAGCATAACTACACACAGGAAATGTTAAGACACATTTTAATCTTTCTTGATTTAACCAATGTAAATAACGTTTTTGTAACCAATTAGTAGAATTCCATTCTGGCTTTGTTCCATCTGGAAACACAAATTCTCCAAACATACCTTCAAAGAAATATTTATCGAAGAATGAAAAATTTGTAAATGGGGACTGCATTCCTCTAGCTCCTGCTATTTGATTAATGGAATAAGTTACCTGTTGGAAATATTGATCAATTTGACTGCCAATAGTTTTTTGTTTTATACAATAGTCTGTAGTTATTTTTACACTTGGTTTGAGATAATAATTATTTCCCCATTCTTTTCTACAGAAATAATCCATATACATCAGAAACTCAGGAGTAGCTACTGCTCCTTTAATTTCAGAGGCTAATGCAAAGTTTAAATTTACATAAATACCACAGAATGAATCAAGGTTCTTTGGAACAGCTGATTTACCTCCTAACTTCTCTAATCCAAACAACAAGAAAGGATACATAGAAGCTGCCATACAATATGGTTCCCCTACTTGAGAAGATGAGTCATGAGGATACAAAATAGTTTTAAAGTCATTCCTCATAACTTTTATATTAAAGTTAGGGTCTCTCTTCTTTACAAAACTTTCCCACCATTCTGTATTAGTAAGTTTATTATCGACTTTATGTATTTCAGCGTTTAATACTCCAATACCTTTAGTTCCAACATTACTATTATCATCAATAGTAGCATTAGCAGTATTATCAGATTTTACAAAATTATGAATAAATTTAATATCCCTAGTAGCATGATTTCTAATATCTTCACGTTCTTTACGATATAGAATATATTTTTTAGCCACATCGTGATATCCTAAATCCATTAAGAGTTCTTCAATTTGGTCTTGAATATCCTCAATAGATTGATCTTCAGTCTCTACTACAGAATTAGTTATCTCAGTAACTGCTCTGTAAATATCTTCGTCCATTGTTTTACTAGAATTTTGGGTAATTCCAAAAGCCTTTAGTACAGCATCTCTAATTTTGTTTCTGTTAAACTCTTCTTTAATTCCGTCTCTCTTTATTACCATAAATAACATTTATAAATTAACATTTTAAATCATCTACGAAATAAGCACTATAATACTAGTACTGAACTAATAATATAGTGCTTATATAGTTATTTCAAAATATTATTTACAAAGTTAAAATGCTGTTTACTAGTAAAGTTTTCTCAACCTGATTCATAATATCCTTTTTCATAGAATCAGTTATAATTTGAGTGAATGCATTATATACAGTAAACATATTTGCGTTATCATCTGATATAAGATATGGACTATCTTTTTTATCAAATAATAATTTATAAGCATCAATAGGAGTTGATGTGGCTAATTTTACTTTACCAAAACCATTATCAACAGATTCAGACATACAGTTACGAATCCATCTACCCAAATGTTCATTTACAAAACTTTTATTAGTATAGTCAAAATCTGTATCTGCAAAACGTCTGAGAGTAACTCCTATCTCTGTAGTTTGCTCTACAAGTCTTGTAATTGGTTTAAAATTAATTGGAGTCTCTGGTTCTATTTCATTAACTACTAAACTATCTGGATTAAATACACAAAGATTCGTACATGCAGAATTCAGAGCACCTGAATACATTTTTACAACAGCTTTTCTAGTGTCTAGACCATATACCATACCAATTACCTGCTGATGATTAGCATATTGATATTCATTTGGTAATACTGCTTCTAACCATACTCTGTTAAAAGTTAAATCAGCAGTATCTATATCACCATTTTTATTATAAGTGATTTGATCAGGTAATTTTACATGTACTCTAATATCAGAAGTTAATTTTTGAACTCTTTCCAGAAAAGGCTCAATATATCCTCTAGTAGGAAGATAATCTTTACCCTTAATACTAGTAGCTTTTCCTTTTAATACTTCTTCTAAAGTAAATTCAGTTGGCATTCTCTCCATTATATGTGAAAAACATTATGTTATCAATAATTTCTTTATCTAATAATTTTTGTACTAAATTATGAGGAGTATCTTCCGCATAATTAACTTTATTTATATCTACACTAGTAATATATATCCACTTACTCCCGTTGTATAATATTTGCCCACAGGGATATGAATTTTTATAGCAGATAAGTAGTGTCTTGTTATCTTTAGTAATTTCATTAGTTACCATCTTAATGTAGTGAGAAACTCTTCATCAGATACTTCTTCAAAGTCTCCGTCTCCGTAAATAACATCTGAGATATTATATTCTACTATTTTAAACTCTGGTTTGCCATGACTATGCCAATATTCTGTAACATGTTTTGCATTACAATTGGGACTAGGACCTAATGCAATACTACAAGAAAATTTATTAGTTTCATAGCAATGTCCTTTATAAAAGTTTTGACATTTCTTTATATAGTCAATAATAGTATTAACTTCTTCTGGGCAAGTAATAACTTCTTTTAGTGGGAGAACTTTTTTATAATCTCTATAAGCAGGTTTATCAGGAGTAGCTTCTTTATAATCATCTTCTATACCTCCTTCTAAGAGTTGCTTAATTAATATTTCAAAAGTATCATCCCAAGTATCCTTAATACCATATGCATACATATAAGTGTCTCTTATATAATTAAAATTATCTTGAGATAAATAATGTCTAGCATATAAAGGATCTTTTTCACTATCTTTAAATCCATTCTTAATAAGCTCATCCAAATCTATAGAAGGCTGAGCCCATCTATACATTTCTACAAAACACTTATGTAAAGCTTCCTGTAAAATGTCTTCTCTGCTAATCATCGTTGTTAGTATAAAATTCTAATAATTTAAAACTATCTGCTATATGTTTAATATCTATTAATTCATTGACTACTTCTAATAATGTATCTTTACATGTATCAAATTGAGCATTATCTATATTGTTATAAAAATACCACAACTCGGTATCTGAGCAATATGAAATTCTTCCTACAGCCATACCTTCTTTGTAAACAATAATTATGCCTTTATAATCATTAGTAATAGCTGCTAAGTCTATAGTGTGTTCACTATTTTTAGGAATAGTAATATATTTCATTATTTAAAAATCAACTAATTTAAAACTATCGGCGTAATTACTAGCTATTACGTTTCTTAGTAAAGCTAATAAATTTTCGTCTCGTTTGTAACTACAGTTTATAGTAATATCATCTAAGTATACCCACTCATTATTATCATCGTCATATCCAATAAATCCTATTGGTTTATTACCTTTGTATGCTAAGATAATACCTTCAGTATTTGTATCTATAGCAGAGATGTCTATAGATTTATCAGATGTTTCTGGAAGTCTTATGTCCTTCATTAATTATTTCCTTTAATAGTTCCCATCAAAATATCTTTATCTTTTACAATAGTATAATTAATACTCCATTTAGTATGTCCAAAATTAGCTGTAATATAATTACTACTACCATACATACTACCTACTGATATATAATCAAATCGTTTACCAGTAGTATAAGCATAATTATGTAAATCACCTTTTACTACATAAATATGAGGACTACATATACCTTTTTCTGCTATATAATTAGCAAAGAATAATTCAGTCTGAGGATTTAAAGTAAGAGGAAATTGTCTAGTCTGAGAATTATTATCTTTACCATGAGCATATAGGAACTGATGATCTCCAATGATAAAGTTATCAATAGGATAGTTACTAATATAACTCTTAATATTATATTTAGTTAAATATGCAGCTAAGAGTTTTTGATTTAACCATTCAAAATCCCCACCATGATTAGATTCTCCTATAGAGAGATAATTAAAATCTTCACTTTTTACTTTTACTGTGAGAGTAGCAAAGAACTCCATCATACACTCTATAAATGCTTCACTAATTTCTTTATTATCAAGAATCTCAGGAAGCTCATGACCTCCTCTAGTAGTTTCTTTATTGAATCCATCAATAGAATCTCCAAGATTAACTACATATACAGAATGATATTCTTGTCCCACAAAAGATTCCACAATTCTAGATAATCTAGATTTAATTTCTGGAACATCATAAGAAGGTAACTGTACAAAACTACTATATTTAGCATTATAAGCTCCGATATGTAAATCAGATAACCATATAATTAAATCAGGATATTTTGCTTCTTTATTATTAATATTTACTGGAAGCTCTTTATAATCCTTTACTGTATTTTTAATAGTATCTTCTATAAGTTCCCTATTTAAAGACTTAGAGGTTTCCTTAGTTAACTTAGTAACTAAAGCTCTTAAATCCTTTACCTCATCTTTCTCTATTCTTTTTAAGAAATCATTCTCTTTTTCCCTAAGATGCATTTCTTTTAATTCATCCTCAGTATATTCTTCATACATATGAGGAGCAAATGGAGAGGATGCTTTAGTAATATTAAAAGCTCGTAAAATTCTTTTAAAGTCAATAAGAGAATAATCTGGGAAATATCTACTGACAATCTGCTGGGTTAAACCAGAACCGTAATAAGTATACATTCTATATACACTATTCATTTCGTTTCTAGTAAAGACTCCTGTGATTGCGGGCTTATTTCTTCTGAAAATCTCAAACTTATATCCAGTAATTTTACCAGTCTCCTTATCTCTTATTTCCCAAGTATTAGAAGCATCATCTGTATCTTTCTTTACTTCTTTTTTCTTAGTATCCTTTAGTCTATCATATAATTCCAATATCTTCTTATCATCTTCATCTTTATTTTCTTTCTTTCTAAGATTTCTCATTGTAATATATACAGTATTTATATTTTTTCCTGATATAGTACACTGAGCTTTTAAAGAACGATTATTATTAATTGCATCATTAAAGAACTTAATATAAGAAGATTTTGTTGCTTGTTTCATACTTTTTTAAAAATTAGATAGCTGTTACGCCTTTATAAATAAAAGTATCTAGTAAAATAAAAGGTATCTAAATTAAAAAAGGCAGATACTCTCGCGAGCACCTGCCTTACTTTAAAAATTATGAATAAAATTAAAATTCCAAACCAAAGAACATATAGCGACCATTCTTAGTACTCTTAGATGGAGTATAAGTTACAGTAGCTACTACTGGGTCAGAGCCAATAGACTCCTTACCCTGAACGATATCGATCTGACCCTTAAAGCCCTTCTTAATAAGTTCCTTAGCCATTTCCTTAGCTGCGGTCTTAGTAGGACGAATAACCTTTGTATCTGGCTCAACACGACCAGTATCGTTACCATCCTTATCAAGAATTGGCTCGCCAGCCTTCTCATTCTTTACACGCTCAGACTTCAAAGTCTTCAGTACTTCCTTTGTATCGTGGTCTACCAAATCAAACTTCTTCTGAGTATCACGCTTACCCTCAGTCTTAATATCAACAACCTTCCAAGGACGCTCACGTGTACTTATAACAGCACTAGAAAGAGTTACAATGAAACCACTACCAGGAGCATTCTTAGTCTTTTTCTTCAAATACTCCAGCTTAAATTCCTTCTCATCATTAGAAGTTACTTTAGCATTCTTCTCATGGAACTTCTTCCATGCCTGTGTTGCATCACCATTAATATGAAAATTCTCTTTCTCTACCTGTGCTACTGCTGCTTCCTTTGTTTCTGCACTTACTTCAAAACTCTTAAAATTAAAAATTTCACTCATTTTCAAAAATATATTAACATTAATTCTTATTATCAAATCATCTGCGATGTTTTTTCTTTATCTTTGTAAGGCTAATATAATCTATATTTTTTGCCTCCAAAAAGAAAATTATAAAAAAATTAATTTTTTTAGAATGGAAGAAATTTTCCCATTAATTCTCTTATTTTTGTTGGCATATCTTTTGGTTGCACGCCAAATGTTGGAAAATCGGTACATCCATATGAAAAATCCTCAGTGATGATAGCAATAGCTTGTATTATATCTTCATCAAGACCTGTTTTTTCTGCTAATTTAGCAGTTACTTCATAATAAGTAACTCCAGGTTTTTTCTTCTTCATAGAATTTACCATATATCCAAGTAATGATATAAGTGCAAATTTTAAATTTATACTTTCCCCTAAAGACCCTAAACTAAAGTATTTACGATATAAATCGGAAAGTTTAGTATAATCAGGTCTCTTGAGTAATTCCGAATCCCTCATAACCATGCATACAATAGAATGCTACTAATTTAAGAAGATGAGTAAACTCTTTAAATCCTTTATTAAAAAGTTCTCTAGTCATAGGAACTACTTTAGTATTAAAATTTGGAATAGTTTCTACTACTAAGAAATTACTTCTAATTTTAGGATTCTCAATGTTATAATTCTTCTTAGCAGCCATAGTTAATAACCAACTATATAAAGCCATCTCTCTATAATAGTGATATTTAATAAGAGCTCCTTTAGCAAAGTTATTTATTAAATCTCCTGTGGTTTTTAAATCATTTACAGTGATTATTCCTTCTTCTTTATCTATACTATAATTATCAAGTTTAGACTTAATTTTTAGTATAAAAGGTTTATGCTCTGGAGCCTCTACTAAAACATCTATAAGGAAAGCTATCTCATTACCAATAATTGGTTGTTCTAGTAATCCTTCAGGGTTTAGTAAAGATTGAATTTGTGTATCACTATCTAGAGACTCTAGACAGACTTTCAGTTTAGCATGATTTTTAGGATCTGTAAATACTGGTGTTCTAGCATCATTATTTTCTTTTTCAAAAGCTTTTCTATCACACCAGTATTGAGCACAGTCTGCTAACACTTTTTCTATTTTTTTATCTGACATTTTATCTTTATAATAATCACATTTATCAGATGCTTCTAATATAATATCATTAGTAACATTGATACCTTGTGTTTTCTTATAAATATAGTCTGCCATTGACCCCATTTTAGCAGTAGGTCTGCTAACATCTGTTAGAAAGAAGTCATCAGGTTGTAAAACTAAAGTATGTAACCAACTACCAAATTCCAAACTAGTTGTATTTAACTTAGTCTTACCCCAATTATCAAAGAACTCTGTTGGAGAACCATCTTGATCTGGATTTATCTTAGATAATCTAGAGTTTGAGATATAATTATTATACTTTTCTGAGAAATAAGTATTATCATCAATATCTTCAACTCTTAAAGTCTCTATCAGAGGTTTAATAGAAATTTGACTTAATTTCACGTAAGTAATTGTTAAAGTCTTCCGACTCTTTTATACATTCATACCCATATTCTATCTCTTCTTTATCTAAACTATAAATCTTACCATAAGGACCCCATTTTTCATTAGATTCAGAAGCTATTAATAAGCAAGGCAATCCTGCTAGATTCATCTGAATAAAATTACTAATAGAATCATCAATGAAAATATCAACTCTACCTTTTATATACCGAGCTTTATTAGCACGCTGGCACAAGACTTGATAAACAGGTTTACTAGGATAACCATTATTCTTTAGCCATGTTTTACTATAGTCTTTATTGCATACTCTTTTAGTACAATATAATTCAGGTATAAAGTTTATTTTATTTTTTATTGGAAGATTTATCCACCATTCTCTGTCTTTTATTAAAACTTGTTGTACATTTTTTGTTATTTCTCCATCAGACTTAGGATATCCAAATCTTTTTAAATATGGATTCATAAACTCATTTAATGTATCATCTAAATCTAAACCAATTCTTAATTTCATAGATTAAATAATTCCTCAATATCTCTTATATATGTTACCCCAATACCTTTCTTAGCCAATTCAGCTCTGATATTTATCCAGCTATCATTGTTATCAAGAATAGCATATGTATTATCGTCTAAATTTAAGTACTTATCAACTTCTTCTTTAGCCTTTTCAACAGCTTCCTCATATGAAGATGCAGTTAACTTATGAAGTTTATTTTTATTACTCTGACAAATTGCAAAAATATAATTATTCATTTGGTATTGTTATATATAATTATCATTATAATAATAAATAATATCATTATGGTAATTGGGAGTGATAAAAATATTACCACTGCTAATGTTATCCAACTCCATAACAATATTCCAAAAATCTTAAGTAAAATTAATATTGTACTTATTATAAAATCTATTACTCCTAAAGCTAATAGTTCTCTCATATTAAATTATTACTTTTAGAATAACATTCTAATAAAGTATAAAAGAAATCCATAGGAATCATTGCTATTGCTCCTGGACTAACACTACCTTCTGTTGGAGCCTTCTTCCAGCATAGCACAAATGACTTGTCCTTATAAGGGCAAGAATTTTCTATCTTAAAATATGCTGGAGTATTAGCAGTATGTTTTGCTTGAATATTTATAGGTAATTTTCCAGACCTATCAATTATATCAACTTTATTATTATCTGTAAACTTACTCTCTCCTCTAGCACTTACACACTCAGTATACCCCATATCTCTAAGATGATGAATTATATCTGCTTCCCATGCACTTCCTTTATTTCTAGATTTTTTAGCTTGATAACTCTTCTTAGTATGGCTATCTATCCATTCATATAAAGTGCCATCAGCCATTTTTCCAGATTTATTACATCTAATTTTAAGAGCTGCTTGACTTATTTTAGTTTTCTCAGAGCATTCCTCTATAGATGTATAATCGTGCACATCGCCGTTTTTATATGTTATTCTAATAGCAGTATTCAGATTCTAATTACTTTTTGACATAGTTACTTAATTTTTTTATATAATACTTTATAAATTTTAAAGTATTCTGTCGACCATATTTTTTATAAAAATCACTTATATCTTTTACTTTGAATTTATGAGGTATAAAGAAATAAAGTAATTCTGGATGATTTCTTCTTATCTTAGCCATATTAAACATTCCAGGTCTATCATTATCATAAAAAGTTACTATATAAGTAAATCTTTCTTTTAGATCATTTAACATATTTTCAGATAACCATTGTGTTTCACTATTTGGAGCACAGGCTGTTACACCTAAACCTCTTAAACACATAGTATCCTTCATACTTTTAGTTATAACTAATAAAGTACCTTTTTTAGGTAACTGACTATAACCTTGAACCTTTTTAGAGGGCCAATTTGTTAGAAATCTATATTCCTTACGTTTAGGATAATAAATTCTCCACAATTCTTTACCTTGCATTGTTCCTCCATAATATCCGAAGATAAAGTTATCTTTAGTCTTTATAGTTTGAATATTACCATTTAAAAATACAGTACGACAAGAATATACTTTATATTTATTTAGTAATTCTAAAGAAACTCCTTGTTTACCCCACCATTTTAATTCATCTTCTGAGAAATCTTTTATTTCTACTCGTATATCTGCTGGCTCATTTGTTTTAACAAAAGAAGTGCTTGATTGTAATACAGAATGATAATTATTTTGTCCTTTTAATAAGCCAAAATCTTTAGCTATAATGTCTAATGCTTGATGGTATTTACAAGCATATTTAGTCATAACTACTGATATAAAGTTTCCATAAAAGCTCCCATTAAAATCATGGAATATAAGTTCTCCTTTAGAGTTACGAAAAAAGGAAGCCGTAGGATTTTTATCTTTACGTAAAGGATTACAAATTAATTTTTTTGAAACTTTTACGCCAAGATAATACTCCATATAGGCTTCCTCTGTGTTATATTTAAGTAAGTAGTCCTTAGTAATATCTGGTTTATAAGAAAAATCTAATTCCATAAAAACTACTTACTTTATAATTACTACATATCTGCCAGCATAGCATCGAAGTCTTCATCTTGAGCCTCCTTGCCTTCAGTAGAGTCAATAGATTTAGCCTCTTCTGAATCAGCTGCTGGTACAGGAGTAGTAGGCTTACGCTTCTCCATATCCTCTTTCTGCTTAATCTCATAACTAGAGAATGACAATTTATCTTCCTCTAAGCTAGCAAAATTATCACGGATATAGAACTGTCCATCACTATTAATAGCTCCAATATCAGGAATCTTAGCAAATACATTACCAGTTTCCTTTGAAATTCCCTTTTCATCCTTTTTCTTTTCCTTACGACCACTAAGCTTTAAATAAAAGTTTTTATTCATACAATGCTTAGTCAATACTGCCTGGAAAAGCTGCATGAATTGGTCAGTACTTTTACAAGCAGGAGCTTTAGTTATAAACAATTCTTTAGCTTTATCACCACCTACTACTGTTATAATATGCAGCATAAAACCTTTAAGCTGTTCAAATGCTGAAGGAAGTACATATGGGAATTCTACACCCTTAGAATCCTTTCTCTTACCCTCATATCTTTTAGCAGAACTTTCATTAGGATAAAACAATGATTCTTGATAAGTTCCTTGTTCTCCTTCAAAATGAAGTACCAGAGATTTCCAAGTTGTACTAGGGTCTTGTTTACCTTGACCTTCCTTAGTTTCTACACTTTTTAACTGAACGAGATAAATTCCATAAGGACGAAGACCTTTTTTACTTGTAGGATTAATATCACCAAGACCACCAAAATTTAAATTCATATTGCTATATTATTAAAGATTATCGAAATTAAAATCATTATCTGAGATTTCTGTATCATCTGCGTTGCCATCAATAAGACTAGCCATTTCGTCATCTAATTCATCTTCTGATGCAATATCCTCTGCTTCAGGAACTACATCTTCTTTAATCTCAGGCTCTCGATTACCTGTTAATATAAACAATCCATCAATTTTAGGATGTGGAGTGAAAGTAAACTCATTACCATGCTCAGCAAGGTTCTGGTTATTCTTTCCTCTATATGAGACTGCATTCTTCTGAGTTAATTTATTACCTGACTGCGTACCAAATGTTTCAGCAGCTCCGATAACTAAGCACTCCTTCTTATTAAGTTTCTGCTGTTTAATGTCTACCTTATCTCCTGGTTCTACACCAAGAGCCTCAACAGCAGCCTTATTAAGAATATACTTATTCTCCTCAAGAATTAATAGTGGATTAGGATTTGTATCATCTACTTCTGAATCTTTCTTTTTAGAAGAAGACTTACGAGTAGACGGCTTCTTTACAGAATCATCCTTCAATTCACGTGTATCAGTAAAAATTTCTCCAGTTTCTTCATTAAGCCACTCGGACTTAATTGTCATTTTAATTAGCTTCATTTAAAATATTGTCATCATTATTGGTTTCATTATGGTCATCTGCGATTTCTTCTTCTTCCTCACCATATTCAAAGTTATGGATAGTATCTAAAACCTTCTGCATATTAGGTTCAATCAGTTTATCTTTAAAACATCCATCAACACTACGACAAGTATCGTTACCATTGGTTTTGGTTCTAAAGAAATAACTAATATTGCCCTCATCATCAACCTGACGTTCAGTATATAAAATATAAGAAAATAAACCATCAATATTTACAGTTCTATCCAACATTTTACCACTAGAATATAACTGCCAATGTTCATCGAGGTCAGTACCAGCATTAATAATATGACTAATGAATACTACATTAAGATCTTCACGCAGTTCACTAGCTTCCATGATTAAATCATAGTAATTTTTAGCAAACACAACGTGCTTATCCCAACCTTTTTCAAGGGCAGAATCCATTATATTATTTGAAAGACAATAGTTAGCATCATCTACGACTACTGTCTTAATATCAGAACGTAATTTATCAATAATCTTTAACCACTTACCAATAGTAGTATAATCATTAGACACAAGCCAATTTCCAACTGGCTTCTTATTTACAACTTCAGCTTTCTTGTACTTACGTCTAAATCCAGGAATTTGAAGTTGCTTGTTAGTACAACTAATGATAAATGTTGATTTATAATCTAAATAACGCAAAGAAGTGCTTTTTCCGGTACCACTCAAACCTGCTAAACCAATAATCATAAACTATAGTCTAATTTATTTTTCACTTTTTCATCTTCAATATTATCTGTTAAATTATTATTATCTGTAGCTCGGTATTTAGAATAATCATAAATCTCGGAAGGGGGAGGTAATTCTACCCATTTATTCACCATGCCATCAAAGAAACAACAATCAGCTACTTGATTTTCTCCATATCTTGATTTTAACACAAGAATACTTCTGAATCTATAACCCATTTCTTTTACTTGATATCCTCTATAAGAAGAACGTTTATCAACTTGAGGATTATAGACAGCTAGAATCAATTCTGCTGCTTCACTTGGAGTACCAGTTTCCTTGATATCCTCAACCATTGGTTCCATGAAAGCTTCATTTTTCTTTCTATCCATGCTAGCTACACTTCTATTAGACTGCATAATGAAAAGAACAGATAAATCAGTTTTATTTCTAACAACTACAAGTTTATTAGCACATTCATCAATCTCTCCTTTTTTAGTGCGTCCATTAGCAGGTATTAAAAGTCCCGCATGGTCAATTACAGCTAAGACAGTTTGTTCAGGATTATTAGGAGTATAATGACCGTCTTCAAAAGTGCCCTCTTCTTTAAGAACCTGCATAATTTCAGATATTACCTTATCAGAAGTATGGGCACCATCAAATATAATTAATTTTTTATATACTTTTTCTAACCATTCATATCCTAATTTTACATATTCATATATATCATCTGGTAAAGTATAATCTTTACCTATAGAAAGTATCTGTTTAGCAGATATTCTAATATGATAAGTATCATACAAATACGTACTTAATAGTTTAGCTATAATAAAAGATTCTTTCATCTCAAGAGCAAAGAAGATAATCTTAATTTTATTATCTTCTAGGTGCTCTTTTAATGGAATATAAACATATGAATATAGGGCTGCACTTGATTTCAGTTATGTTATCCTATAGGCTTTTTATCCTATAGTTCTACAACTTTTTTATTTGTTGTAGCTCGGCGTACATTTTCACCTTCAGCATTGCCTGTTAAGGGCAGACCACTCTTGGAACTATTGTATTCTAACAGAAATAGTTCAGCTATTAACTAAACTATTTATTAGGTTCAAGTTCTACGCTCTACGATGCTACAGATTCTTTAGTTTCTGTAGTTATCTCGGTGTTAGCATCACAGCCTTCACCGATATTGGTCTGAATTGGTCTATATGATTTCTCATATAGCTGGCGAAAATATATAAATTTCTCATATTTTCTATCTAAATATATAGTACAATTATCATATAAATATTTTATTATATTGTAAGCTTTTAAGCCATCTTTTATAAAAGAACTGGTTATATTATTACTTTCTGGATTTTTATATTGTAAAGTGTAAGACATATTATAGGGAATGTAATTAATTAACTTTACTAAAAATTGTTCAGTCCCTAAAACATTAATGCATATTTTGGTATGTTCTTTATTAGAGTAACTAATACAACCATCACCATCCCAATATCCACGAATAAAGTGTCTTATTAAATCTTTGGATTTAAAGATATTTTCATTAGGAAATTGTAGAGTTAAACTTTTTCTAGGAGTACATCCATATTTATTTAAAGTTTTCCATAAATGTTTATCAGTAATCCACCAACGACATCTTTCACAACGTTTTCCCTTGCAGTTAACATATCCCATTTTTACATTATCATTTTCATGTTTCATAAATTTATTAAACTTATGTAAATGTCCAGCATCAGAACCTTTTAAAGATATTTCAAATGTGTAATGAGCTTTTTTATTTTCTTCTAAAGGACTGCTATCAATATAACCATCAGCAAATATAAACCCTAACCAATAAGCTTTTTCTTCTGTATCTATACAATCAAAAACTGTATTATCAAATTTTAATCTATTCTGATAATTAATTATTTCTATATTTAATTCTTTTAATCTTTTAGATAAAGTACCTATATCTATATGGTATTTTGCACATATTTTAGTTAAACTAGGGTTATTATTTATATTATCTATATACTCCTCCGTAGCTTTTTTAAGTCCTATTATAGAACTTAATTTAGCTCCTCGATACATTTTATAACCTAGTTCCTCTAATCTTTTAGATAATTCCCTAACATCTGATAACTTTAAAATTGCTCTAATCTGAGTAAGAGTTCCTTCCCCATTAAGAAATTTTTTTACTCCTAAATCGATTTTTTCTTCATATGTCATATATTAGTCTATTATTTTTACTAATATATGATAGATGCAATTTTTTAGTATCAAAGGGAATTGTAAGAAATTTTTTAATCACCAATACCTGAACTAGCAAATAACAATGTAAAAGTACTTTTAGTAAGTCCTCCTGTTATTTCTTCTAGTTTAGGTAAGCCTATACTTAATCCATGATTTCTTCCTAATCTACCGTTTTCTACTTCTTTCTTAAAACTCTCTAAACTCACAGAGTTGCAACAGTATTACAGTCCATTCCAGTGTCTCCATTCTTTAAAGCTTCAAGGTCTTCCCATTTTTCATCTACAATAAATGTAGCTAAGCTATAATTAATAATACCATTATCAGTATTAGCTTCCCAATCTAGTAAATCAATAATCTTTTTATGAAGTTCTTCATTCCAATGGATTTTCTTTCCATAAGTTCTATAAGCATCTTCAAGACTATTAAACTTTTTAGAAACACCTAGCATACTAGTTAAGCATCCATTAATATTTCTAAATCTAGGATAATGTTCTCTAAGTTCTTTTCCCATTTCAAAGGAACTCTTAGCTAAACATTTTAGGAAGTTTTTATTAAATGGTATCTCTTCAGGAACTAGTTTCATTCCTGGAATAATTTTATAACTTTTAAGGATAAGACCTTTATCTTGTAAAGATTTAAGTATATCTATAAAACTTCCTACATACTTTTTATCAATAGCCAAATACCTACGAAGATAATCTTCTGAATAATCTTCTATATAAGCATTAATAGCTTTAATAACAAATAATTCAGTAGGAGTAATATTATATTTTTCTAAAATTGTTATTTCTTCATCAATGTTTAAATCAAACATACAGTAATTCGGATAATTAAAAGTCTTCCATACTGTAATTAAGTTAATCTCTTCTCAGAGCGATATTAATACATAGATTCAGAATCTAAAATCAAATTTAGGAACTATCTTTTCACCTGGGGTAAAGTCTTTACCTTGTAATACTTTATCCAATTCTGATTCGTCTATAGTTATAAAAGAATCTCCCTTATGAGAATCATAAAACCACTTGGTCTCTTGAGTCCTATTTAATACTATATTGAATATCTCTGCTGTCTTACCTTTTTCAAAGCGGATTGATCTTCCTCTCCGTTGACAAGCTCTAGTAGTTGAACTATCTAATCCAAATATAATAGCTACAGAAAGACCTTTTACATCAAGTCCTTCATCAGCTTTTTTTACTGTAGATAATAGAGTTACCTTTCCAGAGTTAAAATCTTCAATAGCTGTAGCACTTCTTTTCTTAGAAGTTCTACTAGAATATACAGTAGCATTAGGAATTTTTTCTGCCATTTTAATATTATTAGCAAAAGTTATTATTTTTTTATCCTTTCTAGCTTCTATAATTTTCTTTACTATTTCAATTTTCTTTGGATGATTATTTATGAAAGCTTTTTTCTCATGCATAGTAGACCAAAATCTGATAGCATGATAATTTATATTTTGCAATACTTCAGATTTTTTGTTAGGATCACTACACATAGAATCTCTTAGGAGTAGTTTATTTCGCCAACCCATAGGACCGGCTAATTTATTAACTAACTCCCAAGAGAATCCGAAGAATTCAAAATGAGAAATGAATTCTTTATTTATTTTTTCATATTCTTCTAAATCATCAACATTTACTAAGACTAGATATTCTTTATATGGGCTAACCCAACCATTTGCAAGACAAGTATTAATATCAATAGTATCAATTACTGGGCAGTATTTTGCTAATATTTTATCCCTACCATCAAGACGCTCGAAAGTAGCTGTAAGACCTAAGATAAATTGGTATTTTACTACTTCAAATAATCTTACAAAAGTTTCAGCTGCATATCTATGCGCTTCATCCAGTACTAAAAGATCATATTTAGCAGGATGTTTTATTACAGTGTTTATTATTTGTACATCACAACTTAATCCTAGCCCATTAGAATCTATATGACCACACCATTGTTTTTGTAAAGTTTCTGTTGGCACAATTATTAGTACTCGATATTGTGGAAAGTGTTTTAACACTGTTTTAATACAGTTTAGTCCTATTCTGCTCTTACCAAATCCAGTAGAGGCAACTATTGTCCCTACACAACGATTTTTTATCCATTTTCTACGACACTCTTCTTGTCGCTCATCTCTAGTGATTTTATGAAATAGTTCTCCTTCAATCAGAGAGTTTGTAGCCATTGTAATCAGCTACTGCTTTGATTTGTTTAATACGCTTCTCCCACTCTGAAGCTTGCCATCTAACCTTATTTTCGAGATGCAGTAAAACTTTATCTCTTAAGGTTTCCAATTGTACTTTAGTCAGATCATTATAACGCTTATCATATTTATCCTTACGGAAGGTAAGCATTGCGCTAAACTCTTTTAGAGTTAAGCCTTTTCTATCATCAATTTTTAAAACAAGACCTTTTCTGTCTTCAGGATTCTTAGGGTCTCTCAATTTAATATTTAGAAGTTCAGCAACTTGCTTAATTCTATCTACTAAACGACCATTCTCGTCTTTTTTATTTAATTCTAATAACTCAGAACGTGTAAACCACAATCCAAGCTCAGTAATAAATGTAAGAGTAATGTGTTTACGGACACATTTACCTAAAGCAGATAAACAAGCTTCTCTAACGATATACAATGGTAATGAAGCAAACATGGTAAATGAATCTTCATCACTATTCATAATATCATTAAGAGTCCACTCTTTAAAGAGAGTCTCTGCAATAGCACTAACATTTGTCTCGCCTTCACCACTTTCTGCATTCTCTTTAGCAAACTGTTCTGCCTGAGCAGTAATCTGCTGATTGAGCATATTAAAGAAACTAGTTCTTACAATACCTTGTCTAGTACTACCTTCACCTGGGTACAATAGCCAAATTAAAAACAACTCAGCATTACAGCGAGTTCTTTGATCTTCAATCTGTTCCAACAAAACTCGTCGTCCAGGATTTTCATAGTTGTCACTATAAAGCATTGATTCACAATGTTTATATGCTTTACGTAATTCTTCTTCAGTCATATCTACCATTTTCATGGAAGACTGAATGCGTTCACCATCTACAATTTTTCTGGAACCTTTCCAGAGAAATGTTTCTACATCATTATTCTTAGCTTCAAAAGCTTGATTGAGTTTATCACCTAAAACTGTTGTCATAAATCTTAAAGATTATTTATTGTATTATTATATCATCTACGTTTTTAGGTCTCTGAGGGACAAACTTAATAAACCAGACATTATTATATCTGTATTTCTGTTGTGTGTCTCCATCGTACCATTCATCTATTCCTGCTATTACAGGCTTCACTTCGAGATAACCAATATCCCCATAATTTATAGTAGCAGCGCTCCAATTAGGAGGTTGAGTACACATAAGGTATTTAGTCTTTTCTCTAAGCTTATCCTCATTATCTAACAATTCGAATACATATATCACATAGCCTAAGCTATCATTAAATTTCTCAAGTAATTTACTATAAACAACCATTAATTGATAAATAAATTTCCGCAATAATATGGTAATCCTTTTTCAAGGCGTAAATATTATTTATCAATTTTTAGTAATTTTAGTTATCTAGGATTATAATTTCTGCATCCATACTTAGCAAAATTACATTTAAGCATGTCCATATTTACTAAGCATTTATATCTTTTACAATTCTTACAATCTCTATCTGGAAATTTAAATTTCTTACCGTCAGTATCCTTTATGTAAGTATCTAATGTATTAGAGCACATATTATAGATAATATACTTATACCTCCAAATAAATAATTCAATTTTGATAATTTTTTATTTTGCATATACAATTCATTATTTTTATCAGATTGAATCTTTATTTGATAATTTTTATATGTTAGCGTACTATCCAGCGTATTTACTAAAGATTTGTAGTTATTTATTTGAATTTTTTGTAGACTATCATTTACTAGTAAATATTTATGCTCATTAAAAATAAGATTAGTTATTTTTAATTGATACGGTGTCAATAAGAAGTTTTCTCCCGACTTCTTGAATGTAGTTTGTGAAAAACTGCATGTCGCTATCAGGAGACTGCTTAATAATATTGTCCTTCTCTTTAACATAGATAGTTTTATTATAGTAGATAGCAGTATCACACTTATTGATATCAACTTTAATAGAATTTTTCTTACTATTTAATGAGTCTATTTTTCTTTCTAAGGTATCTGTAGGCATTACAGTAGTAGATTTAAACCCTTTATATAAAAAGATAGTAGCTCCTATAATAGTAATAAAAATTAATATTAAAATTAATCTATCTAAAAGTTTCATTAATCTGCTACTGCCTTATTATATAAAGCTGCTTTTTGAGCTAAAGCTTTAGTTTTTTCTTTAGCTTTTTCATATTTATCTTTAGCTTTAGCATATGCTACACTATACTGCTCAGGATATTGTTTTACGTGATTAACTTCATTATCAAGTATATATTTTACAGTCTCAATATTAAGAAGTCCTGCTCTACCTAATAGTACGTTGGTATTTCTATCACTAATACTTTTACCATAAGCAATTTTCTTACCAAGTTCGTTGTTGTGTTTATCTACCGGATTACAGAAAGATACTCCAAAACTAAGAACTCTAGTAGGATTTTCAAATACAGCACTTTCTCTAAGAACAGCGCATACTACAAAGTAATGATCTTTACCTTCAAAGTCTACAAAACTACCTTCTCTGTAATCTACGAGTTTCTGCTTAGTGTTTGTCATAATTTTTTAAATTTGGAATTATTAATAATATAATCTAGAGGAGCTGATACTAAGTCAATGGATTTTATAATTCTGTATCCAATTTTTTTAGTAACTTGTATCCTCTCTTTAAGAGGTTTACTTGAAGATATAAACTTGCTACCTAGCAATTCCTCTCTATCTTTATAGTGAGCATATGCTGTAAGTTCATAGACGAACATCTTAGAAACTGTAATGTCTCTATGATGTTCGTCTCTCCAAGTAGTTATAGGAATGGACTTAATCATTCCTCCATCAAAGTAGTATTGTTAGGAGTTTCCCCCACAATATCATATAATCTATGAAGTTCTTTTGTATAGGAATCTAAATATTGTTGCATAGTAAAAGCCTTTTCAGAATTAGCTTTAGCTACTCTATATCTAGCAATTGATGCCATAGCTCCAGATAAGGTTAATCCATATCCTGCTAAAGTAAGTTCCTCTCTAGCCTCTCTAGTTTTAGATTTGGCATTAATGGTCTTCATAATATATAAATCCCAATGAGGACAACTTTCATCATTTGTTGAAGATCTTAATTCAAAATCAGACTCTTTAATTATCATAGATTACTTTGATCCAATACCACCAGGTCTTGTTGTTGCATTCTTTACTGTTTGAGGGAGCTTATCCCACCATACCTGCTTCTGACGAAGTCTTTCAAGCTTTGCCTTATACTTCATTTTAACTAGAATTGAAAATTAAAAGAAAATTAATCATCTGTGTAATATTAAAATTATCTAGGTAAAATACCATAATTTAGTCATAGACACATCTAGAATAGCCTACAAACTTCTAAATTTAGAATCATGAACAATTTATCACTCTAGAAATGAAAATGTCTTAGAGAGACTCTGAGACATTACCTTCAAAGTGCTCATCAGCATACTTACGAGCATCTTTGATATCATCGAAATATCTACTTGGTTTTAATCGGTCACTACGTTTTACCGCAATTTTACCACCAGTAGTACGATAAATAGTAATAGTGTCCACTGTTGCTTTTACAATTTCTTTAGCCATAATTAATTATTTTTAAAAATTTTACTTAAAGTTTCTGTTAATTCAGGGTACAGGTAATACAGTGCTAATAACGTATTTATAATTGGACATACTAATATTAATATTGTTATTATATTAGTAGGAACATTAATTTCAGTCCATCTGTCTATAACAGCAAATGCAGATCCAATATAAATAGTTATACCTGCAACAATTATTATTAATATAACTAAATACATTATTCTAATAATTCTAAACTAGCATTACTAGCTAATTCATCCGCTAGATTATTACCAAAACAATCTTGATGTCCCCTAACATGGGTAAATTTAATATTTTTTATTAAAGATTTAACTCTTTCATATTCTTTATCTAAAATATTCCAGAGCTCTACATTCTTTTTTTTCTTCCATCCTTTAGTAAGACATCCTAATACATATTGACTGTCACTTATAAATTCTACTTCATCTATTGGAGTTTTAATGGACTTAAAAGCACATAGCATAGCAATTAATTCCATTTTATTATTAGTAGTATGTTTAAAGCCTTTAGAGTATTTTTTAAATACTTTATCATCCTTCATCCATACTATTCCAATACCTCCCTGATCAATAGAAGATTTATAAGCACCATCAGTATAAATCTGTAACATAGTTATAAAGATATGTAATCTGCATATTCAAATACTATTCCGTTCTTTTCAGGATCAAAATACGTTGTAGACATACAAAAAGTATCAAAACTATGAGCTTTTCTATAACCATTTAATAAATCTCTGACGTATTCTTCAGTATCACTTATTGTGGAAATATAACAGTGTCCCTCACCTTTAATAACAATTCGTATATCTGAAGCATCATCTAAATCTCCAGTACTAGAACTAATTTCCCAAGTTCTATTATCTGTAAATAATGCTTCTAACTCTAAATTAATGTCATGAATTAAGTCAGGGTCTAATTCATTTTTATTTATAATGATCATTTTTATTCCAAAGTATTAAATAACAACGTTCTCCTTCTAAATTTGAATACCACAATATACATTGGTTATCTGTAATATCTAATCTTGGATCAATTATAATTATTACCAAAATAATAGTTATAATAAGTCCCAAAATATACATTAGATAACCTTAAACATTGTAACATTCTCAGGAAGATTGTCCCAGTCTTTATAAGAATTAGTAAACCATACGTGATTAAAATTTTCTGACAGATTCTTTATACCCTTAGGATTTACCATATGAGTAACTGCAATATTTAAACGCTCTTTAGAAATACCTAAAGCATTAAATGCTTTAGCAATACCACAGAAGGTTCCACCACCATCACATAAATCATCAAGAATTAACAGAGGTTTATCCTGTATATTTTCAGGATTATCTATTTTAATCTCTAAGATTCTTCCAGTAGTTAAATCTCGAACTTTACTACAAGTAATTGCTTTACGATTATATCTGAATTCATTTCTCTTTTCAGCTCCAGCATCTGGGAAAACTAATTGAAATTCTTTCCAAGTATTATTAGATGGATTCTTTTCAGCGTAAAGAGGCATGAATTTAACTCCGAATCTAGGATCATAATAAACATCAGAATGAGGTTCTAAAATTTCAATAGTCTCTGCATTACAATTTTTTAATACATTTAAGACTATTTTTAAAGTGAATGGTCTATTGAAAACCATTACTCGATCCATTCTCATACTCATTAAGTAATAGATATTTATTTTATATAGAACTTCATGTCTATCAAGGATATCTAAAACTTGCATAAGTATAAATAAGTCTTCAGCATTAGTAACTCTACATTTAACTAATACTTGCTCCTTATGGCTGAATTCTTCTAATGAAATTTGAACTTCCCCATCAGGGAATCTAGAGATAGAATATTTAATATCACTATCTTCTAAATGTACTAAATTTAATTGTTGCATAATTTATAAATATAAAGAGTTATTGTTAAATCATTAGCAAAAAGTTCTTGGAGCATAGGATAAACTACTCCGTCCCAATCTCCTCCTGCTAATCCACATCCTAATTTATAAGGAATGCCTATCTCTGTAATCTCGTTATCTTTACAAAAGTCTTTTAAATCTAATAAAGCTTTTTTAAGAGCATCATAATCAGTATGCCTATTTTCATAGGGAGCTATTGATTCAGTAAAAGAATATTCTCCAAATAAATTAGCTACGAGATTAATAGGTTCATCTCCTGTTATACATACTTGACATTTCCCTAATAATTCTTTAGAATATTTAAAATATTTACAATAATTGGCATATCGTGTATATACGCTATTCCATTTATTTTTAATAGCCTTAGCTATACCTGCCCCCATTACTCCTAAACAATTAGTTTGATGGGCTATAAGAGGTAAATTTGACTGGAGTAAATCTCCATTAACAACTTCTATCATACTAATGTTGAATTTACACGTTCACGAATTTCAGAAAGAGAATATTCTCTTACTAATTCTCCATCTACAAAGACTGTTTTAAGACAACCTTGTAGTTCTGCATCCTTGGTCTGCTGGTCATAAGCGACATACTTACCATCCTCTTTTTCAACTCTTATAAGACCTTTAAGAGAGTTCTTTGTTCCATCATCAGTCTTTGGGTGCTTATAGATTTCTATAAGTTTACCATTAATGGTGCATGCGGTCGCTTTAACTGCGAAACCCAAAGAATCTCTACTCTTAAACTGATAAGTATAAGATCCAATACCAAGAACAAGATTACAAGCTGCCATATGAGCGTTTTCCAATCTAGCATAGATATCACGCTGACGCTCCAGAGTAATAGAATCTCCATAAAGCAATCCAACCTTGGTACTTGGATAACGATAGTCATTTACAGTAGTATTCCATCCAAAGATTTTTCCTAGCATATAATATGCTCCATAGTACTGACCTTCAGATACTTCTACATAATGATTTTCATCATCGTCCATAAATGGATTGAAATCACAGTAATACTTACCTTCTTTCATAGCAGTATGATAGTGAGGATTTGTACGAAGACCACAAATAATGTCTACTGGATCACCACTATCAGGACGAATTACTACTCGACCATCACGCTTCATAATGTCTTTTTTCAGACGAGGGAGAATACGTTCTACCACTCTCCAAAAATCATAAGTATCACTAACTATAGATACAATTCCAATAGGATATAATTCATTTATCAATCTTTTAATTGACAATAATTCTCCAATAAGTTTTTTGTCCTCTTCAGACGCTTTTTGAATTTTCATATTTATACGCTTTTTTCAAATTATCAATAGCCCATAAAGGCTGTAAATTTTTATAACAGAAACACTCTTTTTGCTATATAGGATCAGATAAATCAAAAGAGGAACATGGTCTTATATGATCTAAATGCCATTCACCATAATTATCCCAGGACATTCCTTCAGTAAATTTGTTTGCAATATATTCTTTTAAAAATTCTATAGAACATCCGATTAATTCCATAGTATGTGCAGATTTAGATTCTCCTTTTAGAGCATGTGCCACTCTACGTCTGAGGTTATTACGAATTTTAAACTTTAAAGAATTTCTTTCCCATATTCTTTTTTGCTCCCGTAATTTATCTTTATTTTCTTGCCTATAAATTTTGTCATAAGCAGCTTTTTCTTCTTTATGAGCATCTGCATAAATTTTCTTTTGTGCTAATATATGCTCTTTATTTTCTTCATAATATTTATGTCTAGCTACTTTAACTTTATCTTTATTAGCCTCTCTATATGCTTTATTTTTAGCATTTCTACATCCTTTACAATGAGTATCTAACCCATCTTTATTTCTTTTACACTTAGGAAATTCTGAAATAGGTTTTCCTAACCACAATTAGAACAAATTTTTGTTTCCATTTTTATCAATATATCCAATTAATTTACCAAAATCATCTAAGATTATTTCTTCTACATTATCTTCAAAATCACTAATAGTAGAGCAAGCCACTGAATGTTCTGAAGCCGGAACAGTTGCAGCTACAAGTTCTTCAGTAACATTTGCATTGTAATAATGCTCTACTGCTTCAATAGCAGGAATTGTTTCACTACCACAGAATGAAGTCATATGAGCCATACCAGAGATAATAGCAGCATCAAGTCCTGCCATACCTCTCATTGAGAAATCGTGACAAGAGAAACCTAGATTTACTTCCTCTGGGAATCCAATCTTTCTAGCATGTTCCATAAGTCTCTTTTTATAGAGACGAGCACTTGTTGCAGAAGTACAAGGAAGCCATAGAGTACAACTAATTAAAGTTTCCAAGTAATTAGTCAACCAAAAGAAGTCCGGAAGAGTGTTCTTAATAGTCATCATAGGTACTCTTATAGGACAGATAGAACCTTCAGGAAGAGCTTTAATTTCAATAGGAAGATACCCCAAATCATAAAGTTCTTCAATATGTTTTGTTCCAACCTGATTAAGGTCTACAAAGTTGCCTACACGATAAGCAAATTGCTTAATAGCTTCTTCCTTAGGAAGAGCAAACCATTTGTTAAATTCCTCTATCAAATACTTCTTTACAAAGTACTGAATACCAAATACTACAGAACCTTCTGTAGCTTCTGGGAAGTAACGATTACTTCTAGGAGTCCAGTTACTATAGACCATTTGTGTACCCTCTGGGTACATACGATGATGACCAAGCTTGTAGCCATCAGTTGCATTAATAATTTCCATTAATTGATTCTTTTAATGTTAAACCTATACTATATTTATAAAACACTTCAGTTATATAACTCTTAGTTTTTTGTGGATTTTCATATGAGGCTGTTGTTTAAGCCACCATGTATATTCTCTTCTAGGGTCAGCTCCATATGTTTTAGCTGCTGCTAAATAATCACATATAAGTTCTAGAACATATTTTTTAGGCATTTTAGCAGGAATTCCTCCATTATCTAAGGAATGTATCCAATATTCATAATGGTGAGGATTCCTTCCTCTATGATGAAGGAATGTTTGACTATATCCTAATATTCTGCACTCATTCGCTAAAGAGCTCATTTTATCATCCCAATACTTAATAGCTCTTGAAAATTCTATAAAACTAAATTTAGATAAATCATGAGTAATACCTTGCCAATATAATCCTATTTGAAAGCAATATTTAGCAACATAATACTTATGAGTTAAGATTCGCTTTATTAATTTCAACCAAACTAAATTCATAATGCTGATAATTTATTTATATAAATATCTGAATATTTCTTTCCAAGTTTTTGCATTATACTATAGAAACTTCTTCTAAAACTGCTATCTTTCATACACAATATCTTTATATTAGAAATTAAATCTTCTGGTATATGTGCTTCAGAATATTCTTTAGACACTGTTTCAGAAGATTTAATTAATTCTACTAATAAAGATACTTGATTAGCTTTTTGATAATTCATAAGTGAGAATCCCTAATTGCTGTATAATATCCTAGAATAAAAAAGTCTTTACACTTTCCTAACTCTCTATTAAACATTAATAGATATATAGGAGACTCTGCAATTAATGTTTTCCAAGCTTTATTTACTTTTATTTCAAGAGTATCTGAATTCATAATCCTTCTTTTTCTAAGGAATTCCAATAGTCTGCTTCTAGATCATTCCAATAATCATCTAGATCACTTATAATATCTGTTAGATCTTCCATCAGGTATACAATATAAAATTAGCAATATAATACAGAGTATAATTATAAGTCCTATTCCTATTAAGAATGGGCTAAAAACAACTAACCATGAAATATTTGAATGTAGAATAACTTTAGCAACTAATAAAATAATAAAAGTTACTGGAATAACCCATCCTCCACATCCTAAATTCACATTTACTTTATCACTTGACAACATTTAATAAAGACTTTATATAATCAATAGATTCCTTCACAGATAAGCAGCCTCCACTCTTTAACATAATGTAAGAGCTTTCACCAACTTCTTCTACTAAGGAAATATCATCTACGGCTATTAAATATCTTCTATTAATATTGTCATTGTCTAATGTTAAATCAATAAACACATTTAATCATATTAATAATTTTCTATAATAATCATCTACGTTATGATAAGTAAGATAATATAATCTATAAATATTTAATTCTAGTACAGATCGTTTCTACAGCATTATTAAACTCTTGCTTATTACTATCTAAAATAGTTTCTCTTAAAAACCCTAAATATGAAGTACTACGACTAGTAATAGATGGTAATTTAAGATTTATTACAATACATTTATTACCATCTATTCTAATTCGTAATGCTCCACACTTTTTATACTTAACCATTTAAATTAATAAATATTAGTAATGCTAATACAAAAATAGGGACTAATAAGATAAACTTACTAGTCCCTTTCTCCTTGCCATCAAAGGCTTCTACAATTTCTTTTAATGTCGTCTGTTCATCATATAATTAAAAAATTTATTTTTTGGAAGAGTTCTTAATAATTTTAAAGTATCACTTGCGTAGAAATATTCATCAGTATAATAGTGACTTCCTTCAGGAATTATAAATAAACCTATAGTATCAATAGATTCATCAATATCAAAACTATTATGTGTATCTCCACGACATTCATATCTTCCAGCATAAGGACTTACTATCTTTATATTATATCCAAAAGAATGTAGTCCTATATCTACAGATACACTATTTTTATTTCTGTCTAAGTATGATGTATAAGTTTCTCCTATATTATATCTATAATTAAATATTGGTGAATAATAACCTAATCTACCATAATTTATTAGAGCTTTCCATACATATATGTTAGAAGTAGCTACACATTCTTCTTTATATCGCAAATATAAACACATTATTTAAGAATTTTAACTTTTACATGTTTGATACTGATTCGTTTAGAATTTTTGGGGTGTATTAATATATCAATACGATGTTTATGTCTTTTATTCATAACATCCCTAACTTCATATATCCCAAATCCTTCTATAAATACTTTTTTAGGTTTATTCTTTGGAAATAAATAAAGTAAATCACGAGATATAGCACACCACTTAATTTTATTATGTTTTAAATGGTGTAAATTTATTTTAGAACCATCAGCTGTAACTAATGGTTTACTGTCACATTGACTCTTTACTGGCTGATAACAAGTAAGAGTTACATGAGTTATTGTTTGAGCAATACTTTTAGTGCATAAGAAACATAATAATATTAATATAAATTTAAATCTTCTCATTATAAATAATCTTTATTAGTTATGGTATATATTACCACTCATAGTACTAACATTTCCACCAACATTACCACAAGTAACATCGCCACTCATTGTTAATACTCCACCTTTAACGTCTTTACAGGATACATCACCACTAGCCGTATTAATAGTTGTAACATCTCCTGTAACTGAAACATTACCACTACCAGTACGTACACTAGCTACATTACCTTCTATTTTTACTTCTATAGATGGACTTTCAAGACCTTCTCTTAAATTTCCATTTACATAAATTTTACCATTATTAATACTAATGGTTTGTGCTCCTTCTATTTTAACATTGTTAATCCAAGTAGCACCATTAATACCATTTAATGTTGTTTTAATTGTGTTAATTATTCCCATAATATATAAAATTTTTAAAATGTATACAAACAAAAAAAGTCGAGCTTATTGCCCGACTCAACATCAGTAAGTACCCCTTTGGTACTTACAAATTAAATAATAAGATTAAATAATTGGAGGCATGTATAATCTACAATACTGATTAGCATACCAAGTCCAACCCTTCTTAAATGCTTTTAAAGTTCTTTTTAAAATTTTCATCATAATAAATCAAATTTAAAGTTTAACTTATAAAATATCTAGGAGGAGAGTTTAAAAATTTAAGAATCCCAGGTAAATCACCCCTGTTAGAGACATGGTCTCTATTTTTATTATTTAGGATTCTATAGGAATGCAAAAAACCATCGAATCATTCCAGTTCGTAGGTTCTACGACACCTAATAGGCGAGTATGCATCGTTGAGAGGCACCCTATAAGTTACGTTGCTCCTGTAACTAGTATTCTAGAGCTTTATCATAGTGTGAGATGTGGGAATCAAACCCACGCAAGCCTTCACATTGGAAGTGTGATGTGCGCCTTCAACTACACTAATCTCACATTGTTTAATAGTGGAGCGTAGGAGATTCGAACTCCTAAGAATGTCTGCGTGCAAAGCAGGTGCTGACCATTTGAGCCGACGCCCCAAATTGGAGATTACTCTCCAGTTAATTGTTTTATTTTAAGTTTAGCTTGTGTTAATTTATAGATTAAATCAGATATAGTATTTTTATTATCTTTAAGCTGTTTTTTGAGACCTTTAATAGCTAATTTCATGCAATTAAAGTTCTTTAAATTATTTGCTATAGATTCTAATTCTTTAAAAGACTTAGTATCATCAAACAAAGATATATTAACTTTAGCTTGTAATTCTTTAATTTTAAGTTTTTGATTTTCAATCTTATTTTCTAAAGATTGAATCTTATTATTTAAAGATTCTATACCAAGTCCATTTTCTAATTCATCTATATAGGATTCTAATTCTCCGATTTTTTGTTCTAGTCCCGCATAATGCTTTTTTCTTTCAGCATCATACTCTTTAAACCTATTTATTTTGCTTTTTAAAACAGCTATAATAAAATCCTTTTTATCATAAAAGTTTGCGTCAGATTGATAATTAAAAGTTTTTTTCATATTATTTATTTTTTTTAATTAGTTGTGGGTATTGGACTCGAACCAATAACCGTTTGCTTATGAGACAAACAAGCTACCACTGCTACAACCCACGATATTAAAGAGCTTCAAGTAGGATTTGAACCTACGACCCGCACTTTACAAGAGTGCTGCACTACCACTGTGCTATTGAAGCTTAAATAAAGGCGAATATGGCATTAGACGGGCGAACTATCGTGACCATATTCTAATAATACATTGAGCTATCAGGCATACTCGTGGATCGCCACCGCTACCTCTAACAACCGCCTAGTTAAATGCTAGGTCCTCTCCATTATTTGCGGAATATAAGGGACTCGAACCCTTAGTTTTACTAGAGTGACAGTCTAGTTCCCTTACCAACAGGGCTTAATACTCCAGGCGCCTCTTGTGTACACGTTTCTTTTCGAGAAGGTAGCTAACCTTAGAAATAAAAGGCATGTATTATTGCGCCTAGACTAGGATTCGAACCTAGGAACCTTTCGGGGCAAGTTAACAGCTTGCTGCCGTTGACCACTTGGCTATCTAGACGAAAGTCCTGATTAATCAGGACATACAGTTGAATCAATAGCAGTAGTATCAACTACTGTAGTATCAACATTAATAGAATCATTTGAAGTTGAATTTACTGAATTATTTGAACCAGTAGAACAACTCAAGAGTGTAAATAACACACTAAATACAAGTAATTTCTTCATTTTTTATTCTTTTTTATCGTATTGACTATTATAAATCTAAATTTTATTATTCAAAATATAATTTTAATAAAATTTAAAAATGAACCGAGAACTTCCCAATTCTCGGTTCTGTGTACTAAGGTAAGTACGACCCTTCCAATTTCATGTTGAAATCTTCAAAAAAGTCAGTATATTTATAGATATATACATCTGGGAATCAGGTTAATCGTGAAATTCGTAACTATAACAGTCCTAACCCGTTTGTGATATAAATATAATTTAACTATAAAAATTATAAAAGTTAATTTTTGTTTACTTTATTATTTTTAATTAAATTATTTATTTCTGTCTCTGTGAGTTCTATCTTGTAATCCCCATAACTTAAAGAATAATTAAAATCAAATAAATAGACAAATTTATTATCTATATATTGAGCACATTGTGGAATTACACTAATATTAATAACTGTAAATTTAATATTGTCTAAGACAATACTTTCATACAATTTAAATTTGCTAGTCATAATAAACCAAAAGAGGGAACTCTAAATAGAGTCCCCTCAAAAGATTGAGTTTCCTTTTAATTATCACGACTATAATTCACGTTTCGCAACGTTCAATAAGTATTCCTTATTACTGATGCTATTATAGTTGTGAATTTTTTTTCTAAAAATAAAATCTTAAAAATTTTAATTCTGAATCATAGCACGAAGCTCTTCAATAGATTTATTCTCAAGAGCTTCGTCCTCTTTCTTTGCGATAAGCTCAGCAATACGTTTGTTACGAGCATCAATCTGTGCTCTATTAATATTGTCTTTACGAGCCTTTAATTTAATATTAATTACATCTTTTACGATGCTGAAACGAAGTTCATCATCATTTTCTTCAGCTGGGAGCTCTTCAATGAAAGACTTCTTAGGAGCCTCACTAATTTTCTTATCCAGCATAATAGCTAAAGTGTTAAGATTCTGCAGAGATAAGTCGAACAAATCTTCTGTAGTAATCATACCCTTGTTTGTCTTAAAACGTAATTTCTTTTGTAATGCTTCTTTGTACATTGTTGTTAATTATTAAATGTTTACTTTATAAATTTTACCTGAATCTACTCTAACCATAAGTGAATTACGAGAAGTAGCTATAAATCCTAAACCACTCATCTGATTATCATCATAAGGAGTCAAAGCTTTAGATGCTAATACTTCAAATACTCTCTTATGATTCTTAGTGAGTTCGTCTTTAAGATACTCATTAAAATATCCACGAACAGCATCTGGATTCTTACAATCCTTCAACATAAAGAAATAGTGCTTAGCACCTATTTTATTATTTCCCCAATAATTTGGAGATAAGCATATAGCAGATACTTCAACGAAGTTCTGAGTCTTTACTCCCCAAATTTCTTTAGATGCTGTAGTACTACTCAAATGTTCCTTAGTAAAGATAACTTCATGTCCATTAGAAGTAAAGTCTAATACTAAAACATCGCTTTTATGAGGGACGTCTTTATCATACACATAAGTATGAATAACTCCATTGAGCTCTACTTCTACTTCAAATCCTAAATCAATATTTTCAACTTTAGCAAAGTTGTTAACAAATACTTTATAAGTACCTGCTTTAGGAATTCCTGAGAAAATGATATTTTCTACAGCATTGCGAGAGAATTTCTTAGGATTATTACGTTCTTCAAAAGCACTACCTCCACAGGCATTCATATCTACATCAAGAAGGTCTGCTTTATTATCATAATAAATGTGTCCATAAGGACTATCCATATGTAAATCTAAATCATCGTAATTATACCAATGAAGAGAGATTCTCATATAGCCATCTACCTTACCTCCTACTTCTTTAACACGTTGTTTAATAGCATCAGAGATATTACCATTATATGCCCAAGCAAACCCATTATTCCATTTAAACATAGAAGGAGCTTCTTTATTAACTGGGGCAGTAAGAGTTACTAATTATTATTTAACTTATTGTCAAAGAATAATTCAAGCTTACTAGCCTTAGAAACAATATTATTAAGGAACTCTTCCATAGTTGTTGGAATCGCAGTCTTCTCAAAGTCTGTAGCAGTTTTGCTAGTATTAGAAGTTTCATTCATAAGAGAATCAAATCCTCCTAACATTCTCTTACGAGTTTCTCTATTTACAAAGATAACATCTTCAATAGATATATCTTCTACTTTAGCATGACGACGCTCTAAAGAATCTTCATAGCCAAGTTCTACTACAGTTTTATAAGCATTTTCTACCTGAGTTTTAGTGATAATACCCTTAGGTCTCTTATAATTATAAGGAGCAACCATAGCTTCAAACTTCTTAACTGAACTTTCAACATTGTTAGTATCAGTTATGTCTTTAAGAAGCTGACCTATAGCACTATTAAGTATATGTGTTACAGCATCAGGAAGTACACAAGAAGATATCCAAGCATAATTATCTAACTCAAAACCTTCCAAGTGTTTATTCTCTATTGTATCAAGAGCAGTCTTTAAAGCACTCACTTGACGTAGATAAGTGTCACCTCTATAGAGGTTATCATCTGCAATTAAGTCTAATACTGTTTGTACAGAATTATAGTTAATTTCAGATAAAGTTCTTACCCATACATCATGTGAAGATTTAGCACCTGCACGGAATGTTGGAGTCTGAGACTTATCCATAATTAAATTACTTGTAGGAGTAGCATAAAAATGGTTCCAAGTAATTATTTCTTTAGAAGGTAGTATCTGCTGATTACACTTACAACCCATTGTAGTCTCTTCCGTAACAAATGCATTTCTAATTTTAGTATTTTTAAGCACTTGTAACATATTGTCTACAACTTTAGCAAACATTCCTTCAGCGTGAACATCCTCCCAGTAAGAATGTATTTTATAATTCTCATCTACAGAGACTAATGCTCCATAGCGAGTAATGAAATGTTTACAATTTATACAGTTAAATTCTTGACGTACGGCTCCTTCAGGGAAAGATTCCATATAAGCCATCCATAAAACTCTTTTTGAGTGTCAAGAATAAAGAGATGTTTGTTCTCTTTAATCATCTTATTGCATGCTTCTGTAACAAGATTTCTAAAATCTAAGTATTCCATAAAATTTTTAAAAGTTAGAAAAGAGGGAAAGATTATTCCCTCCCTCTGTGATACTTAATGTTTATACATTTACATTGGTGTTTTCTACATCGCCATTAACGTTAACATTCTTGTTAACCTTAGCATCAATGGTGTTAGCCTTCATAATGTCTGCCATATCTACACCTGTGGCATCTTTTACAATGTCACGAGTCTGCTTAATAATAGCAGGCACATTACCAGAAATACCAGAAGCCTCAGAACCATTAGTTCCATAAACTGTCATATTGCCAATCTTACTCATAGGCTCAGCAATATACTTAGCCATATCAGGAAGAACTTTCTCATTAAGTTTAGAAAGCATGTCAATTACAGCAATAGAGCCATATTTACTGTATGCTTCAGCCTTCTTCTGCATAGCTTCAGCTTCTGCAAGACCCTTAGCCTTCACACCTTCAGCTTCTGCCAAAAGTTTAGCTTTAGTACCTTCAGCTTCCGCAGTTAAGGTCTGCTGAGTAGCATATGCTTCAGCTTCACCCTTAGCACGAATACCTGCTGCCTCCTGCTCCTGAGAATAACGATTAGCTTCAGCCTTAGCTTTTACAGCCTTAGCAGTTTGCTCTGCTTTATAAGCTTCAGCCTCAGCCTCACGCTTCTGCTTCTCCAAAGCAGCCTGAGCATCAATTTCTGTCTGATACTTGTCAGCATCAGCCTTAGCATTTACATCTGCAAGATACTCATTCTGCTTAATCTTAATCTTCTCCTCAGACAAGGTCTGTTCTTTACGAGTCTTCTCAATATCAGCATCTACAGTCTTGATATTAATAGTTTTCTGCTGCTCCTGCTGCTGAATTTCATATGCGGCATCAGATTCAGCCTTCTTAATATCAGACAATCTCTTCAGTTCAGCTCTCTTAATAGCTAATTCATTATTACGTTCAGCAATAATGGTGTCAGCCTTTACTCGTGCTTCATTAGCCTCATTGTCAGCCTCAGCCTGAGCCTTAGCTACATCTCTATCAGCATTAGCACGGGTAATCTTAGCATTCTTCTGAATAGCTGCTGTATTATCAGCTCCCAAATCACGGATCAAGCCTTTCTCATCAGTAATATTCTGAATATTGCAAGACAAAATCTCAAGACCTAACTTAGCCATATCAGGAGCTGCCTTCTTCTGAATTTCATCAGAGAATGCATCTCTATCAGTGTTAATCTTAATCAAGTCAAGAGAACCTACTACTTCACGCATATTACCCTCCAAAGAATCTTTCACCTGAGCAGCAATCTGCACAGAATTCATATTCAAGAAGTTCTTAGCTGCAAGTCTAGTGCCTTCTGTATCAGGTTTTACCCTAACTTTACATACGGCATCTACCATTACATCCAAGAAATCATGAGTAGGAACTGGTTGTGAAGTCTTAACATCAACTGTTACTTGACCAAGATATACTTTATCTAATCGTTCAAGTACAGGAATTTTTACTCCACCACCACCGATAAGTACTCGTGGCTCCTTACGAAAACCTGAAAGAATGTACGCCATCGAAGGAGGAGCTTTAACATACATTGTAGCAATAATAACAAGCAGTACAATAATAACGACTGCGATAACACCAATAAGAACTAAATGTTCCATAAATTTGTAAATGTTTAAATAATAAAAATTAAATATCTAAGAACTAACTGATGTTAATTCCAAGGGGGCATTTATTTTTTATAATTCGTAATTTACAAGACCTGTAGCTTCACTTGTAGAATAGCAACTATTAATTATATATATGCTAATATCCCCATAATCAGTCATAGTTACTACATATTTTTCTTTAATACTTACCATCAATATACGATCACCCTCAAAATAATCTCCAGGTTCCAGATATTTTAACTCTTTATTCTCAGTAGTAGAACCGTAATCCTCTCTGAACTTAGCAGACCATTCGTTATAGAATTTTCTTTCTTCACGAGTATATTTCTCACAATCTTTCTTTTTAATTTCTTTAAACTTATAAAAAGCTTTTAATATACTCTTTATATTTTCAGGAGTAAATTTCAAGTCACAATGACTGATTCGCACTTCTCTATACAAATAAGTAAACCTAGAGAACTCAATATTAAAGGTTTCTTTAATATCAGGAAGAGCTTCCACTCCATGAATATTAATTTCAGTTGCTATAGCTTTAATTAAGTCTATAGTAATAATATTCATAGAATGAGTTAACTCTATAACCTTCTCTATAGCAGTTTTATCTTCCAAGATATCATTAAGAATCTCTCTAGTAACTTCCTCGGAAAGATTACTGAAAGACTTTTTATATCTTATTCTAGAAGGTCTACCAAGAAGATTTGGGTCTACCTTTAACTCATTAGTAGTAAGTAAAAATACCTTACGATAGATAGAGTTATAAGTACCATCCATAAAAGAAAGAACATCAGAAGAATCTTTAAATTCTTTCTCATATTCATCAAAGAAGAAGATGCAATCAAAATTGATAGTTGTAGATAAATATTTTATTAATTCATCATTAGAATCACCCATTGATTGTACTAAAATCACAGGAAGCTGTAAATGATTACAAAGTTCCTTTGCAGTAACTGTTTTCAGTATTGTTATCATATAGCTTTTTATCTATATTTCTATAACTTCTTGTTTGTTATAGCTCAGCGTACCTTTTTCTCCATTCAAATGATTGGGAGAGCGGGCGCTCTTGGAAGTATTATATTCTCTTATAAGAGTTTCAACTTCTACGCGTTACAGTGATGAAGATTTGTTACTATCTTCATTTACCACGGGATTAGCATCACAGCCTTCCCCGTTTTCACCCGCTAATAATTCTAAACATTCCTGTTTAGAACGGCAAGTTTTAAAAATTTTATATCCAAATAAATATAAAATTTTTAAAAATTTAAGCTTACTGAAATTGCTTAAATTTTACCAGTTCCTTTGATTCCGTCTAACAGAACACCTAAATTACCTGTAGTGTTCTCATATGTCTTTAAGACATAATCAATAAATTTTTGGTTTAGACCATACAGTTTGTAATCAAATGTAAAAGACTCAGCGATTTTACTTAAGTAAAATCCAGTCATTGAGACTTTTACTTCATAAATACCTTTCGGTAATCCTTCAGGATGAGATACTGTTGTCGCACTACCCTGACTAAAAACGTTGCCATCTTGCAACCAAATTTGTTTACCCATTTTGATAAATGTTTAATAATTACTTTAATAAATTTATAAGAATATCTATGTTATATAACATATTATCAATTATTTTAATAGAGTTATTAATATGTTCTTCCATAATTAACAGTTAAAATTAAACAAAAATCCCTGAACTATAATAATAGCCCAGGGATTAAAAACAAATAATAAAAAACAGTTCTATGAACTAGTGGAGCATTGGAGAGTCGAACTCCAGTCACTCCGATTTGCATCAAAACGTTCTTACAGCATAGGTTTTAAAGACTATCCTTGTCTGTTAGGGTTGACAAGATTAATATTGTCAACTTCCACCACTCTGTTCCTAAAGTATACAGAGAACTAATAAAGAAATGGAAAATAGTGCACCTTTCTGTTCCTAAGCAAGTGCTGCTCGACTTATTAGGCAGCAGCCTGATAAGCAGGAGTCATATTGATAACTCTAGCGATTATTGTTTTGTTGTCTCTCCAACTGTCTTGCTGTGTTTCTTATCTCCTCGAAGTTCAAAACCACGAATGCCCCATACTTAAAAGAGTCCTAAATTAGAACTCTTTAATATCTTCTGATTCTTCGGCTATATGGAAAACCCATATCATACCAATCATCTGGATCTATTTTATCTTCATTACCCATAATTTAAAACTTAATTAATGTTAAAAACTAAATTGAATATCTCTATTAACATCTAATAATCCTCCTTGCCAATTAGATTGAATATCCATACTAAACCATGTACCATATTTAGTTCTTGCAAACCAAATAAGATGATCGTCGTACTCAGGAATATAACAACCTATAAAATAGTCAGTATCTCCATTCCATATCCAACTACAGTTAAGAGCACTATTTACTAAATGTATCTTTAGATGTATATCAGCCTTATTAAAAGGAATTACTTTCTTTATATAAGCTTTATATAATCTACCTGGTGAACATTTACCGTCGTCAAAGAAATTATAAATCTGTTTCTTTTTTGGAATCATTTATTATACACTGTCTTAATATATTTTCATTAAATATGTTATCATTTGCTCTTGCGAGTTTATCTAGTAATTCCAGATTAAATTCTTCTTTTTGAAACTTGAATTGAATCCAGTTAGGTTCAAATTCTCTATAATCTAGATGAGACAGAGGTTCATCTGTGTTAAGTACATATTTAACTAATCTAGTTAAACGTTCTCCAGCTAATTTAGATACTACAAAACCAGATAAATCATAACCTACACCTCTACTTCTCCAATATTCACCTACTTCAGGTTTAGAATCCGGAGCAACATAGAACATTTTATAATAATCTGAAGACTCTAAAGTTACATAAGTACCTAACTGACTACTACAACATATACCTAAACCAATATTAGAATACAAATTATTATCACGCTCTAATGTAAGAAATACTGGAACTTTATAAGGGTCTAAATTATTAATCTCACAATGATGCAATGCAGTATGTGCATACTCAAGTAATTTAGACACTGATATAGTACTCAGTTTAGTATCTTCTTCACTTTTGTTCTCTTTAATGGCAGCATTAGAACATCTAGTGTGCCAATTTTTCCATTTATCTCCTTCTAAATACATAGCAATTAACTTATATAATACAATAAAAAAGTCATAGAAACAATTAATATTCCTATCATAATAAAGAATAGAATTACAAATTGAATATCTGCATTCATATTATAAATACTTAATCACCTCCAGGCAGGCTATCTAAATACTGAGGAATAGTTACTTCTGTATTATTCTTCTCTTTTTCAAGTTGCTGAATAGCATTTGACTGTCTATCTACAATTATTTGCAATTCCAGAATTTTTGCTTTCTGATAATAGTAGCTAGGAACTGACCAAGCTAAAACAATTATAAAACAAATTGTTGGTAATATCCAAAGTTTATTCATATTTTTTTATTTTTTTTTATTTTTAACCCCAAATTACATAAACTCCATGTTCACCCTTATAACGAAGACTAATCTCAAATCCTAACTCTTTAAGGTAATTATAATATTTGTCAACATTAGTTGTCGGAAGTATAGAACCAATCCAAGCTGCATAATTACCTTTACTAGCTTCTTTAATTATAGCAAAGTTTATTTGATCTAATATATGCGGGTCTAATACAGCAGACCTAGATATAGTCTTTGCTTCTGTTGCTTTAATCATAACTTTTTAATTTTTAAACTAGCATCTTTAAACCATATATTAAGTCTATCTATGGCACTTTCCCACTCAGATTGAGAGCAGATTTTATAATATTTTAAAAAGTTAGTATTATCTGCATTAAATTGGTATATACCTATACATTTACCACCAATAATTTAAACTCGGCAATAGAGTGATAAAAATCACCACTACTCTTTCTCCA